TGGATTAACTATCCTATTCTTTAATGCAAATATGTATTTCTTAGGCAATGGAGCATTGTAACAACAACTCGCATGGCATTTAGATATATCACACTTTATCATAGGAAGTAGTAATCTCCACGTTCAAACGCCCAAACAACATGCTGTAGTTCCCAGTTCTCATGCCATCTTGTACCACTCTTATCACATATAACCTTCAGAGTATCACCTTCTATTGATTGTGGTTCAACTCTTCCAGTAAAAGCACCATTTCTACCAGAGAAAGGTTTGCCTTCTTCTAATTGCTTCAGTATATCCATTTCATTATTAGCTTTAAAAGTTGGCGGAGCTAGCTCACTTCACAGTGGACTAACCCCTTGATATTTGTCTTCAAAAACCTTCTTTAGTTGTTTCCTCCCTTGCGGAGTTTAGATGCTATGATAGCTGCTCCAAGAAGAGGTTTGAGTTCTCTAGGTATATTCTCAAGGATTCCCTCAAGAGGGTCTTCATCATTCTCTTCTTTACAGTTATGTAATGCTGTTAGTGTATTAGTTACGGACTTAACATCCTCAGCGGAGATGGCGAATGTTTTACCTCCAAACACAGATGCTTCTGCCTTCTCAGTATCAACATGGGCAACATCCTTACCATTAATGCCAAACACATAAACACTCTCTCCGCTCTGCTTAACTGTAAGTTGCTCAACTTCAAGCCCAACATATACTGGAGGTAAGCCTACAGCACGTAGAGCGAAGGGTTCAATAATGTCAGATAGTTTGTTTATTAATACTGGATACTGTTCTTTAGTTGAGTTGCTCAGGATTGCGTTAATCTTTCTCATAATTCTTTGTTTTTAAGTTGAATAATAAAAGTAAATAATAATATGCATAATATCAGAGGAATCCATAAGGATGCTCTGATACATTGTAGTCCTAAATATCCTGCTAATAGCAGGAATATTGTTTTAGTCGTTCTTGCTTTCCACATCTGTGTACTGTTTAAGTGAGGAACGAGACAGTAGGATACATACAGACCAATCAAGACCATTCTCGTCACAGAACTCTTTTGCTGAGCTGATATACTCCTTGCAGTCCTCGAAGATAGCTTTATCTTCTTCCTCTGTAATTTTACCTGCATTCCGTTTCTCTAAACTTTGGGCAGCAATAGATGCCATTTCAGCAACAGAGTAGGCAATGATACCTAACTGAATGTCCTTGTTTAACACTTGAGCACGATTCACTAATTTGTTCTTTTCAATTTTCATTTGTCGATTAGTTATTAAATTAAACAATATGACCAATTAGTTTCACCTACAGTAGGTTACTTATAGCACCGCCACGTAAAGGCTTAGTCATGGTGCCGACCCCATCACGGGGTATAGTAGAATCATATCTACCTATATATAAAATTTTAATTTATGGAACACAAGACCTTCCTGTGCCTACAGTCTCGACAATAACCTCTGTTATTGAAGTGTACACGACTGTCTTCGATTGCCAGTGTGCCATGCAATCTCACGATACTTTGCCTTATCTCACGATAAGACATCTCTCCAGTATCAAGGTCATACTGTTTGGAATAAGAGATGCTCTGCATTAGTCTCAGGGCGTACCCATTATGGTCTCGGAATTTACCAAGTTAAATCTTAAATCAAGAATACACAAATGCATTTTACACCTAAAACTTTATAAGTCGCAACTCACATTCCAGTTGGAATAGTTTGCTTACATTTTATAATAAAGAAACTGGTGCCCTCAATGTCTTGGGAAGTTATTGAGTTTTTTAATTTTTACCTACAACCATACTTGGTGCTCTGAGTATCCACGCTTTTATGTACACTATTAAACGCTTCTTCTTATACCAAGTGAGCACAGGTCTTGGGTTACTCAACTCACAGTAATTAACTATCTAGGCTTTTAGATGTTACACTTGTGTTTTCACTTATTCTCCTCACGGAGAACCTGCCTTAATTATGGGTGAGTGGTGCTGGCTATTAAACCAGCACCCATTACGTAGGTTTATTCAAATGTTCCAGACACATAGGTGATACATATTCTTACTTTCTCCTTGTTGGTCTTGAACTTATTCCATATATCACATATAGCTTTCTGCTTATCAAATCCTCTACAACTCTTAAGTTTCACCCTTCCAGTAGCATAGATACTTAATCCACTTGTAGCTAGTCTGTCTACAAACTCTTCCAGCTTTGAGAACTTATAGCCTTTTTGTATGTACAGATAAGCAATTATACCTCCGAGCATAGATGGAGTAATTATACCTTTCAAAGTAGCAGCATACTTACCAATAAGGCTAATTACTTTATCAAAGTCCTCCTCGTGCTCTCTATATAACTTTAACAGGTCTTCGCGAGTAATACTTGAACTACGAAGTCTGTGCAAACTACCAGTATCAGCAATACCATTCAGTCCTTGAACTAGGGCAGAGAACTTAGCAACTAAAGTAGCCTTAGCAATGCCATTCTTAATTCCATCTATCTGGAAGACATCTCCAGCACTACGAACCTTGCCAGTATCTACTGTAGTCCAAGTCTCGTGAGGCACTCCAGTTACTAATAAAGTTCTAAATGGAACTCCTGCTTCAATGCAGGCAGAAAGCCTATGGTAGCCATTCACACAACATCCCTGGTCATCAACGATGATTGGTTCACCGTTTAGTCTCCACTTCCCATCTTTCATCTGTTTGGCATACTTGCGTATATTATCGTTATAAGTACGTCTATTGTCCTGGAATGTGTTTCTGAGAGCTTCAGCTTCTCTAGGATTGATTTCTACAGTTTCAGCCTTAATATTAGTTTTGATTACTTTCATGTCGATTAGTTATTTAAATTGTTACTTATTTTATTAGTTGTCAAAGGTAAATAATACTACTTATTTAATAGAATCATAATATTCTTCTTTTAGAACATTAGCAATTCCATTCAATACATAGTGAGGAACGTTGCCAGATAGCTGGAACCAGGGTTCTCCCACTTCATTAGTAGTATATATTACAGCCATCCTAATTTTATGAACTTTAATGACACGAGGACGTCCATCAGATGTCTTTAGGTCATTATACTTGTTAAGATGAGCATAAAATGCATCATCGTCATCTGGAATGTCATTCCATTTAGAGGTTTTAGACTCCTTTAAGAATGGCTGACAAGGGATGAGCTTAGCAGGTTTGTCTATCTCTATTGCATTAGGTAAAGAGACAAACTTGTTGTTGTACTTTGCAACTATTGCCCTAGTATCAGGCAAATAAAATAATTTCATAATTTTAATCCTCCAATTATAGGTTTATACGATTAGTTAATTGTGCCAGTCTTTACAGCGCTGGCTTTCTGTATAGTTATTTGCATTCTCTAATAGATATTATATTAGTCTTTGCAATAGTGCATAAAGGTTTACCATTAGAATTAAGTGGTTGTATAAACTGCTCATCTTCATGGTATTCATTACAGTATACATAGTCTTTACCGTAACGATATTTAAATTCAACTTTGTATCTCATAGTTCTCGTTATATTATAAAGACACATTGGAAGGTTAAGCACATACTCCAGAAGCTGCAGCATTCCTGTAACTTTGCCAGGCGAACCCACCTTTTTATTGCCTTTAAACCAATGTGTCTATTATTAATTTATTTACCAAAATAGTATTGTAGCGCCTGCATTAGATTGGTATCTTGTGAATCAAAATCATTAGTATGCTCAGCTGCATATTCTAATGAATCTAATGTTTTAAATGCTTCTTCAATACTACTAAAAGTTGTATCGTATATTGTTGATGGTATAGCTACTCTATTAGCTATTGCTCTACCATAACGTAATGATAACGATGTTGCCTTGCCATCATCCAATAAGGATTTCATGAACTTCTCCTGTTCAGGAGTAAGGAGCAAATCACTACTCTTATTCGTGATTTGCCCAAACTTATTTATTCTCATTTTATGCTGCCAATACAAAAAGGATGAATATTATAGCTATGATGAAAGATATAAACCTTTCTTCAGAACTTTTTGGCAAACATATGGCTGAAATGAGAACACTTAATATTAATATGAGTTTGAAAAATGCTATCATACTATTATTATATTATTTCTACTTCAATACCATTGTTGACGAAATTAGCTAAAGGTAATGCCTTTTCTTCTGCATATTCCTCTTTTATCTCATTAAGATAATTATACTTCTCCGTCTGTGTTGCCGACCAATCCATTACTATATATCCTCTATATTTCTCAGGAATATAGCAACTTCCGTATATTTTGAAAGAGACGCTTTGAGATACCAAGTTTACTCTAACATCTTTAATTTCAAATACACTCCATTCTTCTTTGATTTTGCGAACTACTGCATCCATATCTACTATAGTAACAGAAACTATTACATTGCTGGTGAGAGTTCTCAAATCCCTACAACTAAGAACGACTTCCATTCTTTTTAATAAAGTTTGGAGTCCTTTCTCATATACTAACTGTTTTAATGTTTCTATCTCTTTCATATTTTGCGATTAGTCAATTTAGTTATTGTGACACCTATCTCTAGGTGTTTCGTCTTAATTTGCAAAGACTCATCAGACAATTTCCTAAATTTGGGTTTAAATTGATGTAAGAGAATACAACAAACCATTAAAAAGTGTATTCTCTTACTAAGTCCCTAACTAGACCAATTTGAATGTTTGGAGATGACAGGAATTAGTTAGGGATTGTGCCACGCCAATCGCTCTTCTCCTTACTTTATTACCTCCTATTGTGCGAGTAGAGAACAACAAAGTTAAGAATTGCATATACATATCCAACTTTCTGTAATAGAAAGAAACATGTATCATACTTAGGAACGTCTGGATTAGATAGAACAGAATAAATGACAGTTCCTACTCTAAGGATTCTGTCACCTACCAATTCACCTTTAACAGTTTGCGTTACGCGAGGTCGATTGTAAATACCCACTGGTTACCAAGTGTTCTAGTACCATTAGCTCTTTGTCTCATGGTCTGAACTGATTGGATACGTGGAATTTTAACCTTCTTACCGGCAATGCTGTTCAAAGCTGACTCTGCATCTGCCGATTGTTTCCACAAATCAACAGCTGTACCTGATGCAATCACAGCTGGTAGGTTATTACCATCAGCATCCTTTGCACGAGTAGAATCATCATTGTAAGGTACAACAGCTTTTACGAATGAACTGAGATACAATTCTTTCGGTTGACCGTTAACCTCAACAAAGATACCGGGAGCAGGATTACCATTGAACTTACGTATAAACTTAGATGCTTGCAAATCTTCACCAGAAGGAATAATGAATTCATCTCCTTCAGCAAACATATTGCTACCATCATTTACACGTACTTCAATGTTAGCAAAACTAACACCACTACCAACTTGACCACCAGCAACTTTAACTCTCTGGATTGCAGTTGCAACATTTTGACTTAATGCCATAATACTTAATTTATTAAAAAGTTAATCTATTCCCAAGCTAGTTAATTATTCCTACATTGCCTCTTGGGACAGACAATGTAGAAGATAATGTTTACAAGTACATTATCTAAACTTAACAATATACATATCGTCAACATACTGTAGGCGTTATACATTTAGGCTATATTATAAGTTTTATAGTTAGGCTATATTGGTATATTATATAATATAGTATAGATAGTGGGAATTGCCCCACTATCATTCTAAAGCAAGATTATTGCTTTAGTGCTTCTTCAATCCGTTCAATCCTGTCTCTTAGGTTTCTGATGTACCCTTTGAGAGCGTCCTCTATTTCTCTCTCGTCGTTTGAATATCTAAAGGTTTGCGCCAACCAAAGACTCAACTCTGATTTATCTATATAAATAAATTCCGGCTTCAAAATGCTAACGGAGTGTTTAAAAAAGTTGTCCTTATCTATCTCCCCATTTGCCACACTTATTGTATATTTTCCTATTATTCGTTCCATCTTATTATTCATTTGTAGAGTGCACTATCGCCCCTTGTTAGTAAATGTCTTTTGTGAGCCTTTTATAGTCATGCTTAGGACTTTGTTTTAATTTCTTTCTGAAATAAGTTCTTTGCACTCTTCAAGTGTAATTAATGCGCCACAATATAAAACATAAGTGTTCATAGTGTTTGTACGGTTTACCCACCAACCGTAAAGTTTTAAATTGTAAATTATTATTTATGTGGGCAGTTTAAAGACTTGCTTAGGTCTGTAATGTTATGCAAATTCAAAACCAATTAAAGCAGCTGGCACTTCAAAAGGTCTGCCCGTTCTTGTCGAGATAGAACGTGCATAAACTTGGCGATAGCAAATTATCTCCTTGCCTCTAACAAGGTTTGCAAATATTTCCCCCAGTTCTTTGTTTGTTGTGTTGGGTGTAACTTTCGCCCTAACTTCTTTAGCAATGGTTGAGTTGTTGATAACTTCAACCGTCTTGCCGTCTTGTCTTTCAAATGCCTTTCTTAGAATGGTAGAAAGCCAAAGTTCTTGTTCTTGTCCGTCCTCGTCAATGAGTAGAGCAACCACACTAACCGTATTGCGTTCGTTTGATTGAGCAAAGCAATATTCATCAGGTGCTAACTTAAACCGTCTGCCATTTTGGTATGGTGATAGGTCATCTTTTGGAATGGATGCAGTTCGGTTGGCAAGTTGGTTAAACACTTGTTCATTGTCTTTGTTAATTCTTGTAAAACCTTCTAACATGGCTTTAATGTTTCGACACGCTGGACTTCCTTCTAGTCCGTTAATGGTTTGTTTCGGGTTTGTGTCATTCACCCTAACGACTTGCCATTTCCCTCTCGCACAGGGAGCTACGCCTTTGTCGCTAACTTTATGTAAGTGTTATAAATTTAGGCTTGATTTTTCTAACGAAACCCCCAGGGGGTGTTTCGTAGAACACTACCCTCTCCCTTATTCCTCTTATAACTTACATAGTCCTGTACCATAAATAAGATTTACAAATCCAACAATTATCTGCCAATAAAGTCAAAATACTACCTGACTGACTACCTCAATGGGGAGGGGGTGTAATTTTGGAGTACCTAGTATTTGAGTTCGCCTATATTAAATATATTTAAGCATATACCATTAGGTAGTGTATCTAAAATACATTACCTTTGTATTACTTAATAATAAGGAAGAAATAATACATTAATTATAAAATTTTAAACTATGGCTAAAGAAGTAAAAGGAATTGTAGCAACAGAAGAAGGTAACAAGAGCCAATGTGGTAGTTGTGAACCCAAGGAGGATTCTATCATATGGGGTAAGATTATAGTAGCTAAATTAACAGTATTAGACAAGATTATCTCTGGAATGGAGAATGGTTCTAATATTGAGCATTGTTTAACATTATCTAATATCTATAAGAATTTATGCAATTAAAATCTATACTTGATAAGTATGATGTTATAGAGGCACAAGTACTCTATAATAAGGCAGTAGAATTACTGCAACTAATTAGTGATGAGGAATTAGAAGAGATATTTACTAGACACCCAGCATTGTTCTCTAAAATTACTAATGTTCATCTAACACATGAACAGCTACTAAGAGACAAACAAGCTATTAAAGATGCTATTGATGTATTTATAGAGACAATTGAATCACGTAATTTATCTAAAGATGAATTTGATGCAATGACTCTGGATGATATTAAAGATTACTTGGATAGTATTATTACAAGTAAGATTCCAAGTCTTCACAGAATTATTAATGAACTAGAGGATAAGTTTAACAATGATTCCAGAAATCAGACAAATTAAAATGAATCTAACTCTGTTTGAGCAGGGTGTAGAAGAGTTTATGAAGAAAGCAGAACAGGTTAAGAATGATAATATAGCACTAGCTAAGGAGAACTCCGAATTAAAGGCTAAGATTCTTGAGCTAGAAAATAAACTAAAGAAATAATGACTATTGATGAAATTGAATTATATGATGTAGAGGCTGTTGATGAAATATTATCACACCTATCCGATGAAGATGCTAATGTTGTACAAAGAGCAATATCATCTTTATGCGGGATGATTACTATTAGAGATAAATATATTAAAGAGCTAAGGGAAAAGATACTACAAGCTGGCAACATTCTAGGTGCTAAGACTATCACAGAATATGAAACTAAACGTATTCCAGGCTGCATTCAAGACATTGCTCCAAATAAGAAGTGGTCTAATATACTATGATATATTATAATGGTGGAGTGTGCTATATACTCCTTAAAGAGGGGAAGTATACTGTAAAAATCTCTCATGTGGTTCCAACTAATCCTCAGATTGCAGAGGAGTTATTACTTATGAATATAGCAAAAGCCCATGAAGAGATGGTCAGACTAATAAAGACAGGGAGAAGATGAGCATTAGAAATATAAGTATAAATATATGGTAAGAGTAACCGATGATAAAGAAGTGAAGGAAGCTGTATTAGCAGGCTTACAAAGGAACAAGGAGAAGTATGGTAAAAGATACTGCCCTTGCTCCTTAGTAAGGGACGATGATACAGTATGTATGTGTAAAGAGTTTAGAGAAATGGAAGAGGGTATGTGCCACTGTCAATTATATGTAAAGACTAAGGATGTAGACTTTCCATCTCATGTTGATAATAGTTCATTAAGTTATACATCTAAGAGTTTTAAAATAAATTTCAATGAGTTACAATAACCTAACCTGGGAAACCTTTAAGGATACTATTAATAAGCTAAATGCTATTAAAGAAGATAATGACTTCACATTTATAACTGGTGAGAAGGGTGCAGCATTATTTAATTTAGCTGTTCTTAATTATGCTAATCCAATGCCTCCTGCACTATATAATCTAAAGTGTAGAGCTATACAAGAAAGAGCTTATGTACATCCAGGCTGGGACTATCTTAAATACCCAGCAGTAGAGCTAGAAGTATGCTACTCTAACTTGACATCTAATAAGATGTATGATGAAGAATTAGATGAAGATGGCTATCCAATTCTTGTATTTGTAGGAAGATGCAATCCACAATAGTAGTAAAAATTTAGAGGCGACTTTAGCAATTAAGCTAGAGCCGCCTTTTTGTTTATTTATGATACTCATGTATATTATTGAATTTTACACAAATACCACTTTTCATATATACTTCTACATCTTCATCTTTAGTAAACCAATGCCAACATTCCTTCTCAGTAGGAAAATGGTCTTGCTCAAATCTAATTGTCTTTAATGGCTTAGAGTGCTTATCCTCTGTCCAAATCCAAACGTCCATCATAAAATGTCTCATAATTGTGTTGTGTTTAATTGTTAATAAAACTTAGGTAATATAATACCAATCATTCCTATCTCTAATGTTCATATCTCGTAATTGCTTCCCATCTAAATGATAATCACCGTCTCTAAAGTTCAACTCTTTAGTACCATAGTTCCAATAGAAGTATCCGTGCCAACCTGGAAGCATTAATATCTTACCAGTGGCAGCATGGAGTGTAGCTTGATTATAATTCATAGTACTAAGATTCCTAAAACTATTCCTAATAAATCTGCTAGTAAATCATCCCAGCTCCAACCTTTGTACTTTACTTCATCATAGGCTTCTTTACCAAATGAAGCTATTAGAGCTAGAGCAATTCCACTAACTATATTTAAGACTAATCCAAATATTACTACAATAGCAAAGCAGCATATCATATGTAATATTTTATCATTCTTTAGAAACTTCTTTATTTGATTTATCATGTTTATCAAACCTCTTCCAAATGCCAGTTATTGAATCTATCCCAAGTAATGCCATGCAGCATACTAAGAATGTATCTATCATTAATGGGGCTTGGATAACATGGACAGTACAATATAGTAATACTACTATAGCTACTATCCATCCTAATACCCCACATACTCTCTTACTACTAATGCCAGAATGTGAAGTAACCATCCCCTTTATAAAGGTTATAAATTTCATGTTCTTAGAAATTAAACATCTGTATTCTACTAGCTACATCCGTTCCACTTCCAGATTTACTCCAATGTTTATCAGATGGGTTAGCTAATCCTTGTAGATACTTCCTAACTCCACCATTACCAGCTAACCATGCTCCACCTAATAATCCGAATTTAGTATATCCTTTCTGTGCAGCTAGTTCTAAATCTTGCTTATTAAAACCCCTCTCGAATTGTTTAGCTAACTTAATAGCAGCTTTAATCTGTAGCTTAGGGTTGTTCCTAAATGTATCTACATCTGTTCCAGCATAGGCAGAAATATTATTATACTTCTTACCATCTTGCATGAATTGGAAATATCCATAAGCAGGAGCACCAGCTTTATTCTGAATTGCACTATTAAATCCAGACTCTTGTTCAGCCATTTTAGTAAGGAACTGTCTATAGTTCTTAGCTTCTGGGTCTTCTTGTTCTACTTCATCATACCATCTGTTAAATTCATCTAATCCTTTGGACGGCTTAATATTGAATAGTTCTCTCTTCATGGGTTGTTCTTCTTTAATAACAGGTTGTTCAATTGGTTCCTCAACCTTAGATTGTACTACTATTGGTTCATCTCTAGTGATAGGAATATTATATGTACTAAATACATTTGGGGAACTTAACTCTAACCTTGGAATATCAATGCTTGGAGACTCTACTGGGGTATATGATACAAACCGTAATCCTTCCTGACCTTTCCTAATCCTATTGTTAGAGTATGTAGGTCTATCCGATTTCATAAACTTTTTCCTCATATCTCTCTTATTATTAAGAGCTTTGGAGTTTCTTACTAATGGGGAGTCTTTGAATTTAAATCTTCTACCATCCGATACTAAACTTCCCCCCTTCTTAAGAGTTAGTAATGAACCTTGCATTAGGGGTTCCCTTCTTATATATGGATTCTTAGGAATACTCTTAATACTATCCCAAACTCTCCTACTACCTATATAAATAGGATTCTCTTGTTGTAGTATAAATGGGGTTCCAACTTTATCCATTAATGCAGCTTGTTTAGTAGCTCTTACTCCTTCCGCTACATTCTTTCCAGACCATCTTTTAGCATAGTCAGCTGGATTAAATTTCCATAAATCTTGGGATATTTGAGTAAGTTTACCCTTATTATTGTAGTCAATCTTTATAACATGACCTCCTACATCATCTATTGGTCCAACATAGTTAGTACCAGGTTGTCTGAAGGTTTGGAATCCATCTGGCATTTCGATAACCATATCACCTTCCTTACCTTGCAACTTACCTATACCATTAGAGTATTCATTGAACTCTTCTATATCTCTAAACCTTAATGGTCTAGAATCCTTAACTACAGATTGCATTTGGTATCTTCTATTCTCAATACCAGGATATAGTTTATTATATCTTTCACCGTGACTAAACCCTTGACCTTTAGCTGGCTTAAATGATTGAGTTATTCTTTGAAACCAAGGACTTCTACTTATTAACGGGTCATTCTTGAATAGATACATTCCTAGCAAATTTCTATCACCATTATTACCTTCTGGTGTTGCTGAACCAGTATATGTAGACTCATTACTTCTTATGTCTTTTAAGGACACAGAAGCATTACCTTTAGTTCTCCTACCTACTTTATAAGCTGCAATTCTTGCTGGAGTCTTCTCTACATTAGATAGGAATGGCATTGCTCTGTTAGCAGTAGCCATAGCAATGTTAGTAGGTGTACGAGCTTCTCTATTAAATATCCAATGATTTCTATTAAGTGCATTCCAACCCAAGTCAGCATCTCCCTTAATAAACTTAGTAGCTAATCCATTCTTAGTAATATTGAGTCCTTTACTCCCACCATATATTGCACCTGGGTTTAGATACTCCCCAACTTCAGCTGGTATTCCAACCTTACCTTCCAACCATTGACCAAATCCACCAGTAGCATTATTAACAGCTTCACTTCCTAACAAACCTACTACTGTAGCTGGAGTTGTTACTAATGCAGCACCAGCCATAGCAGGCATTACAGTTCTTTCTAAGCCTATTAATGGATTGGTTCCATTCCTCATAGAAGATTTAAACCTCTCCTTAGCTCCTTTAATTGGGTGCCAATAGTCCCTATTCCTTTCAGCAGCTGTTCTTGTATCAGTAGAAGGTTCTCCCCCTAAATCAATAAGTTGGTCTTGTCTAGGTTTAGCTTTAATGATTTCTGGAATAATAGGTCTAGATACTCTAGTATTATCCTGTTTAGCTATTATATTACCTTCCTGTAACTTCTTTATCCTCATATCTAATAATATTATTATGTAGTTTCTTGTGACAGTTCGAACAAACTACTATACATTTATTCATCTCCTTTATAAAAAGAGGAGTGGGAAGGTTCTTAACTGCTCTAGATATTGTATAGAGTTTATTCCTTATATGATGTAACTCTAAGCAGCAGTAAGTAGTCTCCCCACATATACAACATTCTTTCTTCCTCTCCCTTAATAAACTTTTGTTAATTTTAGCTGTCTCAGCATTCTCTGTCATAATTAATTATTAATGATGCCACTTAGCTGCATTTCTAGCGAAATTAGCTCTCTTCTTTTGTAATGGGGTAGCATTAGGATTATTAAGTACAGAACGAGCATGTTCTTGTACTGATTGTCCAGCTTTCTTGGCAGATGCTGTAAACTTACCTCTGTTCTCTTTCTTAATATGAATACCACTTCCATTTTTACATCTAGGTATTAGCTTACTCCCTTGTCTGAACATAGGAATACTATCTAAATCTACATTACTACACATCTCCTTTAAAGAGACGTACATTGCATTCAATTCTCTCTGATTTAGTTCCATAATTAAATAAGTTTATGTTTCATTTTTTATTTACAAAATTAATCATTTTCATTATGTAAAACAACTAAATTGCACCACTTAATAAATTCCTCATCTGATAGGGAGTTCCTCATTATATTTACAGTTTTACATACCAGTCTAATATTGTCAATGGAATAGTCTTTACCTGGGTTTATCCTATCTATTGACAGATTAGTGTGAGTATCATCTTTAGAATATGTTAATTCAAGTCCTGTTAAAGCACATCTATGATTTTGTTCTTCATACAAATTTAATATGTCCTCTATATTTATCAGCACCTCATATTCTCTCTTATATTTAGATTTTGTATAATTACACTCGTATATTATTTTAGATATATGTGACTTTAATGGATTGGATTTTAATTGCATACAGTCATTACAATTAATATGATATTCTCCTCTTTTTGGGTTATGTCCTGGAGTTTTACTAAATTCAGATAATGGTTTATATGTTTTACAACTTAAACAGTATAGATTTCCATTACTGTCAATTTCTTTATATCTAGTATACTCTGACCTTAATAATTTCTTACATTCCTTACAGTATGAGTCATATCCAGTAGACAAGTTTTTATTTTTATGAAAGAATTCATCAGTCATTGGTTTGTACTTTTTACACTTTGGGCAGTGCTTATAATGTGCTCCATTTATCTCTTTTACCTTTAAATCCTCTTTACCATTAATCAATTTACGTTCTCCCATGATTCATTTTATATTAAGTTTAAACTTTACTTTTTTATGTCGCAAGTTATCACTAAATTTGCACATTATCAAATGAAAGGTGGTAAATTATAAATAATGGATTGATGAAAATGAATTAGAGTTTATTTTTAGGCGGACTAACATTCAACATTTAAAGGAAATAGATTAATGTCGTTAAGTAGACTAGAAGCAATTTATGGCTGGATTAATAACTTAGGTCCAAACGTTAAGACTATCATTATTATAGTTTTATCAGTGATAGTAGTGGAAACTAGTTTTAGAGGTCATACGAAACTTATCTTACAAGATTATACTGAACAAGTCCAGCAGGAAAAGTACCTCGCTGAGGAATATACAAAGATAATCTCCCCTTCTATTAATGAATACATTGAAAGAATATTGGTACAGGACAAGGATGCGTCTAATGTTATCCTATTGAATTATCACAATTCCTTGGTTAGTACTCATGGATTATCGTATAGATACCTTACAGCACTAACTGAGAAGAAGAGAGGTCTGGATACTAAGAGCTGTTTAAGAATATGGAAGGAGCTAGAATATACAAACTATGGAGATGAGATTGAAAAGATAAATGAGAATAGGTCCTTAAGAATGGATAGTATTCAACAATATAGCACAAGTCTGCCCAACTTAGTAGAGTTGTTACAACATAGCAATGCTAAGTCAGCCGCCTTCTATAGGCTATCTGGTGTAGATGGACCTGTAGGAATGCTGGTAGTTATCTATCCTATGAAGAAGGAATATTACCTGGGATATTATCAATCTATAATAGCCCCATCTCTTCAACCTCTTACAACATGGTTAGATTATAATTCAGTAAAGGATAAATTTAAAAGGCTATATGAAAGTGGACAAGCAGAACCAGAACGTTTGCTACAACGATGAGAAGCATATGTACTGGGATGAAAATGGAGTATATGTATCAGTAACAACATTAATTGGCAAATTCTGCCAAGATTTTGATAAGGATTTCTGGTCAGGTTATAAGGCATTAGAGAAGATGTTATCAGCAGAAGAATTTAAAGCTGAGAAATCTCAACTATTAAACACTCATAAGATAGATGTAGAATACTTCTGCAATATGTATGGATTTACTCGTAACGATTACAATAAGGCTCAACAAGACATCTTAGATGAGTGGCAGAAGACTAATGCTGAATCCTGTGAAAGAGGTTCTAAAATTCATGCAGAACTAGAAGGTAAATACACTTCTAAGAAGCAATGTGAAATAAAGAAGTTTGGGCTTGGGGGTAAATTTGAAGTGAACACCAATGATTCTTTAATGAAGCATAACAAGGATTTACTTGACATTGATAAGGGGGTATTCCCTGAGTATATGATATATAGAAAGTCAGAAGATGGTAAATTTAGGTTGGCAGGTCAGATTGACTTACTAATTAAGGATGGCAACGACATCTACATCATAGACTATAAGACCAATAAGAAATTGGATGATAAGTCATTCTTTGATAAGAGAACAAAGAAATGTCAAATGATGAAGTATCCTATGAATAATATTATGGATTGTAACAAGATGCACTATGCATTACAATTATCAACCTATGCTTGGATGCTTCAGAAACTAAACCCTAAGTTCGTAGTTAAAAAATTAATACTTATACATTACGACCATCAAGGCAATGTCTCCGAGCATGAGCTAGATTACCTAAGAGATGATGTAGAAAGAATGTGTAGATTCTATAAGAAGGAAGCTATATTAGAAGCCAGAAAGAATAGCAGAAGACCTATAGAATTCTAATATTACCTATATGAGTATCTTTCAAACATTTAGGTTTGAGATATTAGCAACTTATGAATTAAAAAGAATAATATGGGTCTTGGTGCTATTTTAAATGGGCACACTAACGAGATGTTCGGGCTTAATAAGAATATATCAGAAGCCCGCATCCGTTTGTGTAAAGGATGTAAACTCTACAAGAAGAGTGTAGTATTGGGGGAGATATGTAACAGTAAGTTATGGGTAAACCCCGATAATGAAGATGTAAGTACAGAGAAGAAAGATGGTTATATTAATGGATGTGGGTGTAGGTTAAGAGCTAAAACAACTCTACCTAATGCAACGTGTCCTATAGGGAAATGGTAATTTAATTAAATGAGTATGGATAATTTAAGTACAGTAGAAGCAGTATTAAGAACAAAGAATCAATTAGTCAAAGGAGATGGTAATGGCAAGAATAATTTAATGGGCAATGGTGATGTATTTATTATGTCTCCTACTGTAGCTGAAATGGCTAAACAGGATGCTAAAGTAAAGTTCAATGAACAAGTTGAAGAGGCTAGAGCAGAATGGAATGCTAAAATTGAAGAGCAAGAGAAGCACGCTAAGATGATGGATGAGAAGATGAAGGACTTACAGATTGTCCCTATCAACAGTTATATATTAGTACAACCTTATGCTAAGAACCCATTCCAGAAGATGAAGGTAACTGAGTCGGGGTTGATACTTCCAGAATATACAGGTACATTTAAAAATCCAGACTCTGGTGAAATGGACCAAGAAGAGAACTTATCAGTTCAAGCATTAGTAATAGAAGCTAGTCCTTTATGTAAATTTGTGAAGGAGGGCGATATTATTTACTATAGAAGAGCTTGTGGAGTTCCTATCCCATTCTTCGGACAAGGATTTGAAGTTGTAGCTGAACCTCAAGTTCAAGTAGTAGTTAATTCTGGATTAAAAGATAGATATACAAAGGAATTTAAAAGTGATAATGTATAATGGAAGAGAAAGTTTATTTTATGCCAGGTGAGGTAGTAACTCTTAAGCAAGATATACCTAACAAACCTGTAATGATTGTGGTTAAGAAAGAGACTATGAGCATTAGGACTCATGGTGTTTCAAATATGGCAGAAGATTATTTTAAAGGTATTAGATGTAGGTGGTTCTCTACAGAAGGAGTTTTGCAGGAAGCTATTTTTAATACCAAAGACCTTTTGAAGGTATAATTGATTTAGTTAAAGTATGATAAGTATGTTTCAACAGGGTGGGCAGATGAACGAAGAACAAAAAGCGTTCACTGCCTATCTTATTAAAGTCCTAAACCCTAAAGATGCAGCGGACTTTGAAAACAAAGTAGCACAGCTATCAGAGAACGAATTAAAAGAGTTTTATAAACAATACAAAGCAATGGAAGGTAATCAAATTTCAATGGCTAAATTAGGAGCCAAATTAAGTTATGTTCAAACCCTTAGAGGTGAGTGCCCAGAAGGATACGAGGTTGAGAAGTATATGGCTGGAGGTTGTGTTAAGTGCAAGAAGAAAGCTGAGGGTGCTAAAGTAGTAGATATATTTAAGGATAAGTGCGGAGGTAAAGCTAAGAAGAGAGTTAAAAAGAATATGGGAGGAACCGTAGATAACTCTTGGTCAGTAGCTAAAGACCAAAAAGGTGCTGTAGTTAATAAGGCTGATACTGTACATACAAATAAGGGAGTATATAATGTTAGTAATAAGAAGCTTCCTTATAAAAAGATGACTCCTGCTGATTATAGAAAACTATCTGATAAGGATAAAGTTAAGGTTGATATGAAAGACCAAGCTAATGGTAGAGGTGCTGGCGGGGCAGGAGCTGTAAAGAATAAAGGAATTGGTAAGAATTACTTCGGAGGAACAGTCCAAAGACGTATAATTAAACAGTAATTATTATGACAATATTTCTATATGATAATGTAAATCATGAATTGCGATTAAACGAGCCAGAGATTCTTCTTATTAAGGAATTTGCTGAGTTATGGACTAATGATAGAAATATCAGTAAGGAAGACCCAAAGGGTATTAAAAAGCTAAGAGCATTCAAAGAGTTCACCTATATGTACCTAATGATTGATTGGCAATCACACTACTCACAATTTACTGAAGCAGAACGTAATGAGGCTGCTAAACAGGATAGTGGTATTACAGAGGAAGAATTTAATGACCCTCTGTTTAGAGCTGCATGTAGGAAATATAGAGAGATACAAGAATCAGCAAGAGACATTAAGTTAATAAGGGCAGCTCAGAATAAGGTAGATGAACTAATTGATTATTTCAATGAAGGTTCAGATTTACAAGAAAGAGACCCAATCACTGGCAAGCCAATCTTTAAGGCTAAAGATGTTATTGGTGAAATGTCATCTATATCTAAGGTATTAGACGAATTAGATGCCTTAGAAGCCCGTATTAAGAAGAAACAGAAAGCTGCTACAGGTCTTCGTGCTGGTGCTGTTGAGGGATATGTACCAAAACTGAAGTAATATGGCACGTGGAAGGAAACCTAAGAATAAATTACCAGAATCCCCTACCGTCCAAGCCTTAGTTGAAAAGATTACTGAGGTAGGGGAGAATACTGGAGTACTAGAACAGAAGCCTACAGAATTTGAATGGGATGTTAAAATTGGGGACCCAGTAGACTATTTTGACTCTAATCTATCTTATGAACTTACTGGCTATAGACCCATTGATGGTACGAGAGGATTAGACTTTGACCCAGAATGGTTTATGGAAGCTAGACGAACTAAGGCTGCTACTGGTAAGTACTGTAATGAACCAATGTTTGGTAAGGCTTATGGTGAGTTCTGGGACCAAGAATATGATAGATGTAGAAATGGTATGACTGTTAATGGTTATACTATTACTGGTGATAATTATTATTTTATAAATTACTACCAGTTACCTAATCTATCTTCTGCTACTAAAGCTGGTGGTGGTCGTTCAGTAGACTTCCCAAATTTCTTTGTAAAACAATATGAGTACTTCCATTACATAGAATTATGTAAAGTATTGAGAAAGAATGCCATTGGATTAAAAGCCAGAGGTGTTGGATTCTCAGAAATAGCTGCCGCTATCCTTATTAATGGTTATATAACAAGGCCACACTTTAGAGGAGTAGTAGCTGCACAACAAGAAGGTTATGTTGACGATACCCTTAGTAAGTGCTGGATGCAATTATCATACTTAGATGATAATACAGAAGATGGTATGAGAAAACTAAGGCAGGTTCACAACACAGCTAAATGGAAGAGAGCTTCTAGTAAGAATGTAGATGGTGTAGAATCTGGATGGATGTCAGAAATTGAAGGTATTACAGCTGATAAGCCTAATAAGATTAGAGGTGACCGTACTGATATTTTGATGTATGAAGAAAGCGGTTCATGGCCCAATTGGAAGAAAGCTTTCATTCAGGGTGATGCTTTGATTGATATTCAAGGACAGAGATTCGGCATTAAACTAGCTTGGGGTACAGGTGGTGATAGTGGTCCTGCATTGGAGGGTGTGGCTGCTGCATTCCATGACCCTAGAGGATATGATGTTCTTCCCTATAAACATAACTATACTAAGGAAGGTACTTATGTAGAGACTGCATATTTCATTCCCGCATATACTATTGTTACTGCTCCAGGATATGTAGACCACAGAGGATGGACAGACCCAGAGAAGGGTAAGGAGTTCTACATGGCTAAGAGGGCTACCAAGATAGCTGACCCCAAAGGATTAATGTTATACTCTGCTGAGTATTGCTTCACTCCTGATGAAGCATTAGCTTTGGAAGGTGATAACCAGTTTAATACTGTATTACTAACAGAACAGTTAGCTGCAATTAAATTACACAAAGTTACTCCTCCGGAGTTAAAACCTAAATGGGGACAACTAGAATATATATTTCAAAACAATGTACATTCTGAAGAAGCTAAGAATGGAGTGAGGTTTATCCCTAGTGATAAAGGTAAAGTTTGCATTATTGAACATCCTATTAAGAGCGAGAATGGTGTAGACTTTAGAAACCTATATGTAGCTGGTATTGACGGTATTGATATGGGTATGAATGATACATCAGATAATACAAGGGACCCATCAGACTTCTGTGTAGTAGTTAAAAAGAGATGCTTTGGTTTACAAGAGCCAATGTATGTTTGTGTCTATAAAGACAGACCTAACAACCTTGAAGAGGCATATAGAACTACCTTAAAGATATTAGAATATTATAACTGTAAGGCTTGTCTAGAATCTACTCGTATTAGTATCCTTACTTGGTTTAGAACTAAGCACAAGGAGGAGAGATTCTTAATGAGAAGACCAAGAGCTACTCAATCTGATATACAGGGTGGTAGGAGTAAACAGTTTGGTGCTCCTGCAACTGAAGCAGTTATTCAACATCAGTTAGACCTTATTGATTGCTACATCAATGACTATTGTCACAATATGTGGTTTGAACCAATGATTAACGAGCTTATCACTTACTCGTATGAAAATAAGAGAAAGTTTGATATTGTAGCTGCAATGGGTATGGCTGAACTAGGAGATGAAGAATTAAGTGGAATTACACCACAGGAAGTTGATAATGGAGGTAGGAAGTTAAAGTTATTTGGTTACTGGACTGATGAGAATGGTATTAAGCATAAAGGAGTCATTCCAGATAAACAGTCCATAGTACCTAGGTTTAACCTATTCCCCACACAATATTATGACGACACAGGACATCGAACAAGCAATCCGAGATTTAATTAAATCTTTATATTGCGTAGAATATCAAGGAGTCCTAAAGGTTTATGAGACCACTTATAAATTTCCAGGCGGAGAACCTGAGCACGTGGGATACAGAATGGACCTTGGACTTAATAAAGATGAGAAGCCATTGTCCATTGCATGTGATGGTACGGCTGAGGAGTTTATAAAGTTTATTGAGAAAGAATTAAGGGAGAGAAGCTTAGTGAGAACTAAGTACTTCACTGCTATACAATTATATGATTACGAAGATGAGTGCAAAGCAAAGAAGTGATGATTATTTGATAGAGAAGATTGACAAAGCTGTAAATGAGTTAGTCTTCAACAAATGGAAGTTACAGAAGGCATACAACTATTATAACGGTAAGAGAGACGCCGAACAATTTAGGTATCTTGAAGAAAACTTTGGAATAGGTAATCCTACTTCTATTGAGTTCACTCCCCTTATAAAGAAACACGTTGATGCTTTAATTGGAGAGTATTTAGACATTCCAATTCTTCCAAAGGTATCTTGTAAAGATAAGGAAACAATCTCCAAGATTACTAGGCAGAAGGAGTTAGAAATAAGCCAGCAAGTCTATACATTCTTACAGAGGCATTTGAACAATCAGATTCTAGCCTTTATAGGAGGAGGTAATGTTAGTGATGCTTCAGTTGAGGCCGACATAGAGAAGCTAATTGAGGATATTAATAATAACTTTATTAGTGACTACGAAATAGCTGCCCAGAATGTTATTGAGTACGTAATTCAATCAAGGAACACTGACTTGGCTAATAAGCTAAAGGCATTACTATTAGACTTACTTGTTACTGGATGCTCATTCTATAAGGTTAAACCATCAGCTAGTGGAACTAATATTAGTATTGATGTTCTTAATCCCTTAAATACATTTGTTGATAGGAACCCTGAATCTCCTTATGTAAAGGATAGTTATAGGGTCGTAATTAGGAAATGGATGACTAAACAGCAAATTCTTATTGAGTATGGTAAAGACCTAAATGATGAGAGTAGAGCTGAATTAGAAGATATGTATGAGCATTACTCTGATAGTTCCTATATGTATATTAGAGCTATGGAGAACCAAGTAGGATGTAGACCTATTATGGAAGGTGAGGGTGCTGGATTAGATGCAGGTAAAGGTATTGTCCCAGGATTCCCTGCTGATACTTATGAGTCATTTAACTATAAGCTATTACCTGTTTATGAAACAGAATGGATTGACATAGACAAAGAAGGTAATGAATACGTTCAGAATAGGTACGAGGGAGTTAGGATAGGACAGTCTATATATGTTCTTACTGGTAAATCAGAGAATGTAATTAGAACTAAGGATGCCCCTACTAAGTGTGGATTATCTGTTAATGGTATATATCTGGTTAATAGAGACAATGTTCCACAGTCTTTAGTATTACAATGTGCTCACCTACAGGATAAGTATGACTTAATTACTTACTTTAGAGATAATATCTTAGCTAATAGTGGTACTGATGGTGATTGGCTAGACTTATCTATGCTTCCAACAATATTAGGTGATGACCTTACTGAAAGAATACAGAAATGGATTGCATTTAAAAAGACTGGAGTAGCTTTAGTAGATACCAGTCAGGAAGGTAGGGCATTTAATAACAATACTTCATTTGCTGGATTTACTGATACTATTAAAGTGCAGACTATTCAAGCCTTTGATTTAGCACTACAAAGAGTGGAAGACCAAACATCATCTATCACTGGTGTATTTAGAGAAAGACTTAATGGTATTCAGCAAAAGGATGCAGTTAGTAATGTAGAGGCTGGAGCTAGAAACTCATATACTATTACTAAACCATTCTATCAGACTATGGATACATTATCAATAGACATTCTTAGAGATTGTCTTGATATAGCTAAGATAGTGTGGAAGAAAGGATTAACTGGAACTCTAATTCTTGGAGATAAACTACAGAAAGTATTTACTGCACTACCAGAGCATTTTACTCATACTGATTACGATGTGCATATTGTGCCGAGTACTCAGATTATGAAGGAGATGCAGAATGTTCAGCAAATCATTATTGAGCTTATAAAGAGTGGTCAATTAGACCCAGATATGATTGTTGATGCTTTAACTGCTAGAAGTCTTACTGAACTTAAGGCTAAGGTTACTAAAGCCTTTGCTAAGAAGAAGAAGGAGATGAATGAGGTAGGTCAAATGCAACAACAGCTTGAACAATTACAGCAAGAGAACCAGAAGTTACAACAACAACTACAACAAGCTCAAGGCAAGATTGAAAGTCTTAATGAGGCTAAGTTGGATATTGAGAGACAGAAGGTTCAGAATGAGGCTGATATTAACTGGTATAATGCTAGGACTCAAAGAGACAAATCTCAGAGTGATGCTGAGAACGATACTAAGAGAACAGACATTGAATATGCTCAATTATTCGATGGTAACCAAATGAATAACGAAGTTAAAAACGCATAGAAATGATAAATCTCAATCAGAATGAAAGACCAACCTCCCTACAAGTAAGTAGATTATCTCTACTGCCCGCAGGTAACTTTGAGTTGCCTTATGGAAGTAATGCAGTTCTTGTTAAGAATATTACTGAAGATAATGTAACTGTAGAGGTGTTATTAAAAGATGCAGAGGGTCAGTATATATCTACCGTGTTCTATCCTGGATGGAACCCTGAGTTAGTTATAGGGATTAAGGCCGTACCTGAGAATACATTACAAGTAGGTAATTAATATGGGAATATTTGTAGGTATTGGTAATTATATAGGTAGAGTTAGGCAGATTGGTGATGGCGGAGGGCAACCAATTGGGCCTAACGATTACTATATAATTACAGAAGATGAAATCGCTGTACTTACTGAAAGAGGTAAGCATATATTATTAGATAAATATGTTACAGAAGATGAAATCGCTACCTGGGTGAAAGAACACATGGTGTTTTGGTATGATATGTCAAAGCCTGTGGATACATATATTCCTAGCGTTACCTATGCAAATCCTTTTGTTAATGGTGGTGGAAAATTAACTTATGATAATGCTATAAATAAGTGTATAATAACCCATACACCTACAAATAACAATAATATTGCATTTTGGCAAATAATTGTAAAACCGTTACAATATGTAGAATCTTATAAAATACGTGTAACAGGATTGCCCGAGGGATTTACTATGAAAGGACGATTAGGGTATGATAGTATTCAGATAACTTCTGATGGGGAGTATGATGTAAATTCATATACTAACAGTAGTACAACAAATATGTCATATCCTGGATTTTATTTGGCAGGCGATAATGTGAATGATGTGGATTGTAATATTGTGGTAGAAGAAATACCTACAAAACAATCCGTTCCCACAAACGAGATACTAAAAGCCAATCCATACCTGCAAGACCATAGCGGAAACAACAGGCCGCTGAAACTTAACAATTTCCTGTTCGCGGCAATGAGCGGTGTGGGTGGGTATGATATTTCTAGTACCAATATTCTACCCGATAGAGCAAATGTTACTGTTACGGATAACAGGGTTATACATATTACTAAAAAACTATCCACTACGGATAACATGGTAAACATAGTTCCGGCAAACTCTAACCCAACGCATAAGTTTAAGGTTACAGGTCTTTCTGATGGCAGACAAGTTAGTTTGGTAAACAGAAATGGCGGATTTTATACTTTTGACAACGGAGAACATGAGGTGACATTAACCTATCCCGAAGGAACCACTTCATTGTATAACGCCATAGGAGTTACAGGGGATATAGGAGATATGGACGTAACAATAGAGTTCCTGCCTAAATATCCCAACGCCCTAGTGACAGACGGAGTGGATGATTACGGTGTTGTGGAGAACTTTAAATCACTGCAAAATTATATGATGTTCTTCCAATGTGCTATCATAAGACCTAATGCTGTAAACGGTATGTTTTCGACAACTCCGATAGAGAATGGTAATAATATTGCGGGATGGATGTTATTGCAAGGAAACTATGTAAATTCTGTAAGGTTCGGTAACAACGGTTATAAAAACTTTGAATTTACGTCTAGTGTAAAGGATAAAATCAGTTATGTACTCTCGGCAAACAATGAATTAATGACTTGCTATGTAGGTGAAGAGAAAGCAACTCTAGCAGGAACTTACAGGCAAACTGGTGCAAATATGTCATTATTCTTATCGGATGCGAGAGGTAAGACTAGATTTGGTTCTATAGCGTTTTATAAATCTATTTTGTTCGATTCCGTCCCCACCAAAGAAACTGACGGATTCACCGAACAGGATTTAATTAATTATGTACTTGAAAATTTGATAACAAAATGAGATACGTTATAGTAACAATAGAATGGTGTATGGAACATGGGATTGTTCCGCCCATCCACGCAAGAAGGAGCTTAGATAGCTCAGAAGTAATTCTACATGAAGATTTCATTAAACCAGTTATTAATAATGATGAAGAGATTATATTCTACCCATACGACAGTGTAGAATTAAATGAAATATTAAATAGTGAAACATGGCAGCAACAGGAGTAAAAATATCTCAAATGAATGCTACTAACACCCTTGCTGGAGATGAGTTAGTTCCTATAGTACAGAACGGAAGTAATAAGTCAGCTACTATTTCTAAAATCAAAGAAGGGTTAGCAACAGAGGCATGGGTTATAGAAGCAATTAATAATGCTGGCGGTAAGACAGTAGTTGTTACTGAATTACCTGCAAAGGGAGATGTAAATAAAATCTACCTAATTCCTAACGAAAGCTCAAGAACAAATGATGTATATGATGAATATATTTATCTTATTACAGAACAAAAGACTGGCTGGGAGTTCTTAGGAAATAAACACGTAGACGTAAACTTAAAAGATTATTATACTAAGGCCGAGGTTAATGAAGCAATTGAAGGAGTAGAAGGTAGAACTACTAGTGCACTTGCTCTAAAGGTTGATAAGGTTGATGGTAAGCAATTATCTACCAATGATTATACAACAAGTGAGAAGAATAAATTGCAAGGTATTGCTGCCAATGCTAATAACTATACCCATCCAACTACAGCTGGAAATAAACATCTACCTGCTGGTGGTACAGTAGGGCAGGTGTTAGTCAACAGTGGCGATGGTACTGGAGAATGGAAAGATGTAGAGCCTGGTATTGATTTAACTGGATTGGAAGATATTTACTCCTATGGAGTTGAATGGGATTCTACAGTAGCAGACCCCACATTAACTAGAATTGGTAATCCATTGCTACATAAGTCATTACCAGTGCAATCTCAATATAAGGGTTGTGTAGCTAATGGTGCTAAAGTTAATTATTATTTAGACCCTAACGATTGGTCTAAGAAAGCTGATGGAACCCCTTCTGTCCTTGATGGGACTGATGGTACTGTAAGAGTACACATTCCCAAATTCTATGGTAAGTCTGGAGTTGAAGGTAATAAGAGATGGGTTAGAATTTCTACAGTTAAATGTGATGATACATGGGTAGAGATTCCAGAAATGCTGTTAGATGCCTATAGGAGTACGGTGAACCAGACTGGTAATAAGGCTGTATCAGTAGTTAACACTACAGCTCAATTTAGAGGTGGTGGTAATAGAACAGCTAACGATACATATCTATCATCTGATAAATTTAGAAGTGACTTAGGTAAACCAAGAACTAATATTTCAAGAGCAAACATGAGAACTTATGCCACTAATGCTGGTTCAGAAATGCTATGCTATGAATATTACAAGTGGATATTCTACTGGGCTTGGGTTATTGAATATGCAACATTTAATTCACAAGCTGCTTATAACGCTGAGTTAACAGCTGATGGTTATCATCAAGGAGGACTTGGTCCCGGAATTACTGATTGGAACAACAATGCTAATGGGTGGTCTGGATATAATGGGACTTATCCAATAACACCATGCGGATATTGTAATGATATTGGTAACTTCACTGGAATTAAGGAGTTAGTTATTCCAGAGACCGTAGTGAATGAATCTGCAACAGTCCCCACTAAGACATTTAAAGTTCCAAGGTGGAGGGGATTTGACAATCCATTCGGAGACATTTGGACAAACCTAGATGGTATTATCTTAGAAAGAACAGCAGCTAATCAACCAAGTAGTGTGTATACTACATCTAATCCGAGTGCATTTGGAGATGATAATACTGCTAAAGGTAAAATGACTGTTGTAGGTAAAGAAATAGCGTCTGATGGATATACAAAGGATTTTGACCTTGGAAGTAAGGGTGAAATTATACCTTCAGTAGTCGGTGGTTCAGCTACTACTTATATGTGTGACTATCATTGGTGCAATGCTGCTAGTACATCTTTAAGAACGCCCTTCGTTGGCGGCGACGCTAATTCTGGTGGTGGTGCCGGTCTTGGTTACTTCGTTTCTGGCAATGGGGTCGGCTATGTCTCTTCCTATGTGGGCTTCAGAACATTAAACAGAATAACTCAATAATACATAAATAGATAAAATACGAGATTAGGGGTGCTATTTACCTACACTTCTGTTGGTGCTGATTAATTCAAATTACTACAAACACTCATCGTTAGCAGCAACGCTAATAATGGTAGTAATGCCAGTCTTAGTAACTTCAATTCTAACAATGGAGTCAGCAATGTCAATTCCAATGTAGGCTTATTATATATTTCTTTATTTAGGTAATTTGGTTTCATTTTACAGTCTAAATAGTACCCTTGCCTCTTGGCAAAAGACAACGTAGTATTTAATAACTGGATGTTAGTAGGTTAAGTCTCGAACGCTTCCATAATAAATATGTAAGACTTGAAACGTATAGGTTATTTACATGAACAGGTTTATGATATAGAGAATATCGAAATAGCTGATGATAAGGCTAGAAAGAATAAATCAATTAGATGGGGAATCGTTAAGCACGATAGAAATAGACAAAATGAGAATGAGAGGTTATCTGAGCAGCTAAGGGACTTGGTATATGAAACCTCTGAATATAGTACCTTTAAAGTATATGAACCTAAAGAAAGGTTGATATTTAGACTACCATACTATCCAGATAGAATAACACATCACGCTATAATGAACGTGATGGAACCTATTTGGACTAAAATATTTATTAAGCAGACTTACTCTTGTATTAAGAATAGAGGTATTCATAATGTAGCTCATGACTTAAAGACTGCATTAATTGAACATCCAGAAGAAACTATATATTGTTTGAAGATGGATGTTAGGAAGTTTTACCCATCTGTAAACCACGATATATTATGTGATATAATTAAAAAGAAGATAAAGGACAAATATCTTCTAACATTACTTATTGGGATTATCTATTCAGCCGATGGGGTTCCTATAGGTAATTACTTATCTCAGTTCTTTGCTAATCTATATTTAGCTTACTTTGACCATTGGGTCAAGGAGGAGTTAAAGTGTAAATTCTATTTCAGGTATGCTGATGATATTGTAATTCTCAGCAGTGATAAGAACTTCTTGAGAAACGTACTTATAGCAATTAAGATGTACTTAAAGGAGGTTCTAAATTTAAGGTTGAAATCAAATTACCAAATATTCCCAGTAGATGATAGAGGTGTAGACTTTGTAGGTTATAGGTTCTATCATACCCATGTATTATTAAGGAAGTCAATTAAGATTAGATTATTCAAGCTTATTAGAAGGTATCAATCAGGCAAGATTGATAAACAAGAATTAAGAAGGAGAATGCAATCATATTTTGGTTGGCTAAAGTTTTGTAATTCTAAGAATCTACTAAGGAAGATTCAAAGAGATACAGGTTTGAGATTCTCTAATTGGGATGGGAAGAAATCTAATATTTCAAGATTTTATAACAAGTACATTCATATTGTAGATATAGTTGGCTATAGTAAGTGTTTTAGAGTTAACCTTGTATACAATAATAAATCCTATTACTTTGAGAGTAAGAGTAGGAATCTATTCTACTCTCTAACCAGATATTCATTCCCAGTAAATTTTAAAATAAGACCTTATGTTAGAACCAAGAAGAATAGAAATGGATGTGCAGCCAGACTTAATAGAGAAATTAGGTAATGGTACATATTACTATAACTATGATATTAAATCAAAAGAGGTTAATGTTACAGACCCAGAAACAGAAGATGTAACGAAGGAAACAAGGTGGACATATATACAAGTTCATCTACATGGTCAACCAGACCACAAAGAATGCATTAAAGCTATTATTAGACAGTATGTAGACCAAGATGAAGAGTTTGATTTAATTAACAGCTCCAATAGTATTGTTTTAGGTTTATCTGATAATCAAACTGATAGACAGAAATACCTAGATTATCTTACACTGGTAGAAGAAATCAAAACTAAAGTAAGAGCTGACTTCAACGTATAATTATGGATTCAGTATTTAAAATATGCAAGAAGGGAGCCTGCGGTATTACAATCACTGGGCTAGAGAAAGACAATGATGAATACTTAAATGAGGATGGAGAAGTTGCAGTAAGTACTCGTAATTATACCTACAGTCAAACTGTAACTATTAATGCTATAACAAGTATTAAATCTTCTGGAGAAGAAATAACACAGAAGTATGACATTGTTGAACACGTTATAGATTGTATTGATGAATCTGAAATGGAAATGCCTATTGACGGTTTATATGAAGTTACACATATAATACTACCCACTGATGCATGGTTGGATTATGTATTAGAGAGGAATGCAACTGCTTTAACAGCCTATAATTCCATTTACTATTATGATACTAAGTCAGAAGTGTTTATGAAATATGTTGATGAGGAATCTGTCGAAGTAACTATAGAAGAGGTATTAGAGGTGAATGCTACACCCCCATCTACTGTCACTGAGAAAACTACTACGATTATCAGAGGTGATAAGAATACGTTCTGTATATGCCATATTAATGAATGCTTTTACAGACTATGTAAAAATCTTTTAGGAGATTTACCTGGAAGGTGCAAGAATAGGCTTGATGATGTTAAATCACTAATCTACAATAGAGATATTATATGGATGGCTATCAATATTATTAAATATCTAATTGAGCTGGGACAGTATTACGAAGCTCAGAGAGTATTAGAGGATGTTACTCAGTGCGGAGGAATTTGTAGAGATGTTATGATTGATAAGAATACTATAGGAGGAGGTGGTTGTGGATGCAATAACTAACCTGAAGCTTAAAGTGATTAAGGACTTTAATAAGTTCCTTAACAGACTAAATAAAGGCTATATAGATAATTATGACATGATTCTACATCAAATATCCTTTATTCAGACTTGTCAATACTTTGATAAAATAGATGGAATATACGAATTTCTAATGAATAATTAACATGGCAATAGAAAGAGATACAAGACGTTATGCCTGTATTCATGATTTAAATAATTACTTCAAGAAGAAAGACCTACTAGGAGGTTTAACCGAACTAGAGCAGGAACAGTTAAGGAAGAATATAGGTATTATTGATTATGGCGGAGAAGGCGGACAAGCTAAGCCATTGGAAGTAACATATACGCTACTTAATGATTACATAAGTAAGAATAACTTAATAACAGGAGCAAGGTATGTTATTACAGACTTTCAAACTATTTACTCTTCTAATGTTACTAATAATTCAGGTCAAAAGGTTACGTGGGGTACTGAAGACTCCACTAACCCTTCTCCTGTTTGGAAGTTAATTGTAACAGCTATTACCAATAACAGATTAGACCCTAGAGTTGTTATTGACGATATTAGAATGAAGGATTGGGTTATTGAATATGACCCAACTAAAGAGACTCTTGAGGATGGGATTACTACTAAGGGTAGAATAACATTTATGAGGGATAGCCACTTCAACTCAGCACACTATGATTTCAAGAATATTAAATTCAGAAGAACTGCGGAGGAGTTAGATAATACTAATCTTAATCTTGGGGCAGCATATGGAGATTTCTATACATTCTCAGACTTAACTGGAGGAGTTATTACTGATAGTTCAGAGTTACATAATACTAAGCACAATGAATTAAAACAAGGATGCACTAATAATATCTTTCTAGGTGATACTTACGATAATGTGCTAGAAGCAGACTGTAGAGGTAATACCTTCCTAAGAGGTTGTCATGATACAACTTTAAGATGGAATTCCGTTAATAATATGTTTAATGAGAACGTATGTTATATGGAAGGTTCATTATATAATAAAGTATTTCCTATTGGAGATACTAGCTTATCAATGACCATTACTAAAACAATTCATAAGGTTAATGAGGCTACAATTATATCCTTCTTAGACCCTATGACATATGCTTATCAAATTATTCAAATCTAAATATGGCAGAGTTTATACGTCTTGATGAACAAGAACAGGATGCCCCCATTTTACCCGATTATCCTCATTCTATTTCCAATATAAAGCCCGATACTAAAATAATTGACGGAGTTATTGAGAAGGAAGAGGTAGAAGGAATCTGTGCTGACTATGGTGTTATTACAATAGACAAGATAGACAGTGTAAAAGTAGAAGAGGAAGGAGTAGACCACATCTGTATTAAGGATGATTGTGATACTTCTAAATATTATGGGTGTACTGGCGGGGATGATGGATTCCAAAAGGAGAATCTATTCTCAGAGTTAACTGATGAGTATCAGAGAACTATAGCCAGAATTAATCTTGGTATAGCAGATGAATATGCTCTAAAGTGGGGAAACATCAAAGGTAATTTGTCTAATCAAAAAGATTTATATACCTTTGTGACTGATTCAATAGCCTTTGATATTAATAAGGTAGTTGATGAAATAAATCTAAAACTTGCTCAATGGGCGTGTGAAATTGAAATAAGATTAAATAACAAAGCTGACATATACTCACCTAAGTTTACTGGAACTCCAACTACTACATTACCATTAATGACAGATAGTTCTAATAGGATTGCATCTACTGAATGGGTTAATGCTAGAATTGAAGCAGCAGCTATAGATGAAAATATTAAAGTCATATCAGTAGACCCAGAGTATATGAGTTATGGTGATGAGCCTACTGATGTAACTGTAACTTGGGAATACTACAAAGATGTAACTGAGCAGACAATTAATGGTGTAACTCTTAAGCCTGAAGCTAGGCAGTATACATTTGCTGGAATGACTACTTCTATGGTTATTACGTTACGATATAAATATGAGGATATTACTGCTGTAAAGGTAGTAACATTTGACATTAAATATCCTAACTGCTATGGAACCTCACCAGACTATACTAAGTTAAACAAGACTATTGACAATATATTTACTACTACTGCAAATGGCAGTGAGTACATATACGTTATGATTCCAAATGGCTCCAGTGCAGTGTTGGCAGTTAGTAATATTATTGGTGGATTTAGACTCTTAGGTACACAGGAAATATTTGGTAATACATACTATATATTCAAGAGTGCTAATGCAGGGCTTGGGGAAACAACAATAGAAATATTAAGTCAAGCTGGATTTGATTCTAAAGGGTTTGACACTACTACAATTAAAGAGCTTTTAGCATCTAAAGTTGATAAGTATACTGTCTACACTAAGGAAGAAATTGATAAGAAGTTGCAGGACATAGAATCAGGAGACATTCAGCTTAATAATTATTATACTAAGGATGAAGTTAAAGCACTAATTCCAGATGTATCAGGTAAAGCAGACATAGAAGACGTACCTACTAAGGTATCTCAACTAGAGAATGACTCTCACTACATTACAGATATTCCAGACGAATATGTTACAAAGCATGAGCTTGATAGCCGAGGGTATTTAACAGAAGAGATTGAGCCGGCATTTATAGCTAGTGCAGCTGCAACTATAAATACTACTGATATACAAAATTGGAACAACAAGGTAGACAAAGTCCAAGGAATGGGCTTATCTGAGCAAAGCTTTACATTAGAAGAGAAGAATAAACTAAAAGGGCTAACTAACTATAGTGATACTAGTGTTAGAGAACTGATTAAAGAAGTTGATGAGAAGGTTAACACAAAAGCAGATAGGAGTGAAATCCCTGATGTTAGTAATAAAGCCGATATAGAAGATATACCTACTAAAGTATCTCAGTTAGAGAATGATAAACATTACTTAACAACAATTCCAGATAACTTAGTTACTGAAGAAGAATTGAATAGTAAAGGGTTTCTAACTAGCTATACTGAAACTGACCCAACTGTTCCTGAGTGGGCTAAACAACCTAATAAACCTACATATACCCTTGAAGAGTTAGGTGCAGAAAGGGCTGGGACAGCAGCAGAAATACTTGAGATAGCTAACAACTTTACTAGACAGCAGTTTGATACACTTACTCAAGATTCTGACCCTTCTTATAATACCTTTAAAGAAGTCGGAGATGCAATTATAAAGAATAATAAAGACATCGCTGCAATAAATACTACATTAGGTGGCAAAGCAGATAGAAGTGAATTATTCTCCGGTGAGTATCAAGACTTAGTTGGGAAACCTGAAATTCCTAGTATAGTAGGCTTAGCTACTGAAGAGTATGTCAAGCAAGCTATAGCTAATATTCCAGAAACTGATTTAAGTAATTATGCTCTAAAGAGTGAGCTTCCAGACATTAGTACTAAGGTTGATAAGGTTGAAGGTAAAGGATTGTCTACTAATGACTTTACTAATGAGAACAAAGCTAAGTTACAATCACTCGAGAATTATAATGATACATACGTAAAAGAACAGATAGGACTACTTAATGTATTTAAGTCAGATGTGCAGGGCTATGTCATGCATATTGAGAAGGCTCTTTATCTGTCTGAGAACCTATCTGATTATTATACTGAGGCTGAAGATGCACACGATTTTATAGTAGCTTTATCCAAGGCTAGATTAGTAACATTAGAATATGCAACTTTAAAATTTGTAACGGCTTATAGAAAGACAGCTACAGATACCAAAGACACTAATGATGTTAGAACTGTAGAAGTGGTAATGATGTTTCACTATGATGAACTTCAGGACTTGAAGTTAACATTTACATTAGTAGTAGGAACTAAAACGACATATACATTTAATAAGGAATTTATAACATCTTCTTCCACTGGAACTGAAGCCTTAGTTGAAAGACTTACAACATTAGAGAAGTTGGTGCAAGGTCTTGATTTACGTAAAGCGATAGTATTAGAATAGAATGGCAAATGAAATGGTAAATAACAAGCAGGTAAATTTCTGGAGGGGTGACCAAATCCCTCCAACCATTTACCACATTTGGATTAAAGATAACAGTAAGATGCTCTTATTTGATGGGGAACAATGGGTTGTATTCCTTGATAATAAAGAGATTATCGACATTGTGAATAAGATTCAAGAGAAGCTTGATAATATGCAAAAAGAAATCGAGAACCTGGGCAATAAGACTGTAAATAAGAAGGCTATTAAGAATAATCCAGTACTAGACGGTACTGACTTACTTATTGGGTGGTCAGGTAACTTTATAGATAAAGGTCTAACTGTTGCCCAAACAGCTCAGAGGTTTGATGAATTATTAACAACTCAAATCATATAGGAATGATAATAAATAAGAAGATTGTATATGCTAGAAAGAAAGAAGAGTTTGAGCCACTAATACCCACAATACCAGAAGGGCTTAACCCAGTAGTATTTATTGAGGATACTAGAGAGATGTGGACTTGTGGTACTTACTTTAGTATTGGCTATCCAAGTATAGAAGTATCAGAAGTTAGCGGCTCTGTTAAGGTTCAAATAGGAAATAGCTTCTTCCTGCTAACTCCTACAGGTGACAGTATTAGCCTTAGAAAAGGTGATGGTAATAGAATTATTATCAGCAGTAATGCACTTAATAGAGTGGATACTGAACCTCCTTTGAAGTGGGATGCTTCTAATAGGAAGTTATTACACATGGAGAGCGGTGTAGCTTCAGGCTCTTATGGACAATCAACTAATCTAGGAAATGCTAGTGTGTTTGTTGTTCCAAACTTTATAGTAGATGCTACAGGACATATAACATTTGCAGAGAATCATAATATTGAGATTAGGGACTATGTTGAACAGGTAGCTCCATCTAATCAGATGGCTGAGAGGAACGTATTATTATCCTATAATGAAGCTAATAATAATATGGACACATCTCAAGTTAGAAAGGCTAATGGTTTGACATTTAATGATGCTACACAGAGAATAACTATAGCAGGAGGAATGACTTCCGATGGAGCAGTAACAGTTAATCATGGAGACGTTTCTGTATTAGATGGTTATATTATTGGTAAGCTAAAGGGAGATGTAGAAGGACAAGCTACTCCTAAGATTCACTTATCTCTAAAACCAGAATATGGTGGTGCTTCTACTAAATTATATGGTCACGTAAAACTGCAGGACATATTAAGTAGAAAGCCGGACCCATCAAGTGATAATGAGAATATAAATGACACTAACGTAGTTGCAGCTATTGCAGCATCCCCATTAATGGTATGGAACGCTATAGAAACTGCTAAGAGTTATGCTGATAGTATCCTCGGCTCTAATAATGCTATGCTATTTAAGGGAGCATTAGAGGCTGGTATATCTTCTCCAGGTACTTATACACCAATGGCAGATGTAGGTAATACTTATGTTGTAACCTTTGGTAATGGTGCTTATAGGGATAGTGTGGGGTATATAAACGGAGTGTCGGTAGAGGTTGGTGACTTACTTATATGTAAGGAAGCTACTGCTGCTTCTGATGGTACTAACTGGGAAGAGGTTTCTAAGAAGTGGACATATGTTCAGACTAATACTACTGGAGTTGTTAGTGGACCTACATCCGCTACAATAGGACAACTGGCAGTGTTTGATAGTATAACGGGTAAGTTGATAAAAGGTCTACCAAACGGTTCAGTAGGGCAAATGCTAGTAATCAATGAGTCTGGCATACCTACATGGGCCAATAAACCTGATAGATTGAATCATGCATTATCATTCCAAGTAAAGGGAGTCGAGTTTACATCGTTTGATGGCTATGAAGCTAAGAAAGTAAATTTCATTGCTGGAGACAATATGTTTATTACTCCAGATAACCAAGGTAATTTAACTTTAGCTGCAGACCCTGGAAATGATACTGTAAATACAGCTGGAGCTACTGATTTAATAAACACAAAGTTATTCTTAATCGGAGCAGAATCACAGACTGAAAGTCCTCAAACATACAGTAATAGATACGTATACGTTGGTGCTGATAACTGTCTATATAGTGATGGTAAAAAAGTATCAACAACAGACCATACACACCCTATATATGTAACATTAGATACTGAACAGACTGTTAATGGTAGCAAGACGTTTACAACTCCTATCATATCTACAGTAGCTAGTGGAACTGCACCATTTAGAGTTACCAGTAATACCTTAGTAAGTAATCTTAACGCTGATTTACTTGATGGGTTACACGCTAAAAGCTTTATATTCTACAAGGAAGGAGACTTTGACCCAGCCACTTACGATGGTTATTACATGGGAATGACTACAAAGTCAGGTATAAACGGCAACTGGTGGCATATCATATCTATGAACTGGGGTGGTTCTAATATGGGAATTGTAGGAAACAAGACCTGGGTTACACAACTTGCATTACCAACAGAAGGCATACGTGGGCTAAAGTATCGTACAGGTAATGATTCTACTTCCTATGGTTCTTGGGTAGATATATTAGATGTTACTAATTATGCAGGAACTCTCGATGGACGTTACCTTAAGAAGACTGGCGATACTATGACTGGAACACTTACATCCGCATCTACTTCCAGCTCAATCGTATTCAAGGGATTGGAAAATTGTGATATTACCAATATCTATAAAGATAACGGAGTTATCAGGAACGATGATGGTGGGTTAACTTCTATAAGAAACGGATTAAGGTTCAACTGGTATGACACATACTGGTATATAGGAAACCTTAGAGGAAGTAGTACGGATAGTGCAGGATTTGGTGTCGTAGACCATAACAACAAGCTAGTTTTACGTGTCACTCCAAATGATGTGAGAGCACCTAGGTTTATGTCAACTGTTGCCACAGGGTTATCACCGTTGATAGTTTCAAGCAATACGCTTGTTAATAATTTAAATGCAGATTTATTAGACGGGTTGCACGCTGAAAGGTTCTTGTTAAGTGTAGGTAGAAGTAATGGTACTTTTGACTTAAATACTTATTCTGAAAGAGCAATTAAGGAAATAAGAACAACAGAACAAACTACAAATAACGCCCCTTTTGCTGGATATGGATTATTAGCTAACTTATGGGATTCCAATAAATTTGCTGCATTACAGATAGGAGGAACTAGTACAGACTTGTTTTTTAGAGGAAAACATGATGCTACTGATAAGATAACGTCTGCATGGCATAGATTGTTACATACTGAAAACTATGCGTCTATTGCTGACGGACGATACGTAAAGAAAGCAGGTGATACCATGACTGGTACTCTTGGAATGGGTGCTAATACTATATATTGGAAAGAGAATGGCTTTGGTGATAAATTTGGATTAACCCCATACTTTAGTGGTACTAATGATAATAATTACCTAGCCTTTATGAGTTCTGTTGGAGGGGCTGGAACAGACCCGGCTATGAGTGCTAAAATGGTATTAACTGGATTAGGAAATGTAGGAATTGGCACTACAACTCCAACACAGAAGCTTCATGTTATTGGTGGAGGTTTATTTACTGCATTACTTACCACTACTGGTATTACTAACAATGGAACCTTAACCCAGAACGGCGATATTATAATAAACCAAGCTAGCACTACTGGAACTAGGCAAGTTAGATTCCAAGGTGGGAATAACGATTATGGTAGAATCGCTTTCGGTGCTACTGGTAACAGTGCAGGATGGATGGAGATAGCTTCTTGTGATGATGGAAATGAACCTATATATGTAAGACAATACACGGGCGTATTTACTACCATAAAGAGGACAGCAACATTATTGGATGCTAATGGAAATACAATATTCCCTGGCACAGTCACAGCTCCAACATTTACTGGTGCTTTAAATGGTACTGCTGAATGGTCTAAGAGATTGGCTACTAATAGTCAGTTAACATTTGGACTAAATGGATTAACTTACTTCAATGCATATCTAGGTGCTGGTACTGCTGCTAATCAGAATGTTGGACCAACAGCTCAATGGTGGCATATATTAAGAATGAATCATGGAAATGGTTCTGGGTATTTCGCTGATATAGCAGTCCCTTTAAATACATCTGATGGTATTTACTGGAGAAGAATACAAGGGGGTACTAACCATGGATGGTATAGAGTGTTAGATACTAATAACTATGCTGGAATTATAGACGGTAGGTATATTAATGTTACTGGTGATACTATGACTGGTGCATTACATCTAGCTAATGGTACTAGAAACAATGCTGGAGATGATTGCGGTTTCGGTGACTGTAATATCGGAGGCTGCCTTGGATTACAAGGATTAAACGGAGCAACTGGACTAGCATTTATCCAACAGGGTGCTTCATGGAGTGGTGGAAACAACTATAGATTTACTTGGAATGGTTCTAACATGACATCTAGTAGTACAGCACAATGGAATAATTTAAATGCAGATTTATTAGACGGCTACCACCAAGCAGCATTCAGTATGGGCTGGACTACTTCAACTAAATACAGGGTTGATAGATGGGGAGGTAGTACAGACAAGAACTGGAAGAAGATAGTAACCTATGTTTGTACAGGTGGAGGGCGATATCAAAGCTGTAAAGTCAAAGGTACAATCTACTATATAACAGGTAATCACAATCAAGGGCACGTAATAGATATACCATTTGAAGCGATAATGTATGCTTATGGTGGTACTGCAAACTCAATGTTAAATCAAAGTACTTTATATCTTCCCCCTTATTGTACTTGGGATATGATTAGGATAGTACGATATAATAACAACAGTTGGGAGGTACAAGTAAGGCAACCTAGCGATTGGACTAATATAAGTCTTGAATATACAGTAACTAATAATGGTGGTAGTGTATCGGCAGGTCAGTTTACTAATACTTCTTATTCAAGCACTGTGGCTAATAATTATAACACTAATGTTAGTAGACCTAATTCAAGTTATACCAATCATGCTGCTAGTGCAGACAGACTTACAATAGCCCGCTCTATTAATGGAACTAACTTCGACGGTACTGCAAATATTACTACCTCTTATTGGGGAACAGCTAGGAACTTTACTATTGGTAACACTACTAGGTCAGTAAATGGTTCTGCCAATGTTTCATGGTCTTTTGCTGATATTGGAGGCGCTCCTGCAGACCATTCACATAACTATATAAATTCTAGAGGAAACCTCAATCCACAAACAGGAAGAACCCAAAACCTAGGTAATGTGTACTCCTATAATACAGTTAGTGGAATTAGTAATGGTGCACCAGCTACATATACATCCGTTATAGGATTTGGAAGAAGTACTGGAGGTACGGTTGAAATTGCTGGAGGATGGACTGCTGGTATGGGATTGTGGTACAGAGCGTTAAGAGATACTACTGACAATTGGTATGGATGGGTAAAAGTATGGGATACCAAGAACTTTGACCCTAACTCTAAAGCAAACAGTAACCATAACCACGATGGTTCATATATAACTAAAGGTGGTAGTAATAATAATGTAGTACTTGGTGCTGGTGGGTATAAAGCATTGTCAGACTTTACACTGAACTCAAATTGGGCAGCTTCTAAAGACGCTTCTGGATATGTTAAATTCCCTAACGGATTTATAATTCAATGGGGTACAGTATATGTAACTGCAAATACTATGAGACATAAATCCTTCCCGATTGCATTCCCAACAGCTTGTATATCGGTACAAGTAACACATAAAACAACCGCAACTAACTGGGACAAGGTTTGTGTGGCAGGTGATTACACTAGAACAAGTTGTACTATAGTCAATTGTGAAACGGTTAACTCTATGATTAATTGGATGGCTTTAGGTTATTAGTTTATATGTTTTTATTTAATATTAATTTTTTAACTATGAAATTTACTAGAATGATTAATTTATCTGGTTCAGTAACAGTAGATACTATCGAGGTTTATGTAACAATGAACTACGAAGAGACTCAAGCCCCTTCCGAGGCTTCCTTTAACTTTACTACAGAAGGTATGTCTGTAAGTGGTTCTTGCTCTAAGAATGAGATTACATACTATACCACATCTCAAGGGATAGTGACAGATGAGCTTATGAAGAAAGTAGAAACAAAGGTAAAGGAATGCATAGCAAATTATGAGTCAATTTGATTGTCTCATAGCTAATTTTATAATTTTAACTAACTATACTTTGTTTCATACTCAATAATGTGTATATTTGCACAGAATTAACAAAATTAGAAAAGGACTATGACAGTAAACGAAATGATGATTAGGCACAACTTTATTACTAAGATTATACTTAGGGATAAGGACAAGGAACTCAGTAAAGATTTAAAGGTAAAGATTATGTCAATGCGTATTGAATTAGGTAAACTTCGTAGACAAGTGGAGGATGATTTACAAGAAGCTATCTCACAATTAACTCCGAGTGAATATAGAGAGTTAGCTAGTAAAAGTGACCTAACTCAAGATGAGAGAGAGAAGATAAAGGAATGGAATAAGCAAATAACTGAGGAATACAACACCTACCTTGACCAAAGGAGTAAGGATGAAGTAGCTGACTGTGCCCACTTCAACGAAGATGAGTATGCTCAGATTGTTGAAGTAAATGCAGCCAATGATGTTGAAATAAATGGACAGAAGTTATGTGCTGCTGATTTTCTAGAAGTGCTTCATAGCTTATTCGTAGAACAGTAATATAAAACGAGGGCTGTGTGAATAACATAGCCCTTTATTTTTATCAGCATGAATGAATATATTGAGGTAATTGGTCAATTAAAACCCAAGAACAATGCTAGCTTTGCACTAGCAGATGTTAATGATTTACGTGGTGGTTACATCCAAGTTACCAATATGAGTGATATGGAAGCCTTTCTCAACACAAAGAAGTTAAAGGAGGGTATGCTATGTTACGTCAAAAATTCACCTGACAGCAACCATATGTATCAATTCTATAACGGGGTGTGGAACGTATGGAAAGTACAAGGAGGTGGAGGAGGTGGAGGAGGAATGTCTATTGTAGTAGTTGACACTTTAGAAGAACTACTTGATAGGGATGACCTTAGAGTTAAGGGGCAAATAGTATTCGTTAATGATATTAATGAAATACGTTACTTTAATGGATTTGTTTGGGAATCCTTCTCCAAAATTTATATACAGGATACACCACCTGAAGATAAGGGAGGTATTTGGATAGATACTTCTGAGAATAAAGAACATATGACAAGCAGTACTGTGATTCAAGACCTGTTAAAGGTTATATCAGTACTACAAGACAAGGTACAGAAGTTAGAGTTTGCATTTAACTGCCAGATAGATTCTGGTGACTTTAGAAACAATCAGAGGTACGCCTATGATGGTATGCCTAATGAGGAGCCTAACTACGGTACTTCAGAAGAAGAGGACAACGCCACTCAAGAGGCTAACAAGGATGTGGTTCTTGCTGATGCACCTGAACCTACTGAATATAAAGAGTATTTACCTAATGCTAAGCATATATGTATCAAAAGTGGTACATACGCAGAAATGCAAGCTAATAAAGGTGATTTCTTACCAAAGGAATTGTTATGGTGTTATGACACTCAGACATTATGGATTAAAGACCCTAAGACTTATAAATTAATTAAAATAGGTAGTACAGGTAGTGGAGGTGAAGACCCAAGACCTGGACCAGACCCAGAAACAATGGATGGAATATTAACCGAAGTCATTGGAAGCGGCAGTGGAGCTAAGACCAAGATTATTGGTATTGAGTTCGCGGACATGACGAATAAAGAGAATACATTCCTTATTCAGGTTAAGGATGGTAAGTTAGATATACATGATTATAGATTAGATAAGAATACTTTAGCTGGTAATGCTCAGACTCAAGGTACTGGAATTTACTACACTACTCCATATTTCCCTATCATCCCAGAAGAGGTGGGTTCTAAAGACTCTCCAAAGATTTATGTTAATATGGTGTACTGCGGAGGAACATCAGAGGATAAGGACTACAATCCAGTATCTCACAATTTCGTAGAGTTGTGTAACCTTGGTAAGAAGGACTTAAATCTAAAAGGACTATACTTACATTACACAGAAAGGAATAGTGGAGATTGGGTTACATTACCTCTAATTGGTACTCTTAAATCTCAAGGTACATTCTTGATTAAGGGTGCTCAATGTTCCGTAGAGAACATCAATACTACACTAATTAGAGTTGGTGAACCTGATATGTATTGGACTAAAGATGCTACTCTTAATAATACAAGGCTTGAGATTGCTGGAGATACAGGCGCAGGAGTACAGCCTCATAGTATATGGTCAAGTAAAGACGATTGTATTAAATTTAGCTATGACTGTGCATTCTACATTAGTAGTGAGGAAACAACAGATTACTTCAAGACTACTGTTATGAATAGTACTGCACCTTGGACTACTAACGGAGTAATTAAATGGTATGTGGACTTAGTCGGAATAGGTAGTTATAATGATAAATCAATGCCATGTGAGGCATCTCCCATTGCCACTAAGGGAAGTAATGTATTACTAATGCGTTACTATAATATGGACCCAGTAAAGCAAGCTACTAAAGCTCTGAGTACTAGGAGTAATGTTAAGGATTGGACGTATATTAATATGGACAAAATTAATCCTGCTATTGATATTCAAGATTATACTCCAAGGAATTCATCACAAAATAAGAATATATTCTTTAATAAGCATCTATTAGTGGAAGGTACTCCTAACATAGTTACTTGCACACTAGGACATGATGCCCATAAGACAAGATGCTTTAACTGGGTATCAGTAGGGTACTACGATGAGTACATCTGGATTAGAAAGGATGGTGAAGATTATACTCCAGAAAATAAATTTGAATCCTTTAAGAAGGAGGATATTAACTCTGAGAATGAGAGTACTAATCCTAATAGACCAGATAATCATAAGAATTGGACTAATAAAATATATAATAGGATTAGAAGCATAACTACAGATGGCACACCATTTACAGTTCATAAGTTCATTAAGGACTTCGATGAACCTGCTGATACTCAGAAGTATTATTACAAGGTAGGTAGAGATGGGGCATGGACTGAGGAAAGGTCATTTACTCTTAGAAATAGAGATAAGGTTATTGAAAGAGGATTTAACTTCCTACAAGTAAGTGACCAGCAAGGATTTAATGCAGAAGAATATGAAATGTGGAGAGTTAGTGCAGAATACATCAACTCTGATAAAGCTGAGAATCCATATGAATGGTGCTTAAATACTGGAGACCAGACTCAGAATGGTAATAGATTTAACGAATGGATTGACTATTACAAGGGTGGAGATGTTATCTATAGAGATACAGAGCAAATGTATTCAGTAGGTAATAATGATTTAACCCCTGTGGATGTATACACGTTAGGGGATGGAGAAGATAAAAGTAAAACTAATCCCGCCAATGTGGAATTTTTCTTTACATTTGAGCACCCTTATACAGTACCCATTTCGTCTGCTGGAGTGTACATACCCTGCTGCTATAGTTTCGTATATGGCAATACCTATTTCTTGTCTATGAACTCTGAAATCACTGAATTAGCAAGGACAGACGTGTTCGGAGATATAGCTGGCGTGAATGTATATAATGACTTAAAAGACTGGGCAACTGCTGATTTGGCACAACACGCAGCTGATGCCAAAATTAAGTGGAAGGTTGCGTTCTGTCATGAAGCTCCATTTACCATCATCACCGCTGATTTAATTATGAGCTATTTAAAGCATAATGAAGGTGGTTCTTACGATAAAAACTTAGATATTAAGAGGGGCGGAAGTCATCTAAATACAGTTGGTAATTACTGGTTTAGTCAATGGTTACAGGATAATGCATTTAAACTATGCCTATGTGGACATAAACATACATATGCAAATTCAAGATATATACGTGAGAATCCTGATAGGACAATGGAACCTATAGTATATGACCAGTCACTGTCCCCAACATGGTATACCAATCTACCTGATAGAGAAAAACAGTGTGTTCAAATCTCTACTGACGCTAGTCTAAACTATGTAAGATATGTAATGTGTCAAGCAACTGGATATAAGTTAACCTCTAATAAAGAGTTGCCTGCCAAGAACATACCTTGGTTACTAGAATATTATCCTGTATCTAGCCAGATTGAAAACCCAAATACTAATACTGCTACTGTTAAGGTTAACAGTGCCCAACAATATCCTAACTATATTATATGGAATGTAGGAACGGGAAATGAAGTTGAAGTGCCATCCATGACCACAGCTAGTAGGGAGAGAATACTTGGTAAGTCTTATAAACTGCAGCTAAAGGATAATACTAAAGTTTGGGCTTATAAGTATAATGTACCTATAGCTTATACTGACTTAAAGAAGGTTGGAGGTAATGGTGCTACTAACCCAAGTAATAATATAGTAATTGAAAAGACATTACAATGAAAATAAAACATTATGATGAAGTAACTGGAAGATGGGTAATCGACGGTGCTTCTAATGCTTCAGAATTGGAACTGACAAACCCTGGCTTCTTAAATGAAGCTGGGGAATCAGTTTCTATTGACAATGGCTTCACAAAGCTAGATAATAGAATGACTAAGTTAGAACAAAACCTAGCCTGGGTGTACCTTAATGGTGCAATCGGCGGTGGTGGAGGCGACGGTGGTGGAGGGGATGGCTCAGAATACACCATTGATGTAGCTGAAGGTAGTACAGTCTATACAGCTACTAATACTGTTACACTTAATATCTTAATTAAAAGTGGTGGTGTTAAAAAGTCATTTACTGTAATTGCTAAAGATTTGGCTACCAACAAAACATTAGGAACATGGAAGAAGTACTCTATGGCTAGAACAGACATTACCATTACTGGATTATCTGGAACTACTGACGTAGAATTGTCTGCCTATGATAGTGATAATGTATACACCACTCCTACATACGTAAAGATTGTGGCTGGTGCCATCTCTTTAGAGATTCAATCTATACCACCTAAGACTATGTATATGGGTGGTGTTGCAGAAGTACCTCTTAACTACACTGTAACTAATAATATCCTGCAAAGCCCTGCCGAGTTCTGGATGACTATTAATGGTATTGAAGTTGCTAGGGTAGGTAACATTACTACAGCTATTCGTGCACTAAGTTATGACGCTCGTAAGCTACTGTTTGAGAGTGAGCACTTTAATCCAAAAGCTGGACAAAGATTCTATTTTATAGCACAGGCAAGTACTACACTTAATGGTGATGTAATACAGTCTGAACAGATTAAATTCGACATTACTGTAGCAGATAGTAATAACTTAGTTATTGTAACCGAGGATATTACAGAGTTTACCCCATCCTCAAATCCCGGAGAAACTCTTGAGGATTTAACACAGTATGGTCAGGGTTCTCAATTAGGATTTAGTTATTACTTTAGTTATGGTCTTAGTAAGTATAGTACATTCAACATGGATTATAAAATCCATCTAATGAATAGAAGTGGTGAAGTATCATTACTCGACACAGGTACAATTAAGAATATTAATAAGAGTGAAACTAATAGGTTTGTATATAGTACAGTAAACCTATCTGTTAATAAGGATGATGAATATTTAAGAATCACCCTATTTGGATATGCAGTAAATGACCCTGGTGATACTTCTGCTCAATATACCAAGACAGTTACTTGTAGGATAGTAGAGAGTGTAAGTACTGACTTATATGCTAACAATGACCTACATACACTACTTGCGTATTATAGTAAAATTACTGGATTCCCTAACACTTCTACTGGTACTTGGAATTATCCTATCAAAACTAGCGGGGATTTCATATACGAGGGTGCATTCGCATCTAAGTTCCCAGATGGTGTGAATTTTACTCTAAAAGGTGTAAATGGTAAAACTAGTGGTTTTATTCAGGACATTGATGGTGTGAATCAAATACCTGCAACAAGACTGAGTGGTGAGGCTTACGGTTATCTTGAAGTAGCGGATGTTATGTTCCCTGCCATTGATATTGGTGCTGGTGTATCATTCTTCCAACCTATGGGATTCCATATATCCTGTACTTATAAGGCAGACGCCTCTTCTTATCCAGAAGAAGTAGTATGCGGTATAGGTCAGTATGAGGATGGTGAATTAAAAACTGGTTATGAAGTATCATTAGAGAAAGCTGTATGTAAGATTGGTTCTGCTGATACACTTACAGTTAAACTTCCGCAGAATGAGTTACTTACTGTAGACTTAGATGTATCATTACTATCAGGAAATGCTTGGTACTTTAAAATCTATGTCAATGGTGTGCTGTCTGCTGTAAGTAGGGTACTACAATCCGATATTGACTGGATGTTTGGTACTGACTTCTATTTCGGATGTAGAAATGATAATGGGGTAAGAAGTAGATTCTCTGATGTTAATATTTATGATATTAAGATTTATACATCTTCACAGAGTGAATATGCTATTGTTCAGAACTACATATCTGCCACTGAACAGGCAAGACTTGTAAGAGGTCAGATTGATGCATCTTTAGATGCTGAGTTAAGAACTAAGAATCTATTTGATAGTGCAGGTAACTGCTTAATATGGGATAAGACTCTGGATGGAGGTAAGGGCGGTTTCTTAACAGGTGAGTTATTATACTCTAAGTTAGTAGAGCAAATGGAAATTAACACACCTTATCCTATTGTGTTAGTAGAGGAAACATCTAACAGCCCTACACTATTTGAACCATATTCAACTGCAATATTCTCTGCATCTGATAAGGTAGAAGTAATGGGCAAGAAATTCCCAGTTAAAATTACTTATCAAGATAGTAAGGGTAAGGTTGTTATTACAACTCCAAGTGGTGTATCAGAGAACAATGGTGTTACTATTGGTCTACAAGGTACATCTTCACTATCTTATAATGCTAAGAACTTTGAGATTTATATGGGTGATGTAGACCAGACTGGTAAGAAGATGCTATTCCAACCTACTGATGATTGGTTGCCAGAGAATGAGTTTACATTAAAGGCTGACGTAGTAGACTCTGCACACGTTAATAACGTAGTAATTGGTCAGATTGTTAATGGTAGAGCTAAAAACTCTTCTGGACAGTCTATTACACCATTTGGAGCAACCCCACCCATGTCGTTAGGTAATGATGTTTGGGGAGGGGATGCTGATAAGGCCAATGCTATTAGGGGTAAGATTAAACATACCTCAGAAGGTTTCCCAGTGTTACTATTTATTAGATATGCACCAGATGCTGATGGTACTATCAAACAACCTAAATTCTGCGGTATATACAATTTCAACCTGGGTAGGTATGCATATTTTAATCTTGGGCTAAAATTACTTTTAGACTACACTAAAGTAAACCAAGATGGACCAACACTAGTAACAGATTACACAGAAGATGCTAGCAGGTGGAATACAGGTGTTAGTAATGGAGTATACTCTGTTGAAATAAACCAGAACTCTTCTGCTCAAGGTGCATTCCAACAAGACGATATGAAGATTGTACAGTTTATGGGTGACGTAATGTATACATCCAGAGACGAGGCAATTGGATATAATCAAGTGCAGAAGTTCTATACTCAGATGGCTAATATGGCTCTTACTCGTATCCAGAAATATACAATGGATGACGCTGGGCAGACTCCTACTAAGCCTATTCCTGGAGAGTTCTACGATTTGGATAAGAATGCTTATTATAACTTTAGTGCTTGTGACCAACACCTAAACTGGGATAACGCTTGTGCTTATTTTATGATTGCATTACTATTTGGTTGTGTGGACTCAATGTGTAAGAATTTAACTATTCGTAGTTGGGGTACAGATGTATGGTATTGCTGTTTCTATGATATGGATACAGCATTTGGGCTTAATAATGCCGGACAAGATATTGTAGAATATTGGGCACATTTACATAGGTGGTATAATATTGCTTCACAAGATACTGGCATTACCCAATACACACAGGAGAAGAATTATGTATCATCTGATAGCTATAAGCAGTTCTTTGCCTCTTGGTGGAATAGAATATGGGAGGTGCTTGAAAACTTAGCTGGCATAGATAGTGGTAGCACAGAGAATAGAACTAGCTTAGAATCATTATATGTAAATCTAAGAACTAACCTGTTCCCTGACCCTGACAAATTTATTAAGGATTACTATCAATCATATACAGAGAAGACAGGTTCTATCATGTTTAACTATGATTATAAGATTAAGTATCTTGCTATATCTAAGACATATGACCCAAACACTGGTAAATATGAGGATAGTACAGACTTTAGTCAGTTAAAGTTCTTACATGGTAATCGTGTAATGCACGTTAAGGATTGGTTTAGAAAGAGGATTATGTTCTTAGACGGAGTATATGGTTATAAGGATAATACTAACTTATTACCTACCACTATTGAATCTCCTATTACTGGTCTATGGGCTTCTAATAAAGCTACTGGTTCAGCAACTGAAGTAAGGTTTAGCACAGATATTACTGCAAGTAGTCAGATACTTTATCACTACTCACATGATAAAACTACTGGTGCATTCTGGGTTACAGATACGCCCACGTCAGTTATATTACCTATGCCTACTGGTGAGACCGTGGTGTATATGTATGCTAACAAATATATTACTGACTTTACTAAATTCAAAAGTTATCCTTGGACTGGTTTAGATAATATTAATCTACCTATGTTGCAAGAACTTGATTTAAGTGGATTAGGCAATGTGGATGCAGCTTATTTCTTCCAAGGAGGTGTATATAACAAGGCTAATGACATAGGTCTAAAGAACATTAAGAAACTAAATCTAAGTAAAGTAAAGCTTATTGGTTCCACTGCATCTGCGTATACATTAGACTTAAGTGGATGTCACAAAATCCAGGAGTTAGATGTTTCCTATTCTACTATTACTAAGATTACGTTCCCAACATCTGCTGTACTGAAAGTATTAAATATGTCAGGAACTGATATCACTAGTTTGAAGTTAGAGAATCAATCCTTTCTTGAATCACTACTTATTGAAGACTGCCTAAAACTGACATCTATAGAGATAAATAACTGTAGTGCAATAAAGACTTTATCGGTACCTTCTAATGTAAAGACTGTAATTATTAGGAATTGTGAGAAGATGGAAACTATCCAGATTCCTTACTCTTCTATTAATAACTCTGTAAGTCCCTTAGTTCAGGTAACTATTGACAATTGCCCAGGTATGAGAGAATTTGGCATTTCTGGACAGAATAACCCTGGTCTAAAGTTGGAGTTAACTGGTGCTTGGAACCTTGAAGTGTTAGATTTAAGCTACACAAAGACTGAGGATATAGTACTGGCATCTTTATATGTAAATGGTGAGCCGAATTTCTCTAGCTTGAGGTCACTAGATATTTCTGGAACATCTTTGTATACACTTAAGTACAATGATAGGACGTTTGACTATTTAGACTTAACTGCATTCCCAGACCTAGAAAATATTAGAGCAGCCAACTGTAAAATGCTTACAGAGGTTAGATGTAAAAATGATAAAGACAATCCAATTGAAGTAGCATTAGGTGCATTTAAGGATTGTAATTCCCTACAGAGAGTCAAAGGGCATATAGCCCTACAAGGTAGTGAAGTCTTTAGAGGCTGTAATTCGTTCTATCTAAATCCAAATGAACTGTATACCCAATTTGGAACTGATGTATTCTTGACAGGGGATGATGCAACTAATATAACATTTGATAGAAATCTTACAGAAGTTTACTTCATGTTTGAAGATTGTAGTAACTTATCCTACAATGACTTTAAATACTTGATGGTTAGACTTACTGATAAAGTAACCTCTTTGGAGGGGGCCTTCAAAGGATGTAGTAATATATCTGGAGATTTATGGTATGATATGTTTAGACCATGTCCGAATGTTAATACTATTAAGGAAGCATTTAGTAATACTAGACTAGGCGGAATCTTCTTCTCTAGAGGTCAGGACTACAATCCAGCTAGGGATTCTACATGGGGCATCCTAGATTTCGTTCCTAAGCTGACTGATACTGAAGCTGCATTTGATAATACAAGTATAGAATGGATAGATAATAATGTATTTGCACCTATTGTTAATGGCAGAACTACTACATACTCTCCTTTAGTAAAGATTGACTATATGTTTAGAGGTTGTTACTCTCTAAAGAGCTGTGTTAGTACTAGAACTACGCCAATTACAGAGGGATTTCTAAGCTCTAAGACATTCTTTACTAATCTAAGAAACTTAGCTGGAACCTATCCTAAAGGTGTGTTTACTGGATGTGATAAGGTTAAAATGACTGTTGATAATGATGCAAGTGGTAATACTTATCTATTCCATACCGTAAATAAGGTAACTCAAAGTTTAGTACTTACAGATTCTGTGTATAATGGAATAAAGCTAGTGGGTAAGATAGGTCCTAATGTATTTGGAGGTATAAGTCAGACTATTAGTGATAATGGAACTACTTGGTATATTCCAACATTTACTTCTATCCAATTCCCATTCCAATATAGTGGTGGGGCAGGATTGCAAGTAAATCTATCAGAGATGGGAAGTATGTTTCAGGCTATTAGTAGTACTCTACGACAAGCTGTTGGTATATTTAGTGGTTTAGAATGCTCCGATGAAGAAGGTGCACAATCTATTCCAGCTGACATATTTAAACATTGTACTATCCTTAACAGTATTGAATCGTTCTTTAGTGGCATAGATATTAATAATGATGGTAAAGTTTATGAGTTTCCTCCTGCTGGAATGTTTGACGATTGTGTTTCACTACAGAATATTAGGAGATTATTTAGTGGATGTAACAATCTAAAGTTAAAATTAGTTGGAGAAGGTTTCAAGAATTGTGCCCTTAGTGATGTATCTTATGCATTTGAGAACAGTGGAGTGTTTGGAATGATTCCTTATAGACTGTTCTTTATGACTAAATCTAAGAGTGATGGAAGTAAGGTTATTAATCAGACTATTACCGACATGGCTGGAGTGTTCTCAGGATGCTGGTGTCTTGGATATGATGAAACCAGAACTATAGATGTGGGTTCTGATTTAATAACTGGAATGACTAAGACTGTATGGGCAGACCATATTATACAGACCGTTGGTAATAGAGTTCCATTTAAGCTAGATGTTAGTAATATGAAGAAATCATATAACTACGATAGGAATGAAGACCCAGATAGTGAGGAATATAATCCCGGTGAACAAGCATTTGATGTGTGGTACTTAGACGGATATGGTTGGGAAGGTGCTTCTAGTAGTGAGAGTGGATTAGATGCTGCTAAGACTAGACTAAATGAAAGATACTTTAAGTATGATTCCCAACAAAAGGTGGCTATATCTCAGCAAGACCTAGACAGGTCGGAGGTAGGTTATCAGAATTACATGTTCCCCACTGACTACTTTAGATATTGCTCTTCTAACTGTAACTTCGAGAACTCTTTAGCTGACTTTACATATAAGTCCAACATTAAAAAGTTTGATGCTGAAACAGGTAACTATTCAGTAGAAGGAACTGAGGAATACGATGGAATGGTAGGCAGAATACCTTGTAAGCTATTTGAAGCGTTGAAAGACAATACCAGTCTAACGTCAGTTTTTAAAGGCATTAAGTTCTGCGCCTTCGTTAATCTTCAAGGGCAAACCTTTACTAGGGGAATTAAATACCCGCCAGACTTATTTAAGTATAACACTAAATTAGAAGATATATCGAATATATTTGTCCAAACTAGTATAGAAGTTGGGGTAGATATTAATAGTGACTTATTTGCCAACAATGCTAATCTTAAGAGCGTTAGTGGTGTATGGTCTAATTGTCTGTTCGATAAAAGGGCATATAAGGCAGAAGGAACTCAAGAGATATATTCTCAAATAGATTTTGCTAATATGTTTAAGAATAACACTAAAATAACTAACGCTTCAAATTTATTTGCAGTAACAGTCTCAGGTGCATCTAAAGAAAAGCCTTACGGACTACTTTTAATCACTGAAGATTTATTAAAGACTTGTTACAATATAAACAATATCAGTAATATGTTTTATTACTGTGCTGCGTTAGCTGGGGCTGTTCCACCATTCCCATCCGCTTCTTACCCAGTATTGAATGTAGTATCTGGTTACCTATCTGGAGTAACAAAGGCTAATATTACCAATGCTGAAAGTCTTGAGGCTAGATTGGTTCCTGCTGAATGGCTGTAACATAATTCAAATAGGTGATTACCATAGAGATGATTTTTGGATATTTTAATACAATTATTTTGTAGTTAACATTGATTAACAATATTTCTTTGGTATGACCTTTAAGAATCATTAACTTTGCACTATGAAAATTAAAGAAGCGCGCTTAACAGATTGGGTATAAAAACACACACAAACACAACAAATTATAGCAGAATTTTTAACAATGCAAGAGGCAGAGGATAAATTCGGTAAGAAGGGTAGAACTAATGCCGCTCTGACTCTTGGTATTATCGGAACAGCACTTGGAGCTTTTGCAGGTAACAATGGCTGCGGCTGTGGTAACAACGGTATTCTCGGAGGTCTATTTGGAGGTAATAACGGTAATTGTATAGCTGAGAAGGCTATGCAGACTGCTATGGCACAAGGACAAATGTCTCAGAATCTAGCTTGGAACAACAGAGTACAGTCTATGCAAGATGATATTGACCTATACACTTACATCAATGGTAGGAATTTAGCTACTAACGAAAGAATTGGAAACGAAACTCAGGTTCTAACAAACCAAATCTGGAAGGGTAGAGTAGAAGACCTACAAGAAAAGAGTGGAATGTACGTTGATATAATCACTCGTGATAATGCTCAGAACCTAAGACTATGTGATGAGCTTTATAAGAGAAGGGAACAAGACGTACAAGAGAAGGCAGATTTGTTCGAGAGACTTAACACACGTTTAGTTGAGTTAGAGAAGAAGGAAGCTGCAACTGCTGCTGCTTTACCTCTAATGTTCGAACTTAACAAAGTTAATGCTGAAAGGTATTCAGATAACTGCTGCTGCAAGTCAGAGAAACAACTATTGGTTGCTGCTGGTGATTTACAGAGACAACTAGACCACAAGATTACTGGACAGCTGAAATATGCTTATAGTGACCTATGTGCTCCAGTTCCTAGTATTTCTCCACTATACTGTAGTCCATTCACACAATATGGCACAGGTATGTACGCTGGTCAAGCTGCTTCTAACTGGAATGCAGTAAATACAGCTATTAACAGTGCTTGTCCATCTTGTACAGCTCAGTAAGATATTAAAGGGAGATTATGCGAATAGTCTCCCTTTTATTTTTTATTTTAAACACAAACACTTATGAAAGTAAAAATTACTCCTATCGGAGAAAGTGCTCAATTAATTGAATTTAATGTATCGTTACCATGTGGGGCAAGAGCATCTGTAGCTCCAGTGTCTACATTAACAATTACACAAAGATGGGCTAAAGTGATTAACACAGCTACAACAGGTGCAGCTTCTTATATGCAGGTTACTAAGTTTGATATTATACACAACACTCAGTATACTGATTGTAAGGGTAATGTAAGATTGGTTACAGAAGAAACATCAACTATACTAGCTTCTCCAGCTACAAGTGAGACAATAACTACACTTGTTCCAGAAGTTAATAAGGTAATTGATGTTATAATTCCTAACGGAGTTAGTATTGTTAATCAAGCTATCTTAGATGAGTTACCAACATCATTGCCAGTTAAAGGTAATTGTGCTTACTCAGTATTCGAGATACAGATTCCTGCAGCAGCATAATAATCACATGATATGAGCTTATTTGGACAACCTTTCGGTACTAATTATACTGATTTACAAAACCAATACTTGCAGCAACTACAAGTTATGCAACAAGCTCAGCAAGCACAACAGAAGACTCAACCCATCCTTGATGAAATAAACAGGGAGGTTGGGTCGTTGTCTGTTGACGAGCAGAACGTATTGGCTAAAACACAAGAATATCAAATGGCTAAACAGACCTATGAGGCAGGATTTATGGCATTCTTAGGGACTAAGTTTAGTTCAGAATATGTAAATTCCCCTGATGGTAAAGTGGCAGCGGAGAATCTGTTAGCCACTATTAGAAAGAGTAAGGAGTATATACAATCTCAGATAAAAGCAAAAGAAGAAAAGGTTAATACATTATTAGAACTGATGGAGAGTGACCCGGAGATGAAGAAAAGATTTGATGAACTCATGATGAACAAAACAGCTAAATAATGAGTGATAAAGAATTGATATTTCAGGCAGCAAACACATTCACTAAAAACTTGGTAGGTAACTTATTCGGTATAAACACAATAGGTACTGATGCTCTCATAACTTACGTAGTTAATAATATGGAGGACAAGTATGGAATGTATTTGGAGCCATTCCTTGATAAGGATGGTAATATAAACATAGATTTATTTGGAAATGCGCTACGTGACGTTATGAAGGCTCGTGCTAAAGACGGATATGTCGTTAAGCTATTTGGTAAATCAGTCAAATTTGGTGAGGCTGACATTGATGAGTTCGAGAGGATATTTAAGACGTTAAAAGCGAACAATGGAAAACATTCGAGTTGAGTCATTCTTAGGGAATGATAAAGTTATAGTTGGCAATAAATATACTGATTTAGTACTTGAGACTCTTGGTAAGGTTTATATCAAAACCGGCAATAATTCTAGAGTGCTTAGTGATGTTCTAAAATTATTAGACCAAGTACAGGAATCAGAAATAAGAAGTCAAACTATTATAGTTGGTAGCTTACTTGAGATGGAGCAGATGGAGTATCCAGGAGATGGATTCTTCATTTATAATACACTTACATCCACTCTATATATTTCTTATGATGAGAGATATATAGCCTTAATAGAGGCAGCAGAAGGTGCTGATGATGGATATGTAAGACGTAAGGGAGACACAATGACAGGACAGTTAGAAATCAATACTGTTGGTCCCCCTTTAATAGTGGCTTCGTCTAAGCTAGTTAGTAACTTAAATGCTGAATTTATTAATGGATATTCATCCGATGATTTGGCAAAGAAGAACGTAGATGAATATATATATGGAAATTGGACATTTAAAGGCAAAGGAGTCTCTGAGGGTACTTGGGTTTTTAAGGATAATGTCCGTATGTATGGAGATTTAGTTACCAGCAGAAGCTTAACATCCCCTGATTTTATGTCAGGATTTGGTGGCTATGGTTGGAGATTGGATGCAAATACCAATACACTAACAGTTGACTATCTTGTAGTTAGAAAAGCTATGAGAGTATATGAATTGGTAATCAATAAGATAAGTGCAACCAATGGAAGTATCTGGGTTACTAATTCAAGTAAATGTAGTAAGGCTGTGCAACCCACTATTTTAACAGATGCACAACTTAGAAGTATTGGCACATGGACTGGGTCAAGTGAGAACATAGATGCTATGTTAAAGCTATTATCAACAGATGGATATTATATCCCCCTTCCAGGTAATGGAGCTAATACACTTAGTACAGTCACCAGAACGAAAGAAATATCTAAGGCAGATTCAATTAATACCACGCCTAAAACATTTGTAAACTACAAGTTTATAATTCATGTTAAAGACCCTAGAGGTCTTGTTAGTAATACTCTGTTTAGAGGACCTCAGACTTTATACGATGAGTCCCTATTAACATCAACTTCATCAGACCAAAACCACATTGCATTTAGAAAGTGTATAACTCTATACTATATCAGTATGGGAATGACGGTTACTAAGTGGGGAGGAAATGAAGGACAATGGGATGAAGGTACTATCCCATTAGAGTGGACATTAACTGAGACTTTTAATAAGGATGCGGCTTTCTATATGATTCCGAAGGGTGATAAAGTTGCCACAGAAGACTTTGAGAAGAATGGATTTAATAGTACTTACCTAACACCAATACAGCCATTCTATAAATACTTCGGACTTGACACAACAATAGTTAATCAAGCTATTGCAGAATCAAATAGCCAATTTAATAGTAGTATGAATACTACTGTTGTGATGCCTAATTTGTGGGTAGTAAATACTGATGATGAGGAATATCCCCTGTTTAAACCGGGAGATATAATAAGGTGTCAGAAATATACAGGTGGCAATATAAAGTATTATGATGCTGTAGTAATGTCGCAGATGGAATCTAGACAATTTATAATTCAGAAAGCTACATCTGTATTTGATATTTATACTGAAATCCATTATAATGAAGATGGTTCAGTAGCTTCTTCAGAAGAGTCTTATAACAATACTCAGTACAGTAAGACCGAAACTAGCTATGATGTTAATACGGGAGCCAGGAAGCAAGTATCTTCATCTAATACTACTAGTGATAGATTGGATGATATATCTGAAGGTGATGATATGATTCAAATGGGAAACATATTTAACACTGAGAGACAAGGTGCTTTATATTTAACATCAAGTGATGATGGTGGTCCATATATGGATGTAATCACTGAATTAAATAGACCTGATTATTCAGTTCTATATGATGTTCCATTATATGATAGAAGGGAATTAGTATATAAGTCAACTAAGCATAATTACTATTATCAGGAATCTCCCTCAATAGAAGGTGCTCCTACCTTTACAGTAGATATTAAAGATGGAGAGAATGTTATAACTAAAACATATTATTGTACAGAATATCCTACACAAACATCTGTTATTAAGATGAGAGATAACAAGTACAGACATTCTCTTACAAAGACTACAAAAGTAAGAATTGGAAGACTTGATGGTATTTACAATGAAATGTTTGGCAAGAAACAACCCTATGGATTTGGTCTATACGGTGAGAATGTGTTTCTAACTGGTGAGTTTTATTTAAATAATGGTCAGTCTATAGTAGACTTCTCTGAAGAGAATATATTATTAAAGTTCAAGAATGCTGGACTAGAAATAAAGGAAACTCTAAATGATGAAGGCGAGAAGATTCCTGTCTTGGATGAGAATGGAGAACCAGTACTTGATAAAGACGGCAATCCTGTTTATGAAACATCTATCAGTATGAATGCTGATAAGTTTTATTTTTATATTGGGGACAAGTTAGCTATGACACTTGGTAAGATGTTTAACGATGATGGGCGTATACAGGGTTCCCTTTTGGACGTTCAAGGTGCAGTGCAATCTAGAGGATTGTATATAAAGAATAAACAAGGAGAGCTAACTTGTATAATTACTGAGGAAGGGGACCTCTATGCTAGGAATGCATTCCTCTCTGGGACAGTTTTAGCCAATATAGGCTATTTAGGAGGGCAGGAGATTACTATTAGTGAAAGTGGCCTTAGCTATTATAAGTATCAATATCCATATTGTAAGACAATGGTAGAAAGCTCTAACCAATATGGTATTGGGGGAAGGCTGGTTAACGTTTTCAAGTATCCAAGTGATGAGTCAGACACAACCCTAAATGATGGTGTAGTGTTTAATGAATCTGGATACTTAACTGCCTATATAGGTGGATTTGTTGTGTCTAGTACTTCATTGGAAAGTATTCCTGGGTCGTATAATACATTCAGGAATGGGAGAATGTCTATATATTCTGGAGGCTCACCCTGGATAGGTATATCAAGTGGTAAGACAGAATCTGGAGGTATAGTGCAGTCTAGGATGGGATTAAATGTTCTCCCTACACTGTCTGGAATGCAGGCTAACTTCTATGCACAGAACCACTATGATGATAATCCATGTGGTATGGTTATAGATGTTAAAAGTGATTCTGGATATTACCCAGCTGTGGGGATAAAAATTTCTGCAATATCAGACCCAGGATTCTTTCGTGATGGTAAAGGGATTGCAATAGAGGCTGTAGGACATATACAATGTAAGGATGGGTACTTCCTAGGTAAATATGCCGCCACAGATAACAATGGGAGAACATACTGGAAGGGAATAAATGAAGGACGTCCAGAAGAACTTCCAGATTTAGATGACATTAGAATAACTGTATGTAATGGATTAATAGTTGGATGGAGAAAGGAGTAATATGGAAGTAAATTTAAATATTAAGGATAGAATCACATTAATAAGTATCTTGCCTAGTACAGGAAAGATAACAGACCTAGTAGAAGTAATGGATTTAGTTAAGCTAATAAAGTTTAGCGATGAAGAGAGAAAGTTAGTAAACTTAGAAGAGAAGGATGGTAGGATAACGTGGGACATTAGTGCTGACACTCCCAAGACTTATAATATCAACTTTGCACAAGTATCTATCATAAAGGATACTATTAAGAAGATGGATGATGCAGGTAGCATAAGTTTAAATATGTTGGACACTTGTCTAAAATTTAGTAAATTATGATAATACTATTAGACGCAGGTCACGGAGAATCAACTCCTGGTAAAAGAAGCCCAGATGGAAGACTTAGGGAGTATAAATACTGTAGAGAGATTGCTGACGAGGTTAAGAAACAATTAATTAATAAGGGCTTTAATGTTGAGTTGGTAGTTACAGACGATGTAGATGTACCACTTATGCAGAGATGCCGAATAGTAAACCAATACTGTGATATACATGGAAAAGCTAATACTGTATTGGTGTCGATTCACTGTAATGCTGCTAGTAGCGGGGCAGATTGGATGAATGCTAAAGGTTGGAGTGTATTTATATCCAACAATAGCTCAAGCAAGAGTAAGAAACTAGCAGAGTGCTTGTTTGAAGCAGCACGTAAAGAGGGTTTAACACTAAGGAAATATTCACAAACACAAGTATATTGGAAACAGAATCTAGCTATATGCAGGGAGACTAAGTGCCCAGCAGTTTTAACAGAAAATCTGTTTCAAGATAATAAGGCAGATGTAGAGTATCTGTTGTCTGATGAGGGTAGAGCAACTATAGCTCGTCTACACGTACAGGGTATATTGGATTATATCAAGTCAATACAAGGGTAATAAGTAAGGGTGTTCCTAATTATTAATGAATTTCAATATTTCATTTTGGGACACCCTAAAAATTCCTTAATTTTGCAAATAACTTTAAAAGGGAATAATATGGAAATGAAATTAGAGGATTTAGACATTGACGATGTAGGATTAGACGAAGACGTAACTCCTGGAGCTGAGTTTGATGAGGATACCTATGAGAAGCCCTGGCTTGATGGTTCTGCACCGCAAGACGAGGAAGTTCACGAAGATGAGCCGTCTGGTGAGCCAACTGAGGACGACATCATCACTACCCTACTAAAAGATAAAGGAATCAATCCTGAAGCTATTAAATTTGAGAATGAGGCAGGAGAGATTGAAGAGAAAAGTTTTAATGAACTTTCAAGGGAGGAACAACTTCAAATCTTAAATTATGACGAGTCAGATGATGACTTTGGTTTAGCAGAAGATGAAGTTAGTCTTATTAATGAGCTAAGGGCAAGTAATCTGAGCGCAGATGAATATAAGAAGTATATCGCCCAGCAAGCTATTCAAGAGTATTTAGATTCTAATCAAGAAGATACTCCTGTATATGAGATTGATTCTATCCCAGATGATGAACTATATCTTATAGATTTAAAAGCTAAAGTTCCAGAGCTTACTGAGGAAGATGCTTCTGCTGAGTTAGAATTAGCTAAACAGAATGAAGCACTATATCAGAAGAAGGTTCAAGGTATCCGCAATGAATACAAGAAGAAAGAAGAGTTGCTAGCTCAACAAGAGGAGGAAGAACAAAGGTTAGCCGCTGAGAAAGCTGCTCAAGAGTTCGAAGACACTATTGTGGCTGCAATTCAAGAGAATGATACCATTGACTTGGGTGAGTCCTCATTAACCTTGTCTGAGGACGATATGAATGAAATTGCTAGCTTTATCTTAGATTCAGATGTTGCAGGAGTGAGACACATCGCCAAAGCGTTAAATGACCCTAAGACCTTAGTTGGCATGGTTTGGTATGCGCTTAAAGGACAGGAGGCGTTTAGTCAAATTACTGATTATTACAAACAGAAGATTACAGAAGCATCTAAATACAATTATAATAAAGGGTTTGAAGATGCTAAGGGAGGTAAAGCTCCAAACGCAGCTAAGACAGTGGTCAAAAAAACAGCAGGTAGTACGGCTGCCCCTGCTAAGAAAGTAATAACAATTGATGATTTAGATTAAATTTAAATTATAAAGTATGATAGTAGCAAATTTCGTAACCAATCGCCCTACAATGAGCGAAACTAGAACTTATGAAGATTTCTATAAGTTCTTAGGCACAAAACCAACTAGACTTGGTATAGTTTCAAGACTTTACCCTAACCTAACTGCTTCTTACTTGACAGAGTCCCTAAGAAATATCTTCTACATGGATTCTAAGTCAAATAGCAAATACAGAAGCATTGATAGTATGTACTTCGAGTGGGAAGTTGAAACCAACTACATCAAGAGAGTTGAGTTCGCAGATGTTCCAGCAACTAATGGTGAAGGTGGTACAACCATCGTAATGGCTTTCAAAGAGAACTATTACCAGAAGTATGACATTTTTAAGATTGACAAAACAATGCAGCAATGCCAAGTTATCTCTAGACCTACAAGAGTTGCAGATAATTATTGGACTGTTGAAGTAAGACTAATTGATAATGACTATTCTTCAATTCTTGACTTAGACGGATGTCAGATTGGTGACACTACAAGATTCCAATCTAACGCTATGCCTGAAGCTCATGAAGAGGGTTATGTTAAGTATCAATCTAACATTGAGAGACACAGAGGTTACATTACAACACATCGTGTTGATGATAGCTATACTTCTCTATTCAAGCCACTTGAGCAAACATTCATCAGCATTGGTAAAGGTGAAGGCAATGGTGCTGTAAAAGAGACAATGTATAAGATGGATACTCTTGAGAAGAATCTATTAAGAAACTTCCTTGAAGTACGTAACCAAGGTCTATTATTTAATAAGACTAACGTAGATAAGAACGGTAAACCAACAATCTCTGACCCTGACACTGGTCGTCCAATCTATATTGGTGACGGCATCATCCCACAAATCGAGAGATTTGCATCTAAGTATGTATACAACAAACTTACTCCAGAAGCATTCACTACAGCTATGGCTATGATGAATGAGAAGAGTGAGAACCCAACTGGTAACAAGTATGTATTCATCTGCAACGAGAAGATGTGGAATGACATTCAAAGCTGTCTATCAGAATGGCTTGCTAGATTCAAAACTTGTGGTACTTATCTATGGTCTAAGAAGGCTAATGGATATGTAGACGTTGGTGCTACATTCAATAGCTACGAAATCGGTGGTAACACTATTTCATTCAAGGTAGACAGAACATTCTCTCGTGAATGGGGTTCTGAGAAGGGCTTTGGTCTAATGCTTGACCTTACTGCTGATAAGACTAGTGGTGAACCAGCGATTGAACATTCGGGTTGCTGGGCAGCGTAGCCATTATAATTAACGCAAAATTAAAATCTCTTTAATTGCTGGAACTCCTTGAAACAGTAGGACAATCAGCAGCCAAGACTGAGGATAAGCAGGCTCATAGAGTAGCTCTCAGTAAGGTTCAACGACTAGTCAGTTTGACGTAAATTAATAATTAAATTAATTGAAATGGGAGAAAGTTTAAATCCAAGGTACATAGTGTACCTTACTACTAACACAATAAACGGTAAAATTTATATTGGAGTTCATAAGACATTAATGGATAAATTTGACGGATACTTAGGATGTGGAGTTTTAACATACAAACCATCTACTTACAAGTTCAGTCAAACTCCATTCCAGTATGCAGTTAATAAGTACGGTCCAGATAAATTCATTAGAGTAACTCTTAAAGAGTTTAATAACTTACAAGATGCTTTAGACTTAGAAGCATGGTTAGTTACTACTGAATTTATAAAGCGGAAGGATACTTATAACATCACTGAAGGCGGAAACGTTCCTCCTCATAGTATGAGAGAGGTTCATCAGTACTCGTTAGATGGAGAGTACATACAAACCTTCGAATCAGTGGCACTAGCCACTAAAGCTTTAAAAGGAACCAAGAGTTTAAACATTGCAAGAGCAATTAAAACTAAAGGTCAAGCTGGTGGTTATATGTGGTCTTATGATAAGGTAGATAAACTTGAAATCTACGATAAAGTAAACAAACCAAAACGTGTTGGACAGTACACATTACAAGGAGACTTAGTAAAAGTGTACAATACAGTAAGGGAATGTAAAAGAGACTTCTGTGGATGTGTTCATGTTTTAAAGGGAACACGTAAGCAAGCAGGAGGTTTTACGTTTAAGTACATTGACTAAACTTAAGATATAGTCTAATCAACGTGGTAACACGTTGGGCATTATATGCCAAATGTTCACATTAAAGGGTGGTGACTTCATTACTAACAAGTATCCTGGTGTGGGTGGTTTAGATGGTCTAAGCTCTGGTATTGTTTCAAGTACTACAGCTGCATCTAAGGTAATCAACTGGGGTTATTCTGGTGTTGGAGTATTCTCTCCATACAGAAGCTTCATCATGAAAGAAGCGTGATAAAAATATATAATCAAGATGTGTTGGGAGGGGCTAATCTATAGTCCCTCTCATACTCATTATAAAGATGATGTATGATATACAATAAAAATACGAATTAATATGGCTGATGTTTTAGACGATATAATTATTTTAAGAAGTGTGTTCGGTAAAGTTGGACAGAAGTACTTCATGAATCCTGTTAGGGACCCAAGAACTGGTAGATTCCCTGATTGCGTGAGACCAGTAGATAGTAAGGGTGATATGATTATCTCTGATAAGGATAGAAATGAAGGTAAACCACTTATTCCTGAGAATAAAGTGTTCATCATTGAAGATGGTACTACATTTAACCTAAATGATGAATGGCAGGCTGCTGAGTGGCACTCAATACAACATTGTCCTCTTATTGCATTATCAAGAGATGCAAGGGACTCTAAAGGAAATTTACTAATTGATGGTGAAATAGCTGAGGGTAAGGCTCGTGCTCGTTATGGTACAGCTGAACTATATGTAGAAAGACCTGGATATGATACTGCTAAGAGAATCTCTAAGAAGAAACTTATCCACGATGCTGACTCCTACATCTACGGAGACCCTAAAGGTGCAGAAGGTAGAGCACTTAAAGCTAGATTGCTTGGTAAGAATATGCGTAATGCACCAGACGCAGATATTACAGACTACTTGCTTGAAATATCACATAAATCTCCAGAGAAGATTATTGACCTATATACTGGTGGAGATATTAATCTGAGATTGATGTTTATTGACGCTAAAGACAAAAATGTCATATACGTTAAGAACAAGGTTTATCTATATGGTGATAGCATTGTATTGGGTGCAACTGATGATGCAGTAATCACTTGGATGAAGAACCCTACTAACAGTAAGGTACTTGAACTTATTAAGAGAGATACTTATCCCGATATGTACTTAGAAGAAAGTGCATCTAAGAAATAACATTACCTAAATGACAGCGAAACAAGTATACAGAGGAGCATTAGTTGAAATGAATAAGACTGCTGCTCCAAGTATTTTACTTGAGGACTTTAACTACTTATTAAATAAGGCGATATACCAATACATTAATAAGAAGTACAACATTTATGATGTAAATCAACAATCAACAGATGACATTAGAGTTTTAAAATCTACTGCCATCCTCCAGCCTACTCTGGCTACAAACACATACGCTGCTGTTAGTTCTCAAACTAACTCACTGTATGGAGCTGTTTATGAAGTAAATCTACCATTGGATTATTTACATATTTTGAATTGTGTATGCAATTTCAAAGTAGTAAAGACATACGAGTGCTATGATGCTGGTACTTATGTACAAATTGGTGCTAAGCGTCTAACCTCAGACCTTTGGTCACAGATAATAAGGAACTTCTATATGCAACCCTCCTATAGAAATCCTTATTACTTCATACACAATGTAAATAGTGCTACGACAATGCCTACTAATCCAGTAAGACTTACTGCTGGAGAAGGAAGTATATCACCAAACACAACTATTCAGCAAACTACTGGTACAGATGGTTCACTTCCAACTAAAATTACTATTGGGGGTAAGTCAGTAGACTTAATAGAACAGCCAGGAGTTAATAGGTATGGAAATCCATCTCAAGTTAGACTTGAAATTAGGTATGGCAAGGATTCTTCTGTATTTCAATTAACTGATATATTTGTTGATTACATTAAGACTCCTCAAAAAATTAGACTAACACAAGACCAGATTGAAATGGTTGAAGATACATCACAAGTCATGGAGTTTCCAGATTATGTGTGTCAAGAGATTATAAATGAGCTGGCAAAGCTATTATTGGAGAACGCAGGTGACCCAAGGCTTCAAACTAATTTAGCAGTTAATCAGACTATTGCAAATCCAGCTCAGCAACAGTCACAAACCAAAAAATAATTAATTTATGTTTCAGTACACTAACACTATTGTATTAAACTCACTGAAAGATGTAACCACTGGTTTAGATAAAATCGTTAAGGGTTCAGACAACATTGAGGTAAGACGTGTAAACAAGTTCCTCAAGAAGAACGTAAGTGCTATGCACAAGAGAACTGCTTCCGACCCAGTTATTGGTAAGGCAGAGTTCACTATTACTAACCCAGGCGTAGGTATCTATAGGTTGAAGTTATACATCAGATTATCTGGAAGTCAGAACTCATACTACTCTAATGACTTCGTATTCAAAGGTAAGCCTTTTGTTTATGAGTTCAGAATCACCTCTGGTTCCACCTCTGCAACTGATGTTGCTAAAGAAATTAAAAGAGTTATTGATAAGATTCAGGCTTTCTACGGTGATAAATACATCAGAACTGAGGTTAAAGGCGATAAGTTAATAATCCACGGAGTTGATGAGTATCAATTATTCACTGAGGCTAAGATTCAAAAGCTTAATACAGCTGCTAATAACCCACTTACTAACGAAGTATATGAGGATATTATAGAAGGTACAATTACTAAGAGTATTGAGGGATTTGGTACCTATACTCACATCCTAAAAGACCTTAGATTACCTACTATTGAGGCTAGAAGATTTGAAGCTGTAAACCAAGAGGAACTTCCTATCCCAGGAATGAAGTACAACCAATATACTATTTACTACACAGTAGATAGAGGTCTGTTTGGAGGTGCTGCTGTTGGTCAGCAAGTTACATCTAAGACTACTCATGTATTCTATGTACTAGAGTCTATCGCTGCAGAGTTCGAAGCAGCATTAGCTGTACTAGGTACCCTAACTACAGAGAAGAAACCTATCTTCATTGAGAGCGGAGTTCAGGATGTTAGTCTTGTAAAGCTTGGTACTAAACAAGATATAACTCCTGTTATTGAAGAAGGAACTGTTAAATGGGTAGATGCAGAGACAGAAGCAGATTGGATTACTGTAACTCCTGGTGCAACTAAGGTTGGTATTACTGGTACAGATAATGAAACTAGTAAATCTCGCAGTGCATTAGTAAAGGTTACTGTAAAGGACGAAACTGGTGCTGTGGCAGCTAAAGAAATTACAGTCACTCAAGCAAATGTTTAAAACTGAAGGCGAGGGCAATTAAGCCTTCGCCTTTTTTTTACTTTATACTTATGGGATATTATTTTAAATTAGCATCTGCAATCTATAACGATATAGTGTCTGGACTTAGAGGTTATACTACTACAAACACATTATCAATAGAACAACTAGAAGATGATATTGTAGATGAAAGATTGCAAATCATTAAGGAATATTCCATGAAAGGACTTATTCCTAAGAGGGATTTATTAATGTCTATTAATTGTATCAACGTAGACTGTAAGGATATAGAGAGCTGTACCTGTGGCAATAAAGCAGATGGTACACCAACATTCCACTTTGAAATACCACAGTTACTAACTGAGTTCGGAGGAGGAATTGAATACATAGGCTCTGTAGATAAAGGACAGCCATTTATATGGTACATAAGTCCAACAGTAATGCAATATCATAAATACAGAAAGAGGGCTAAGAACAGACCTTATGTGTATATTGATGTTACTCCTAATGCCAACAATATGTATGACTGCTGGATATTTAATCTTCCAGTTATAAAGCAAGTATCTGTGGTAGGTATATTCAAAGACCCACGTCAGTTACAAACTTATGGATGTTGTTCTGCATTAGACATTAATAATATGACTTTCATCGATGCAGAAATAAAGAAGAGATTGACGGAGAAGAAGCTAAGATATTATCGTCAGCTTCAATCTCCATTGTTACCTAACGACCAAGCACCACATTAATATGGAAAACTTCCAATCAGCATATGCTCAAGCTAATCTACTATATGGTATTGAATTAGCACCAGAAGAGTTTGAAGAAATAGGTCTGATTGCCTGGAATAAGATAGGTAATAGACAAACTAAACTATACAGATATAGATGTAAGATAGATTGTGAAACCTTAACGGTTACACTACCATGTAATTGTGACTTTGTTGAGGCTGTAACATACGACTTTGAGGACTGGAGATATACTACTAATGATACAGTCAATGGAGATTACCAATCACAATTCATTGAGAACTATATTGAAGGACGTAAGGTATATAACAATCCATTCTACATTAGTGGTAAGCTAGCTAAGTATGAGAGAGTGAATGATACTCTGTACTTTGACAAGGATTATGGTTCAGTTAATATACTGTATAAGGGAATCTTACTAGATGATGATGGATTACCATTTATCAATGAGAAAGAGAAGGATGCAATAGCTTGTTATTGTGCATACACGGACAGGTTTAAAGAGGGCTGGAGTAAGCATAATCAAAATATGTTACAAGAGGCACAACTTCTTGAGCAAAGGTGGTATAGACTATGTGATGCTGCCAGAGTTCCAATGTACATTAATCAGAATGATATGAACGAAATCCTCGATGCTAAGACAAGCTGGAATAGGAAGATATTTAATAAAACTTGGAAATTTGTAAAATAATGAATTACGCTACAGGATATGCCATGAATATAGACGAGTTATTCATCTCCTTTCCCACTAAGAAGATGAAGATGACTGCGAAGGCGTGTGAGGAATTAATAGGTAATAGGCACAAGGAAATCATCGCTAAGAAGATATTTAAGAGTGCCTTGAATATGGTTTTAGAAGATATAATTGAGAATAATGTAACATTTATTCTCCCGACTAGGTCTAGACAGGCGGAGTTAAGGATGAAGAGATTCGAGAGGGATGAGTTCTCTAAGGCGAGAAGAAATGGTAAGTGGGCTAAGGTAGACTTTCTAACATCTAACTTCTGTGCATATCAAATGGTGTTCCGCTTTCAATCCGAAGGGGTTATGAGGGAGAAGTTAATATATCTAGACCCTGAGCATAGAGATAGGATATTAGAATATACAAACCAAGGTAAACAATACTATTAATGCTTAAAAGTGTCAATGATTATTTACCAGAGCTAATATCCCAATTCCCTACAGTACCTCCAGAGGATGTCAAACGAGCTGTCGAATATGGATGGAGGATGCTATACTATTACAATCTTAGGGGATGTGATACTCTTATTAGTAGTACCAAGTATAGGTATTGGTTTTATTGTGGACAACTTACACGTGACTCAATTAAACACTATAATTACTATAGGAGAATGCTTAGGAGGAAGCTAAGAGTACTATATTCTAAAAAGGTTAAAGAGTGGGATGGATACTATTATATAGGATTAACAGAAGATGAATATAAATCAGTAGTTAAATCTACTACTGGAAGGGGAAGAAAGAAGAAGAATTTTATATTCCACAACAAATTCGGAATGAAGGTTTTTGATGAAGCTAAAGTATTTTATAGCTGGTCTAAATATATCGTAAGGTATAGATATGTTACCGATATGGGATATACATTCTTTAAAGATACAATGAAATGCAATGACTTAGAAGTTGCATTAGTAAGAGATAGCCCAAGTACGTTCAAGGACATACTTATTAGTAGTAACAACTATGAACTTATAAAATATGAGAAAAGAAGCAATTAATACCTTTGGGGAAGGTTTAATAATGGATTTACATCCACTAACTACCCCTAGTAATGTATTAACGAACTGCTTAAACGGTACTATAATAACGTACAATGGTAATGAATTTGTACTGCAGAATGATATGGGGAATGGAGAAGTCCATACTGCCTATCTTGATAAAGGTTATGTGCCTGTAGGAATGAAAGAGCATGGAGGTATAATCTATGTAGCTGCCCATAATCCTGTCACTGGTAAGAGTCAGATAGGCTCATTCCCCTCCCCTCAGCAACTGTATGAAGGAGAAGATTTAAATGTAACACCTATACGGTTTGACTTCTCCAAATTTATAACGATGAAGGGAAGTGTACCTTACATAGAATTGGAATATTATAAGGAAAGGTTATTCCAGACTGAGAACACAGGTGAAGTAAGGATATTTCATCCTGGTGATAGATTTGTAATAACTTCTACCACTATAGATACTGCTATAAAAGAAGCTATAAACAAAGGTGTAGTTAAATTAAGACTTGGAGTTATAAATAGCAGCGGTAACATTGATTATATAGATGAGAAGAACTTAAAGATATATGAAAATGGATTGTGGATTTACGAGAATACTGACACTCCTATGTTAGATGTTATTAAATCTAAAGAACTTGTACAAGTATTTAGTGCTAAATCATCTGGAGCATTAATTTTAGTAATTGAGCTAAAGACCTTTGACACATTTAACCTGATAAGAAAGTATTCATGTAATGATGAATCCAAGGTTATCAGTGTAGAGTTCTCAGGTGAAACTACTGGTGTATATGAAGGAACATCTAAGAAGAATCCAGCTGAGATTGGAATATTAGAGGAGGCTGATTATGCAGTAAAATCTATAATCGTTAAAAGTGGTAAAACAGGTAAACAAACATATAAAATATTACCAGTCTGCCCTTATGGTGCATTAGAGAGAATGGCTAAAATTGGCACTATAGACTTTGATGCTATTAGAACTAATTCTGAGGTATTAGGGGAGTGGAGATTTTATGTGACAGATACATATCTAAAGATTGGTTGGGGGTATGACTACTACAATTTGAATGAAGACTCTAACATTACCAAAATTGAGTTTACATTTATTGATATAAATGATTCAGCTGAGGCTAAATCTGCTGCAACTCTAAACGGTGATTATGTATATACCATATCTAAAGAATACTATAATGGTTCTTTCGAAGAGATAATTCCATTCGGAGATTCAACAATTAGAAAGAGTTGGATATACATAGTAAGAATTGATAGGTATGTAGGTGATACTAAGAAGACGGTTGGATATGAGTTAGTATATACTGGAAGCTATTTCAATGATAGCTTTGAAGAAACTCCAGACTTTAATAAGTTACCTAGTGGAAGTGCGAGACAGAAAGTTTTATTAGGAACTAAGAATGAGGTAAATACATCTGTAAGGAATGGAAATATCACTACTGCTATTAAAGTTCATGATAGTCAGACATTTGTAGACAAGGACGTAGTTAGCCCACTAGACTATATTAAAGAAGTTACGTCTGATGCTAAACCTAACTATAGATACAATACAAGAAAGACAGGTGTATATGATATTACTATTAGACCAGCTGCAGACTTTGACTTCGATGATAGAACTTATGCAGGTAAACCAGACCAAAGTGTAATAAATAACTTCTTTGGCTCTACCCCAACAGCTACATTTGGTAAACCTGACAATAGTAACATTGCATTTAGTAATAACTCTACATTAACTTCAGAGATAGGTACTGACCAGTTATTTGAAAAGACTGAGAACTTTACTTGGGATAATTCTAAAAAGGAGCTGAAGGGTAAGATATATACATCCAGAAACATTATAGCTGCAAATGGTCCTGTTAAATCTACAAGTGCAGAAGTAGAGAAACTAATGCCTGTTTATAGCTCTTCTCTAGATACATCAGAGCTAAATAAACTGTTTACATTTAAGGAGGCTGATGATGTATTATATTGTGTCACAGGAAGTCGAGGACATTTAGCATATAATTCTAGAGTACTTAGAGATGCTCATACTAAAGGGGACTTTAGGGGTCCAGGTGGTGGGGCAGGAGTCAATGAGGAAGGATTAAGAGCTTGCCTAGCTAGTATGGGTAATGGTACAATTGGAATATTTGGTGGACATGACTGTGATGCTGCATCACTAAGATTCAATGGTACTCAATACACTAATGCAGCTTGGTTTAGGAAAGACCAAGAGATAGATGATGAGGATAATTATCTAATAGCAACATGGAAAGATAAGGATGGTAATCATTGGCCCATTAATCTTGCATCTAGAAAGACTGAGAATGCGAATGTGCAGGTGGGGTCTACACTAATAAGGGTAGAGAAGATGATTAAATGCTTCTTAAGCCAAATGCTAGTTGTGAAGAAGGGTAATAAGAGCTTTAGTTTTGTTGGTCCAAATAATCTAGAGTTTGTGTACCATACTGCATTTAATACTAGCTGCGATGTCAATATACCAATCAACAATGCAGGTAAGGATATTGATGTAAACTTCTTCCTTGGAGAGAGTAAAGAATCTATTGAGTCCCATATGGCTAAATGGGTAGCTGCAATATCTGGACTTAAGAACTTCCTACCAATATTTAAGGTGCATATGCCCACATCAGCTAAAGCAACTATTGAATATGGGGACAATATAAAATTTGATACAGATTCTAGTATATTAAATTGCTACACAAGTGCATATTCCTACTATACTACTAGTGGAGGGTCACAATTTACTGATGAAGAAAGGGGCAAGATATTCATAGGAAAGCCTGCTTCTCCATTCTCAGCTAATAGTGATGGAAGTATTAATTTAGCTGTAAATAGTGATGGAACGTATCAAATTAATCAAGCCTCAGATTCTAATATGGTATCCTGGAGAAATGAGCCTATCTCATTAGGATATAGAATAAATGATAGATTTATCAATATGTATGAGATAGAGGGGCGTTCGGGGGAAATTCCGGCAGGTTACTTCAATGATGTTAGAATACACAATATATCAACTGTGTTAGCAACTTGGACTGATGGAAAAGACCATAGTGGTTCTGCCCCAGATATGGCTATAAATATAGGGTTTGGATCTAAATCAATATTTCGTTATTAGTATATGAACTTCAAATCACTAAGTGGTAAGTCACTAAACTTAGACTTAGGATTAAATCAACTTCAACAAAAAGGAGCATTAGTTTATGAATATAACCCATTAAGGGTTTTAAGAACTAATGAGGATATAAGGGAACATGGGTCAGTTATGTATCCTAAAGGCAGTTTAATTAACCTAGATACAGAGCTACTTAACTTTGACCTGAACCATCCTATTGACATTGTTACTCAACAGTCTTATGATGGTTCAGTTAACCTTATCCTTAATGACGGAAGTACCTATCCTAAGTTAATTAATACAAGATTCTCATCTACTGGTATGAACACATATCAAATTGTAGACAGAGAAGGAGATAATGACACTAACATATATGACATAGATTCCTTTGAATCTGATATATCCCTTTATAAGAAGACTAACAATATTGCTAACCTTACATTCATGGGACTGAACACCAGTGGTAATTTAAGAGTTGGTAATTATGTGTTCTACTTTAAGTTATCGGATTCAGATGGGAATGAAACAGATTTTATAGCTGAGTCAGGCATAGTAACTTGCCATATTGGTAATTTGAATGACCCATCCTCTATACAAGGCGGAATTAGAGATGAAAACAGTTATAAGTCAGCTTCATTCTTACTAACTAACATAGATTCATCTTACAACAATGTGGTAGTTTACTATACAAGAAGTACATCTGACGTAGATGGAAATGAAATGACTACTTCATTTAAGATTATGAAACAGTTTGCTGTATACAATAATGTGGCTAAGATTAGTATTACTGGATTTGAAACTGTACAAGCTGTTAGTATTAATGATATTAACGTAGCATACAATGTGGTTAATAGTGCAGTGGCGCAAACTACTTGTCAGAATATGCTATTCTTAGGCAATGTAGCTAATCCAGATATTCCATATAAAGAACTTACAGACCTATCTCTTCACTTCCTGCCAGAGTTAAATGTGGAGAATAATATAGGAAGAGTTGATAAAGACTATAAGGATAATTCCGGAGTAGCCCAACCATACGAGTATTACAATGTGATGAACATCTATAACAGACTCGGATATTGGAATGATGAAATCTACAGACTAGGAGTGGTATATATCCTTAATGACTATACTCTATCTCCTGTATTTAATATTAGGGGTATTAGTAGACTAGCCAAACCTGGGGATGCAGATAGAATAGATTGGAAGGATTATCCACTATTTAAAGAAGGATTTGACCCGACTAGTACTAATGATATAGCTACTATCCAGGCTAATAGAGAGTATATCCCCATTAATAAGGAAACATATAAGCTGGATAGTCAGAATGAAAACTCTAAGGGTGTAGTTAAAATTAAATATAATGGTAATCAATTAGCCGATAGTGGTACAATTCCAATTGGATTTGATATTAAGATTAGCAAAGATGCAGCTAGGGAATTAAGGAGATATACTAAAGGATTCTTCTTCGTAAGACAAAAGAGAATACCTACTACACTAGCTCAGGCAGTTACAATTGGACTAGAGAATACAAGCTATCTGCCAGTTCTACCAACGAGTGATGATGAATATAGAGTAGAAAGATTCCTAGATGATGATGGAGTATTGACACATGACTTTGACAGAAGATGTAAAGATATTCCTTCCAAGTCTGTGTTAGAGGGATATGCTGCTTTATGTCCCGAGTTTGAACTAAGACAATCCTATTTTAATCAGCTATTTACTGGAACTCAGTTTAACGTTAAGATGGCTAAGTCTCAGTTTACTAAGAAGTATTTTGAGAGAAGCGGAGTACATTTTTATAATACATCCTACAGCTATAATGATGCAACTCAAGATGAGGTGTACAACATAATGGCAGTTGGAGATAATGTTAAGTCACTTAAGGGGAAGAAACAATTATTCAGTGCAAGGGCTGGGGAAGCTGAGGAAGCATGGAGAGTATCCTACTATGATTACACTAATAAATCATCCAACGCTAGGAATCTATTAAGGGGAAGTTGGGGGCCTTATATTGGTCTAGAAGGATACAACACTAGTAAAATGAGTCTTATTGATATTAAAATTCCTAATTATGAAGAGAATCTATTAGATACGTACTTTGAAGTGAGATATGAGGACTCTTCAGCGTTCTATGCTATATGTAACAGAATGGTATGGGATGATATGGAGGGGGATGGAAGTAATATGATAGTTAAGGACTTGTTTAGAGGTGATTGCTATATAGGTAATTATACTCATAGAATGTGCAGGAATTTCCAGGATTCATCAGCTCCTACTAATGACGATATAGTAGACCAAATGTCATGGAAGGATAACTATACAATTAGTGATAGTGAGAAGAATAGTAAGATTAATAGAGGGGATGTAAATGCTATTAAGATGGGACATTGGGTTACTGTTAGGGTGTGCAGTAATATTAATTTATCTATGAGAAGTGTTGATATGTCATATACTTCAGAGCTAGGACTGACTGGCAAAGCTAGAGGATTCTATCCATTACAGGCTATGTCAGTTACTGGTGAATCTAAAATACCAGAATCATTTGTTATAAATGGGGGCATCAACTCTACTACATCTGATAAGTATTATTATGAACTACCAAATGTTCCAGCTATCAAGAATAAATTCCATATTAGAGTTATGTACTCTGACATTAATGTCAATGACTCATTCAAAAATGGTTATAGGGTATTCAAATTGACTCACTATAGGGACTATCCATTAACTTATGGTAGTATAGTTAAGCTGGTTGAATGGTTTGGTAGTATCATTTGTGTATTTGAACATGGTGTTGCTTTGATACCTGTAAATGAAAGAGTAGTTGCAGGTGAAGGTGTGGGCGGAAATACCTTCATAAACACCTCTAACGTACTGCCAGAGAATCCAAAAATGCTGTCTGATACATTCGGTACTCAGTGGTCAGAGAGTGTCATCAAGACCCCCTATTACGTCTACGGAGTGGATACAGTCGGGAAGAAGATTTGGAGAACTAATGGGCAGACGTTTGAGGTTATCTCAGACTTTAAAGTACAGAAGTTCTTGAATGACAATATCTCACTTACTGAGAAAGAGAAGACCCCAATTATTGGTATTAGGAACGTTAAAACTCACTACAATAGATTTAAGCAAGATGTGATGTTTACATTCTATGATGATATTAATACATTGGAAGAGAATGTATGGAATTTATGCTACAATGAAGTTATGCAGAAGTTTGTAACATTCTACTCATGGGTTCCATCATATTCTGAGAATATTGACAATATCTTCTTTAGCTTTGACAGGAATACATCTAAGACAATTACTAAGATAACTTCTAACTACCCTCTTATTAGTATACAGGGTGGGGCTGTAGTTAATGATGTATTAGATGTAGTAGATGGTAAAGCTAAGCTAGGTAACTTACAGCTGAATCTGGACATTAGTGGTTCAAGTGTTGAATATAGCATTGCTGATGATAGAGTTAGAAATAAGTTCTTCATTACTAATGGGAATCAGGTATCCGTTAGTGCTAATTCTGTGGGAGATAGCAGGTGGACAATACCTATTAAAGCAGTAGTATATAATCAAGGAACTGACTTAGTTGAAGGTGAGGTTAGAAATGTAGTAAAGACATTGTACTCTAATGTGACTGTAATTACTAAGATGAGGTACGACTTACTGACTACTTCATTCTGGAAACATGGTCAAGCTGGATTAATGCCTACTAGAAAGCCAATTAGTCCTTGCTATTGGTATGGTAAGCAACATCCATTTGAGCTGGAGTTTATTGTAGTTGATAATCCATCAGTACATAAAATCTTTAATAACTTACAGATTATAAGTAATAAGACCCAACCTGAATCATTCCATTTTGAAGTTGTTGGAGAAGTATATAACTTTGCCAACGACAAAAAGAATATGTATTTTAGGCAAGAGGCTACTAAACATCTATACCAATATAATGGTGCAGATATAGTTTATAATCATGATTACTTGGATGTTATACCAGAACAAAGAGACATATTGTACAGTACTACTAAGTACAAGGATATGTCAGTTATGTTCCCACTATTATATTCAAGGGTAGATAGTCTGAATGATATTGAAGACCATTATCAATCAATGACATCAGCTGGTAAGGACTATCAATCAATATCTGGTTCAGAGATTGTACATGATAAACAACTGAATGAATTTAGAATAGCTACTCATGTTAAGGCATGTCCTTTTAAGAAGAGATATTTACAAGAGATAACTCAAGATAGATATAGCTCACTTATAGCAGCTGGATATACGAATGTACTAGTTCAAAATGGTAAATGGTATGAGGTTATGGAGTATGGTAGAATAAATGGCAACATGGACTACTTAGAAGATAAGTGGGATATTCAAATACCTTCTATAACTTATTGGGCCAAAAATGAATTAGCTTGGTCTATTAAGGATAGAGATGGTAATACATATCCACCCCTTAACCTAGTTAACAATCCATTACCAGAGAGTATGACTGCTCTAAATATTACTAGTAACTCTGATATCCCATCTGAATTAAGAGACCGAGGTTATAGTGCTGATTTCTTGTCATTAGATGTTAATAAATGGTCTAATGAAAGGAAGGAAACTAGAATTAGGGATAAATATATAAAGATTAAAGTGAGATATACTGGTGATGAGTTAGCTATAATAACAGCTTTAAAAACATTATATATCGTAAGTTATGCGTAAACGTATACAGAAATATCAAAATTCTGGGGTACTAACAGGGGGGAGTAATCTGACTCCTCCACTACCTCAACCTACAAGTCTTGTTTCAATGATTCAGCAACCTCAGATACCTACGCAGTTAGAACTTCCTGACACAGTTAGACAATGGAATAAGAACCAATCCTCCAATATACGAAGGGCATACGCAAGGCAAAATAATCTCAATAAAGGTTTTGGATTAGCTGGGAGTATTGCTGATGTGGCTGGGAGTCTAATCCCGCAGACTGAACAGTCAGCTTTAACTACTGGACTAAACCAAGGTTATGACGCTGCTGCCAATGCTGTATCAGCTATACCTGGTGTTGGAACTATTATTGGTGGTGCTATGAAGGTAGGTGGAATGCTATCTGATGGTCTAACAGCATTGGGAGTAGGAACAGACCAAATGACTACAGCTGACAAGATATTAGATAGTAAGTTCCTTAAGTTAACTCCAGTAGGCTTAATTAATTCTATCGGTGCTAAGAAAGCAGATACTATTACTAAGGATAATGAAGCATTTGAACAAGTAGGTTCTGCCTATGGTGGAACCCAAGCTACTGTAGATGATGCCCTTACTAAGAGCGGTAAAAAGTATGGACTATTTAGTGGTGGGGCAAGGAATAAGGCTAATAGACAAATACACAATGCTCAGATGCAACAATCCAAGATGAGTAATATAGCAGATGAAGCTCAAATGGCATTTGCAGCTTCTAACAATCCTTTACTTGGGCTTGGAACTCAACTACAACTAAATGGTGACTATCAACAAAATACAGTAAGGGCTGGTAAGTCTGGACTAAAGATGGATAGAGACTTTGCTAAGAGAGTAGTTAAGTTATCCAAAGGTCAGAAAGAAAAGAGGAAGAAGATTCAAGAAGAGGTCAGAATGGAGGAAGTAGCTGGATTTAAAAACGGAGGTGCAGTTAATGTAATCCCTGACGGTGCTTTACACGCTCACAAACATCACTTAGAGAATGTAGATGAGAAGTTTGAGGATGTGACAGCTAAAGGTATTCCAGTTATTACAGAAGAGAAAGGCGGAGACATTAAGCAACATGCAGAGGTTGAGAGAGAAGAAATAATCTTTAATCTTGAGGTCACTAAGCAATTGGAGAAACTAATGCAAGATGGCTCAGATGAGGCTGCTATCGAGGCTGGTAAGCTGCTTGTATATGAGATTCTTGAAAATACAGTTGATAACACAGGACTATTAAATACAGTTGAATAATGAAGATTGAAATAGGAGACAGAGAGTATAATGTAACTTGTGCTAGAACTGAGGAAGAGAGAATCAAAGGTCTACAGGGAGTTACAGAAATGAAAGATGATGAAGGGATGTTATTCTTCTTTGAAGAGCCGTGTACAATAGGTTTCTGGATGAAGGATACACTAATCCCACTAGACATCATCTTTATCAATGAAGATATGGAAGTAATATCAGTATATCAGGGAGAACCTGAGAATGAGAATATAGCAGAGGAAGATGATGTTAGATTTGTATTAGAGGTCAATCAAGGCTCTGGTATTAAAGAGGGAGATGAACTTGATATTGAAGAGGATGAAGAACTGCCTAAAATGAAAGTAATTGCTCCAGATGGTTCCACTCAAATGGAATTGGAAGGTGGTGAGAGAATCTTTAGTAGAAAGAATACTAGAACTTTAATCAGAATGGCTAAGAGGGCTTCTAAATCAAAGAGTGAGAAGGATTATAAGGCATTAGGTAAGAGGATGTTTACTTATCTAAAGCAGCAGGATGAAAGAGAGCCTGAATATGTAGAGAAGAAAGAGTAAATAAAAAAAATAAGGGCGTTACCAGTGAATCAATCACCAGTAACGCCCTAATTATTTATATAAGGTTTAGTTGAGACATTATCTCCTTTACTTTACCTATTAAATATTCTATATCATTATTATTATCTATTCTGTAATCAAAACCTTCATAATTATCCAATGCTACTTCCGATGGGTGGGTATCATGAAAGGGGGTTTCCCTATCTACTCTGATGATTATACCTCCTCTATCTTTAATGGCTTGGGCCTCAGAAGGAAATCTAACATCTGGGATAATCCAATGGTCATGCTCACTATAGCTTGTAAATAAGGCATCCACCCATAATGTTGGAGATATACTTCTCCCAACTTCAGTTCCAAATCTCTGCAGAAGTTCTCTATTAGTATAGTACCCTCCTTCGGGTTTAGCTATCTCACTGTAGGACATCTTAAATATATTATCCTCGAATGCCTCTACACGTACATTAAGTATAACAGCTAGGACTTGTTTGAGTTTATCAGCGAATGCGTGTTTGTACCATATACTGCCTAGATGATTAGGAGATTTAAGTGACATCTTTACAAATGTGAGCATGTCTCCGTTTCCATACCTGTTCCATATATCTAATGCCTTGATAATCTTACATATAGTATCCTTGCCGGCCTGTTTTTTACCACTGATTCCTATTAGCATTATCCTATTCCTTTTTAGTTGGGTCGATATAATCCCAGAATGGCTTAGTAGACCTAGTAGCCGCAACAGAATTTATCAGACCATCATATAACGATTTATCTTCAGATACAACATTAGAAAAAGTATTTACAGTTCTATTTAGGGTTTGTAAAGCGAATGGTGTCCAGTTCATACCTCTGTTTAGAAATATAGAGTTTATGAAGTTAAAATCATCAGTTGATGCCTTTAGCATCCTAACACTCATATTCATTCCAGTATTCACTAAAGCATCCGTAGCCGTATCATTACCTCTTTCTTTTATATCATCCTTAACAAACTGTGATAGAGCACCTACTCCTAAACCTCCAACGAATAGTAACATTAGAAGGTCATATAGAAGCTGTCCCAAGTTAGACCTATAAAGTCTTCTAAGTTGTGGGTCGTCATTGTTCCATATATCATTAACTACAAAGTTAATACCTTCTCTCATATTACCTTCTTTTATACCTTTTTGGTATAGACCTTTTATTACATGGCTACATGTAAAGAAGATTCCTTCCTCCCATCTTCCCTCCCATACATAGAATGGGAATCCTGTATCTTCATCTGTAGGTTCTTGAGTTATGTTTCCGTTTTCGTCCAGTTTGTGATACCACTTCTTACCATCTCTTTCCAGTTGTACATATCTTCCTTGTAGCTTTATACCTTCAGGAGCTAAGAATTGATTCTTCTTTGATGACCAGAATGTATTCATCTGCATCAATAGACTTCCCAAGAAACTACTTTGGATTAGAGCCTTCTTTTCATGTGCATAGTATCCATAAATAGAGTCAGCTAATGCTTTGTGACCCTCAGCTTGTTGAACTGTATATGCTTTTGGTAAAGTATCTCCTATTTTAAATACTGAACCATCTGCATTTCTAGTATGCTCTTTAACCATTTGCTGAGCCATAGCATAATATAGAGATTCTTGCTCTTTATATTTTGGGTCAGTTGTTCTTCCATTAGCATATGCTTCAAATCTCTTATCCTTTTTCCAGTCATATACTAACTTACCGTTTACAACAGAATGTGCGTCCCAACATCCATCACCTCTCATCTGTGCTCCAAAGATAGCCATTCTGTTATAAAAGTCAGGTCTAGAAGCACATCTAAATGCTAATGACCAGAAATTCCATATACCTACTTGGTCGGATTTTATCTTATTTGCGTAGGTATTCATATCCATATCATTTATACCATACAGCATGTTTATCCATTCACATAGGGTAGATTTATTACCAAAATGAAGCATATCTTTGGCAACAAACTTAAAGGAGTTCTTCATGTTTTCCTTAGTGAATGATGTAGAGCCGTCTGGCTTTCTTATTACTAGTGATATGTCCTTCCACAATCCATCAATCATCTGGTAATACTGGTGTGGATTAAATGCCAAAGCAAGTTTAGAGGCTGCACTCATTAGGTTCTGAGCTATAGCATGAACTTCCTTATAGTTATCATCTACTAGAGAAATATTGAATATTTTATTCTTTATATAGTCAAGTAGATATTCCATTTCTTTAGTATATTCAGTATTTTGAGTCATTCCTGAGTTACTAATATGAACGGCAATGGCTTGAAGCGTAGGGAATACAGAGTCTAGATTCTCCTTCATTGAATAGGCAGTTATGTGCTTCAACAGTAGAGTTTCTAAATTATATTCGAAGAACTCAGTTCCCTTATCTTCTATTATTTTCCTTCTTATATCCTCTCTTTCTCCTGCATCAAATGTGTTAGTCATTTCCCATAACTCTCCCGCTGATGCTGACTTATATTTCTCATCCTCTGGGTCTAAGAATCCTTCTACCTTAGCCATTATCCTAGATTTTATTCTCTTAGGATTTAAGTCTTGGAATTTATCCTTTACAGCGGCTAGTAGACCCTTATGTGATGCTATAGATGAAAAATTACCAGATGTTAATGGTAATCTATAATACCTGTCATCACCAGATACTCTCCACTCTTCTAATTCTTCCTCGGTTACTCCCTTATATCTGTTATGATTAACAGTGTTTAGGAAGAATCTCAAGAAATCCCTCTGAGCATTAGATAAACCAGCTGTTGGGTTGTCTGGATTTTTAAGGAGAATATCACCTTCATCAGAGAAGATTAACATATCCCTATACAGATTTGTTTGATTTCCTAGAGTACGTTCCTTTATATAAGAGAAACCTTGCTCTGATTTTAGGTTATTTACTAGTGTCCTTATATCTCCTAGATACCTGATGTTTGTATCCCTTACGTTTTGATATGCAGTAGTTACCAGAGAGGTTAGTCTATTTAGCATAGAATTATTAAGGTTACCTGGGTTATCTAGTCTAAGGTTACTAAGTATATTAGCTATTGAATTATTACCGTCCTTTACTATCTGTGTAAAGTCTATACCGTCTAATTCTCCTATAGCATACTCTAGCATTCTGAATAACTCTATCGCTGGGGCGTCTATAGGATTGTACTTAGATAGATTATCAACACTAGGGAATGCCTCTCTGAAATCGTCCCTCAGTTTTAACAACTCTGCTCTTAGTTCTATTGGCTTATTATATAGAGCATCTAGAGCACTAACAGATTCAACAAATCTATTGAACTTTCCTTTTATGTTCTTATCACTGGGCATTCTACTAATTATTTCCTTAAATTTCTTATAGAATATATCATAGTGCTTACCCAGCTTTATTTTGCCTGATTTGAATTTATTCTCCCCAACTGATTGGAAATTATCTAATTCATTAAAGCAGTATAGAAGCTGCTCATTTGGCATAGAAAGACCTTTACCTCCGAATAGGGGATTGTAAACTGCTACTTCTCCGACTATAGCATTTTCTTCGAATAGTTGGGAGATATTATTTAGTACTAGCATTGCTTCCATTAACTCAACATTACCAGTAAAATTTTCAGCCATAAGACTGTTTGGTTTCTTCATAGCTGTTCTATCATCCTCAAATACTGAAGTTAGCTTATGTCTACCTTTTACTAATTCAAGTCTTCTATCAGGTATAGACGTAGTAATTTTTATAACATCTATTTGATTAGATTCCTTATTTCTAACTAGAATACATCCGAGATATTCAGCTGGCTCACATTCCACTACTTCCCAGTTTCTGTTACAATATCTAGCCATTCTACTCCTAAACCATCCAGTAACCCCCTTCGGGTCTTCTGGCATAGACTCTTTAGTAAACTCATAGTAAGGATTCTCATCCTCTATAGCCTCTTTCAATCCATTCTTTATGGTTTGGGTAATGTTTATTTTGTTGTTAGCAATACTTACTAATTTTCTCTTAACCTTAGTAAACAATTCCTCATAAGAGTCTGTAGATATTTTCCATCTTCCATATTTAGGAGAATATGCCCACTTTCCAGTTTCCTCATTTGGCTTGTCTGCACCAGCTTCCTTTAGAAGGTCAGATACCATATCATCCGTAATTTCCTCTGGTGAGCTGTTATATTTAGGAAACCATTTAGCCATTGTACTAGTAACCGTCTGTAATAGATTCTCAGTATCAGCTTTAGTAACAAAAGGTGCAGGGAGAAACTCATCTACATTCTCTTGGATGTTAATATTAGTTTTAATATCTTGGGTTAAGTCTTCAACATGACCCGAATATTCCTGAATACCACTATACACCCAATCATCACCTTCTTTCTTAAAATCTACTAGCTTGATAGGTGCTATAAATAGTTTAGATGCACTAGTATTGATTCCATACTTCTTTAGCAATCTTTCATAAACTGCTAGCTGATATTTAAAGGTTAAAATCTTTGCTGAATCATAACCAGGTTCAGATGAGGTTCCATAATAGGGTCTAGGAGAAGTCTTGTAATCTACAATATGAACATTTCCATTCTTATCAATTACAAGTAAGTCTATAACACCTATCATGGTTTTGGCATTTCCTTCCTCATCTAATTGTTGGGTCATACCAGAGACTGCCACTTCTGGGAGGTATATTAAGTCTTCACCTAACTCCCTTTGTAAGGACTTCTCTAGGTCTCGGCAGTATTTAACAATTTCAGCAATAACTTTACTAGGAACTAAATTAGTGTCTAGGATTGATGGGAAATATGTGTTAATTAAGAAGTTATCATCTGACTCTCGTATATTCCTTCCACTCTTGGATTCACTGAAATACTTCTGCATTGCTTTATGAAGTTCAGTACCTATTTTACCCTGAGTCTTCCATTTATTCTCAATAACCTCCCTAGCTCTAGCAAATTCCTCATCACTTACTATAGGTCTAGTTTCAGCCCCCTCTCCAAATATGGCAGCAGCTTCTTCTTTATCAAAGTTACCTCCAGCCCATCTCTGTCTAATCTCTTTCCAATAGTTCTCAGGTCTAAATTCAGGGAATAATAAACCCCCGTCTAGGTTCCTCAGACCTTGCAGAAACTTATTAACACCAATATATCCATTACCAGACACATTAATGTTTTCAATATCATTCTTGCCATCTTCCGTTTCAGAGATAGTCTTATTTGCCTTAAGGGCTTCAGTATCCATCTTTAGATTCATTATAGAATCATAAGTTTGAATAGCTCTATTACTCTTGGCAAATACAATGTCCCCATACTTAGATACTAAATGCCTTCTTTCAAGTAAGAAGTCATCTAACTCTAACTCAGATTGGAAGATATGTCCTTTGTAATCATATATGCACCCCATTATCCACAAAATTCTTTTAGGTCTTTACTTTTCATCAAATCTGATTTAACATTGGCTAATACTCTATGAACTTCAGCAGACTTAACATTAAGGGTTCCAGAGTATTGGTTGTTTGTTAATGCTGAGCCTAAGTATTCTGATAGCTTTACTAAAGAAGAGTTAAATAAGTCTTTTAGGTTCATAGTAGTTACACTTTGTTTACCAAATAATACGGAGTCAAGTACTCTGTTCATATTATAGAATGTTTTATGTAACACATTAGCTGGTAACTTATCAATAACACTTCTCTGTCCTGTTATATATTTTGAGAACTCTGATACTAGTAGTTCTTCATTTATGTCTGAATCTGTTCTATTCTTATAGTCTCTGGCTAACATTGACCTATTAGGTAGTTCATTCATGGCTTCTACCATTGAGAAGTATAGCTGAGGGTCACTATATCTAATTGAGCCTAAGAATAGATGTAGCATTTCATGTAGCGGAGCATCAATACTAGAATTATCCATATTGATGTATATATCTCCATTATAGATGAAAGCATTAGTTGTCTTAGCATCATCTACTATTCCATTCCATTGTTCTGAAGACAATTCTCCATTAGTGATACCAATGAAGTTAATTCCATATAAATTTGCTAGCTTCTCTAATATGCTATTAAAAACCCCAACATTCCTAGAAGGAGATGTAGAATCATCTATGATTATTCCCCCTTCATATACATTGTCCCACTTATTAGGACGCTTTTTAACTTGTATAGTTGAAACTTCACTAGAGGGAGTTAGTTCTACTTCTAAGTCCCTATACATATTGTTTATTCTAATATTAGCTTCTTTAACATCTGTCGTTCCTGTTTGAGAAAGTATCTTATCATTCTTTACAAAGCTTGTATCATCTATTGTTTTTACTGACAAAGAACTATTTAAGTAAGGTCTAGAGTCAGCTCCAGGTATCTCATCAAGCTCTGGATACCTACCAAATTTATCTACAAATGTAGATACAAAAGCATTAAATTTAAATCCAGAGAGCCCAGACATCTTTAACAATGTCTGGTACTCTACTGAATTTTTATTAAGACATACTGCCATAAAATTAACAAGGATTGTCTAATAATTGAGCTATGATTGCAGAATATTGTAGACTATCAACAGCTTTAACATTCATACCATCAACAACTCTAGTTACATAAGGTACATCTAAGTCTGATTCAGAACCACCTAAGGATTCAGCCAGTTTAACTAAAGTCTCTCTACTATAAGTTTTACCCCTATAGCTTATAGATTTTAGATTCCTATCAACATCAAGATTAATCACAGAGTTTGAGTCAATTCTTATGTTATGGTCATTATATGTATCAGCAACATCCCAAGGATTAGTATAGTTAGTGTTTTCAATAACTCTTGTATAATCCTCTAGGTTTGGTCCATATTGATAACCTCCCATATCCCCACTGTCATAATCATCAGATACAAAATCCATATAATCAGAATCATATTCAAAATCTCCATCTACCTCCGGATTATCCATTGAATTAGACTTCCTAACAAATAAGTGATATTTCATATTAGAATCATCATAGCTTCTAACATAATACTTAGATGAATAGTTAGTATCTTCAATAGGAGCACACCATTTTAGAGCTTCGTCATAAGTGAAGTCTACCCCCTCAACTAACATTGAGTTAGAATCAAGTACAGACGTAAACTTATGAAACTCCTCTATTAATGGAGAGGATTTTGTTCTAATAATGTCCTCAAAGATAGTAGTTAAAGAACTTTGAGATACAGTGTTATTAAAGTTTATTAGATTATAATAGAAGAATAGGTCTGCCAATGGATAACCTTGATACGTTGGAGCACCTTGTAATTGGTTGAAGGCTCTCTTATATCTATTCAAACGCTCTATCTCCGAACCAGTCTTTGGCAACATATTAGTTGGCAAAGAATATACAAAGGCAGCGTTACCACTAAGGGTTCTATCTAATCTAATTGGACTTAAAGATTGAATAAATTCATTAGGTTCTATATCCTTTAATTCAGGAATTACTACAGAATCCATCCACATTTTAAACGACTCATTACCCCATCTTGTTCCTAACATAATAGGAGTATTACCTTGAGTAGTAAATGTATTACCAATACTATTCATAATAGTAACACCGGCTGGGATTGTGATTACTTTCTCAGAAGTTTTCATCCAAGCGTTCCTAAGAGTCATGTCACAGAATGACTGTAACTTCTTATAAACATTAGACCTTTCTTTACTGCTATAGAAGCCACCGTCCTTAATAATTCTAGGACCTAAATCCCTCATCATTCTGTACTTGGACATAACCATATACTTACTTTCTACATCCATATGGAAGGCTTTCAAATACCCTCTATAGTGAGGCACAGACCATGCTGCATCCAATACATTGAAGGAGTGCTTTAATCCTCCATACAGGGAGATTAAAGTGTTTCTATATTCCTCATCAGACATAAATTTACTAAAGGAGATTCTATATGGATTGTCAGTATTATTAGTTAGATTTCTTAGCTTTGCTATAACATCAGAAACCTTCATAATCATTCCGTCAACCATTACAGTACCTTCTTTCTCTTCAGCTGATATCTCCTTAATTCTATCTTCAAAGATTCCTTCGAACTTATCAATAAATTTAAGGGAGTCTTCAACACTATTAGAGAGACCTTGATTGAGGGCGTAGATACCTCTCAATCTACCCATTTCAGACGCACCTTGGACTAGCTGTTTGATTGAATCAATAACTCTGTATTGAACCCCTTCTGAGTTAATGATAATATCGTTGTTTATCGTATTAACAAACCTGATATAATCAGATAACTCTTCTAAGAATTTATACATTGAGACTTTATTCATAGATACATCCATAGACTTGATTCTCTTTCTTAAACTGTCAATCAATTCATGACCTTTAGATAAGTCAGAGAGTCTATATTGTAACATTTTACCTATTACAAAATCAGATGCATCTGTCCCAGACCCAAACTCGCTTTTTAGTATAGAAACAAATTCTGGGTCTAACTCCCCAATACTCGGACCATTCTCGATATATCTAATAGCACTAGTAATTGACATACCAGTCTTTCTATTAAATACATTAGAATCCATGAGCTTAGAGAGTATACGAGCAGTTCTGGACATCATAGCTCCAGCTAAATCCTTAAGAGGAATTCCAATCGCTGTACCATAAGTATATAATCCCATCATATTAGGTCCAGCATTGATTTTAGCCAATATCGGGTCTTTAGCATTATCAGTTGCAGCTGACATCAATGCTGAGAATACTAGCTTAGCATCTGTATCATTGTCTACACTTCGTAATGCGTCTAATACTTCAAGATTACTTATGGATTCAGGACTATCAGTATATGAATTAGCTAGCAATCTAAATCTACTACCACAAATAACCCTATTAAATAGTAGACCATATTGTTTCATTGGGTTATTACTATTTAATGTGGCATTATTGTAGTAAGTTAGACCATCAAATACCTTAATGGCAGATGCAACTATACCAACATTCTTCTTACCAGATTGAAAGTCATACATGGACTCATACTTATTTACTACATTACCTGGAGTAAATTGTAGAGTTCTCTGACCTTCTGTTGACCCTTTAGCTATATCCTTTAGCAGGGCTACAGCATCATCAATAGATGATTGTGACTGCATTAAGTTAATAGGATTATCACTAATCTTAAACATATAAGAGGATATGAAATTCTTAATCATATCTTCGGGATTGCTAGAGTTCCTTACATATAAGTTATGTCGGTCAATCAGTTCCTTGATTTTATCAAATGGAAGATTAGAGCCTTTAGGAATATATAGCTTACCACCATTCCTCTTAACCATTCTTAAGAAATTCGATAGAGATTGTATCGAACCTAAAGAATTGTCCAAGTCATATTCTGGCAGAAATACTACTTCTGAACCGTTAAAGTTAAACAATTTACCTGAACCTACAAAATCATGTGCCCAATTAGTTAATGATGCATCATCAGCTTCAACTAATTCTAACTCTTTATTTGTAGGGAATGGAAGTTTCTCAGATTCGGCTAGAGCATTCTGAGAACTTAAATTAAAGTAGGGACTCCATCCAACATATTTACCTGTTCTGTCAAATGAATGACCTAATAAGGAAACCTTATCAATATCCAAGTCAGAACCTTGTAACCAGAACTGGAAATAATTTACATAGGCGGAGTTTGTGTCTGTTTCATCAAATCCTACTACCCTCATTGGCATGAACGATTGCATAGACTGGGCAGGAATACGAGCAGCTAAGACATCCAAAGATTTAATAAAAGATGTATGCAATTCTGCAGCAGCATCTCTTATAGCATCAATGTTTGGGTCTTCAATTTTAGCTCTAGGATTAGTTCTCAATTTATCAATACTCTCAGAATATAGCCTGTTTACATAAGTTATAATGTCAGTAGGGTTACTCTTACCTATATATTTAGCAAATCTGCTAGCTACTTTGGATTTAGAGTTCAGTATAGGTTGAATAATCTTACTAACTTCTTCACTTGTGGCAGCACTATTAGATACTCTGATAGTATGATAGTTGAAAGAATCAATATAGAATTGAGTGTTATTGGTAACAATTATCTCATTGCCATTAGCATCTACATATACCCTATCAGATTCATCAGACAGTCTGTGTAGCTTCTCTCCAGAGCTATTAACTCTGTAAAGTTTAGCCCCATCCCATCTAGTCTCAATTTCTATAGGAGTTAGACGAGTGTTCTTGTAAACTCTCTTGTCAACTAAGTATACATGTTTGCCGTTTAACCTCTTCAATTCAATATCAAAATCAGTATCACTAACCTTACTTTCCCAGTTAGATAACATTCTCTTTAGGAAGAACGTATCATCATTCTTGATAGTAGATAGACTATCCCCCCTCTTCAATCCAAATCTGCTTGCGTAGATTTTAGGCATTATTAACTCAAACGGTTGAGTTTGAAGAGAAGACTTGTCAACTTGCACTGTCACTCCGTTAATGACTACAGTATCTAGTTTACCGTTACTTACTGCTCCAAGAGCATTTTGGAGTTCTCTTCTTAGCAGTATCTTCTCTTGAGGGTCAACAGTAGCGTATAGTGATTTAACTACATCTAAATCCCACATATTATAAAGGTTGCCCTGAATATCTCTAAATGTGAAATTATATGAAGCTAAATCTCTACCAGCAGTAATGTTTTCAACTATACGGAAGTCTTTGCCAGCTAGCCTGCTTTTCAAATCCCAATATTGTTGAGGAGTTTCTATAAACTCAGTACTGGTAACCCCACCTACTGTAATTGTATAGTACCTACCAAGTCTCAGTTCAGATAAGTTAGTTATAGGTTTAGAATTGTATAATTCTTGCAACTTTTGAATTTCTTCATCATTATTAAAAGAATCATACATCCTATCTCCATATAACTTCCAAATCTTATGAGAGGGATTTAACACTGCAAGGCTGCCATTAAATTTAAGTCTAATAGCTGCCTTAGTAAGTGTAGCAGAGATAGAAGAGAAGATTCCATTAAAAACACTAGGATTACTATATGGAATTGTACCTTCTACATTCTTATAGGTTATTAACTTACCCGCCCTAGAATCTTCTATTAGGGTATCCATAACAGCTTGCATTAGATTACCGTCCCTACTTGTACTATTCTGGATAGATTTAACTATAGTAGATATGATTGCATCCTTGAACTTGGATGCATCTTTAGTGTCTACATACTGTTCAAATCCTTCAACATAGTCATTGATTCCGGCTTCTGATAGTGCAAACATAGCCTCATAAACTTCTCCAGCTTGTTCTGTAGTATAACCCCTTGAAGCCAAAGCATTAATTACTTGAGTCATAATTGATAAAGTAGATTCATCAGCAGTGTGCTCTGCATCTAACTGAATACCAATATCATCAGTTCTAAACTTCATTGTCAAGTATGGGTTATCATCAAAATAAGCATGTTTCAGGTTTACGTTAGCTGCCCCTTGCTTAATAGCACCAGCGGTTACTACATACTGAATAGAAGACCATTTTAGAGGTTGGCATACATCCGATTGGGAGACAACTGAGTCCTTCAGTTTAATCCCCACACCGTTAACAGCTTTGACTACATTTCTTACTGAAACCTCAGACGGAATTAACCCATCTTCCGATTGTGAATAAGACTTCCATCCTCCAAACATTTGGAATAAACCAAAGTTGTTTGTAATAGGATAGAGTGTAGTTCCACTGTTCGTAACCCTAGGAGCTTCCCCTGGTTTGGGAGTAATCTCAGCAGGGAGTTGTTTCACTATAGTACCATCAGGCTCTACTTCTGACTTAATTATCATATATGTACCATCCTCTGGCATATAGGTAATACTATTAATCATGTAGAATTTACCATCTGTTCCCTTATAGTAAACGTCTTCGTAAGATATAGGATTGCCTTGGAAATCTATAAGCACATTATCATTAAATAATACTCCTTCGAATTCCCAATTCTCACTCCACATCTTCTTAACCATTCTTTGTAGGAATTTGCTGTTACTCATAGTATAGTTAGTAAGGGCGAATGTGGCAGTTTTGATAATACCCCCGGTGGCACTTCCTTCTTTATAAAAATGCACAAAAGGTTTCTTATCAGCACCTACCTTAGCCCCACCAAGAGAATTATTCTCCAAATACATTGTTTCAGGAGATGCAAATGTACTACCATCATATTGTTTAATCCCATGCTCATCATAGTCTCCCATAGGATTATAGGTAGGAGCAGTATCATCCTCGATAACGGCAATAGTATACTCAGGTAATATTCCATTTATTAAGCCTTGGCTCATAACCTGCTTAGCAGCTGTGTCTGATACATTTCTCTTATGCTGAGCAATGTACCTTGCAGCCTCCTCAACTAAGTCATTTGGACTGGAAGTAGCTTTCTTCGCGGGATGATTAGCATGAGTACCTACAGTAGTTAGAACATACTCTTGACTAAGGAGATAATCTATTACATTAAATCTAGCTAGGTCAGGATGAAGTTGTAACTCACCACCTCTTATTTCTAAGAACTTAGAGAAACTAAATCCGGGACTTCCCCAATTATAAGATATTCCATTCTCAGTGTAACCTCCAATAGAATATAGGTCAGACCATTTAGTAATATCAAAAGTTTTACCAAAGTTGGTATACTTAGCTAATATTACCCGCTTAGTAGAGAATTTTATCCAATCTTTATTCTTAGCTAGATAGGCTACTTCGGGAGTAGTAAGTGCATTACCTCTCTCATCAGTAGTTTCAATTGTAAAATCATTATCAAGTAAGTCAGTTAATAGTTCTACCTCCTTAATTCTCCAGAAGTCGTCACTATTGGTTAACTTGCCAAATACCTCTTCCACATTAAGTCCAGCCCTAGTAAAATACTCAGGATTAAACCTATTAGTAAGGGATATTAGTGTTCTGTTAAATGAAAGAGTTTTACCTCCCTGGAATGACACCTCATCTTTAATCTCCAATTCTGGACCTCTAACTACATTCTGATAAACTCTTAATACTTCTTCAAGTACCTTCCTAGAATCATTTCCATAAACGGCATTCACTTCTGCGAAATTAGTCATAGGATTAAATACAGGAATTGTTCCCTTACTTGCTAATAAGGGATATTGAGTTGGATTGTTGAACACTAAAGAACTGTCTATACTCTTAAGGGCAGAGTTTAATCTCTCCCATTCAAAGGTTATAGAGTTTACTATCTTTGCATAACAATCTCCAAGCTCTTTATTAATAATAGCTATAGTCTCATCCTTAGTTAATTTATTGAAGGGTTTACCTAGAGGGCTGAGGGCGTTCAGATTTTCAACCATGTGAAACAAAGTAGACTTATCTGAGATAACAGAAGGTAAGAAAGCAGCATCTGTATTTCCAGCAATATTACATAAATAATTACTTACAAATGCAGTATAGAAGGATTCTGACATATTAAAATCAATATGCTTCTTACTATCAGTCCTACCTTTATATTCTCTCGATACCACCATTCCTCTATGCAAGAATGTATTATTCAGAAGGGATAGTCCATTAGTAGCGGAATTCATATTCATACACTGATTTGTCCACTGACTTCTGTAGTTAGTACCAAGCATTGACATAGCAACTCCAGATAGTGCACGACCTTCCCCATCCTTGTTTATACCACTAACATAAGCATCTGTAGTCATAGCATAGGCGGCAGCTAAGTCCTCCATTACTGGTACATAGCTAGGAAGTAGAACACCAATATCCTTAGCTCCTCTCTTTATAGAGGTTAGGTTCTCAGTTCCAAATACCTCCTCTTGCTTTCTTCTAAACTCCTGTGTGCTTGTTTCTTTAGGAACCAAGTTATGAGAGAAGTAAGAGTTAAAGAATATGCTAGTGCTGAGTTGAAGTAGGTCACTAACTGCTGCATCATATTGGATGTTACCATTCTTCGTCTTTAATGCAAGATAGCTTTCAACTAATGGTCCATCAGAAACAAAGTCTAAATATAAGAATTCCTTGAAGAATTGAAGAGCCTTATTCCAATCTTCCTCACCGTTAAATGAAACTAATGCTTTACCATCTCTTGATATAGAGAAGGCATTAGACCTCTTCGCTTTTGGATTGAATTGAATAGACACATTCAAGTCTGGTATATGGAATCTAAATACAGAAATGGTCTTCACACCTTCCTTGGGGTCTGTAACCTTATCTTCCTCATATCTGGGATTATACTTAGCAATCATTGATTCATACTTAGTAGGGGCTGTAACACTCAACGCAGATGAAATACTTCTCTCAAGTTGATTCCTTAATTGCCTGTTGAGATTATCCCTCAAAGTTGCTCTAACTATATCCCCATCCTCATTAACTCTATATTGCACAAAATCAAGAGGACTAGCAGTTGCCACTAATTGGCAGATAAAGGAATAGTAGTTAGTATCAAGAACATTATTCTTATAAATTCCAAATAAGGAGTGCGCGTCACTACTAAAGATTCCTTGCCTCAATGAATAAACTAAGTTCTTCTCTATACTTCTAAACCCTCTAAGTAACTCATAGTTGCTGTTAAAGAATGAGTCGTCACACAACAATTCAAATAGTGCATGATAGTTCTCAAGCACGTTACCTGTGCTAGCTGAGGATAGTAGTGTATAGAAAGATTTACCTTCAATAGAAGAACGCAAATGTTCAAACTGAGGGTATTTAAGGAAAAACATCCCATCAAATGTAAGAGAAGAATTGTGAATGTCAGGAGAGTTAGTTAAACTCTTGATTTTAGATATAATATAGTTAAATGCGTCTAGTTTAACCTTCTTATCTGCAATCGGAGTACTATTCCCCCAAGTATATATAGGAGAAGTTTCAACTAATAGCTTAGTTATGTCTGACACATGGTCATTCATGTTTACATCCTTCTCCTTGTCTCCCCAATTCCTACTATTGTTGGCTCCTGTACCTATAAGAGAATACCTGTCTTCTGCACTATACTTAGGATAGTTCTCATTAATCTTCAAGACCTTCCCTAGTTTAGAACTAAGTAAATCGTCAAAGTGATTTAAAATAACTAAACTATTATATGCCTTAATGAACTTCTTGTCAATAATTCTATTCCTAGAATATATCTTTCTAAGTTCATCAGCAGTAAAGTGTGAATGATGGAGGAATCTTTCTCCTACAGCATTTAACTCTCCTACAGCATTTAGATATACTCCATCCTTCCACATAGTAAGATTAGACAGCTTCTCTAGAGTGTCCTGAACATCTTCTGATGGAAGTTTAGAATATGCATCCTTTAGATAACCAACTACATCTTGCAATAGAGTTTCTTGATAATTCCTTAAGGCTTCATTAATTTCATGCTCAGTCTTAATCACCTTACCAGCTTCTCTATCTACAAGAAAACACTTAACTATATTATCAGTAACACTAGCTTCCATTGCTGAGGCAATTTCAGTTGCAGTACCATAATTGGTTACTATAAATCCCCTAATCCTTTGTTTTGCATCAGCATTACCTTCAGGGTCATCCAGAGCATCCAACTTGGTAGGATTCTCTTCAGCAGTATCATCAATGTTACTACTTTGACCGGAAAGATAGGTGGTCATGTTGGTTGGAACTATATCATGCAATACTGGAGCAACCTCCATAACGAATGCATCAATAAAATCTGCAAGGTCGGAGAGGGACGTAATATCGTACCCCTCTCCTATCTCTTTCAGACTATTAATAAACATCGCCTTTCTACTAAATTCGTCTTTCTCCTCCCAGATTTCTTCCAGTGTGTCTTGTAATACATCCTGTAAGTCTAAGTTAGAGTCATTCTTGTTAAATTTACATTTACCCATGATTATAATTTAATTTTTATAGTTATTGGACATGAATTGTCAGTAGTGTTTAGACGAGCCTTTTCATCTTGCTTAGATTGTAAGAAATTTACCAAATTCTGAAGCATATCCTTCTGGGAACCTTCGAATTGGTCAATCTCCTCACTCATCCTTTTTATCATTTTAGAAGTTGCTCTCATAGCATTAACCTCCTTATTAAATGCCTCCACACCCTTCGCAGATTGCACCTTACCAAGTGTAGCAAAGTTAAATACGCTAAGGATGTTCTTATATTCGGCTACTTCCTGTAATGAGCTTACCGAGAATACAGCAAGTTGAGTCCCAGTAGGAGCACTTGTCTGTTTTATTAGAGTAATCTCATTGTTATTCAGGTTTAGCTCTGCACTAAAGATTTCATTCCCCAAAGTTAAGGTAAATTTGTGAATATTTAAACTTAATTGGGAAATATCTGAAATGACAGAGTTAGACACATCAAGATTAGATGGTTTAGTACTTATATAGACGTCAGAACCAATAGGTATTACTAGATGATTTGTCTTTCTATATGCATCTAAAACCTGCTCCTTAGACAGTGTTTGTAGAGTATCTACATCCATCTCTGACATAACTGAAGCAGATGCCTTGATGTTCATTGACCTAAAGATAGTATCAGCTGTAGGCTTAGGGGTTACTCCTATACGAGAGTTTCCAGCTACATACCTATTATTATCTCTACTACCTTTAAAGTTACCATTGTTAGTCATCTTGTTAACTATTGTTTCTAGTAATGGGTTTACGTTACCATAGAATGAAGGGCTATCTATCTTACCATTAACCATAAATGGATTATTATCAATAGAGTAGTTACCTGTATCATAAACTGCATCTAGAGCAATAGTGTCTGTAGAAGACTTACTATATTGTATATTGTAGAATATTCCATCAATTTTATTTTGACCTAATATATGTTCTATAGAACGTAAATTAAGTTCCTTAAATATTCTACTAGTATTATCTGCGTTTGGAGGATATACCGAACCTAATAGATAGTTCTGAAGGGCTTGTCTAGCAGTAATGTTTCTATTCAGCCCTTTAATATCAACAGGACCATTAAGGATTTCCATTTGGGCTTTAACATCTCCCTCTGCGCTATCAAGTTTACCTACCAACTTCATTATACCATCGTATGCAGTAGTATTGTAGTTTAGGTCACTTGTCTCATAGCCAGGTTGAGCTGATAATATTTTTATAATCCTATAGGCCGTGAAGTCATTACCTATCCTCTTAATAGAGTTCTTATCTCCAGAAACAATGCTTAGTAGATTATCAAAATACTCCTTAACTGATGCTTTAGGAGGAACAACATAAACTAACTTCACCTTCTTCTCCAAAGAACTATCCTCTAATTGTCTATAGTAGTAATTCTCCAATTCTGCACCACTAAGCATTATATCATTACTAACAAGTACAAATGGGTGTCCAGGCTTGGCAAAGTTTACGGTTTTATTTCCAAATGAGTAAACTCCCTTAGGAGATAATTTTACCTTAGAAATAGAAGTGCCAGGAACCTTTGATAATTCATCAAGGGTTATCCATTTACCATCATATTTCAAATGGTCATTGTATTCATAATCAGAACCCTTAAGAGCATTAGTAATTGTCGGTCCTTGAGATTTAAGATTATTAGCCAATGTCCAATTTGCATCCTCCATGTAAAATACACCATTAGAGTTAAAGGTATATACCTTTAAGAAGTTAACTAAGGCATTTCCTCCCTCAATAGACGGATTAGCTTGAATAAATTTAATAAGTTCATTAAACTTATCAAACATAGGAGCACTAGGATTCCTTCTAGAAATCTCATTATATTCCTCTTTTATTGCCTTGAATTTGTCATTCTTAAATACAGTTAGAGGGTTAGGTAATATAGCTAAAGGTAGCTCTAACATATCATTAGTGCCTTCCCCTATAATGATAGATAGTGTCTTTAGCTTAATATTCTTACTTTCTTCATCCTCAGAGAATATGTAGCTTAAAGATTCTGAACCTGTATCCTTTCTAAATCTTCCCCATTCTGCGTTATTGAACGTACTTGCAGAACTCTTAAATGCAAATGTACAATACACATCATCTCCGAGACCCAGAATTGCCTTTATCTTCTTGGTAAGCTCTCCCTTATCAGCTGTATTGAATATAACACTCCTTAAGTTACCTATGGTCTTATCAAATGTTTCTTTGTTCTTTACTCCAGGTAACTTATTCAGACCGAAGTAGCTATCTAACCTTTTACTATTCTCTGGGGTTACTATTAGGTTTCCACCCTTATCAAATGAAGTTCCTGACTCAAATGTGGGGAATGTGTACATTAGTAAGTCAAGAACAGATTCAGTTTTAGTGCTGGAAACGTGATTAGTTCCAGTTGCAGGTACTGGAGGTGGGGTTGTATCTTCGCTAGAAGCAAGGGTCTTATCCTTTATATCAGCCTCAGTGGGAAGGCCATTGTTAGTAATAATGACCTGCTCCTTAGTTCCATCATCCGTTACAGTCGTTACCACCTCAGAAGTCAGTCCAGCTTCAGGTACTACGGTTACAGAAGGAATAGTGGCATCCTTTTCCCTCTTAACCAATTTAGTAGGTTTATTATCTAAGGGAAGTTTATCTAGCATATCCCTCCTTTCAGAAGAGAATGTCTTGATTCCATCTTTGGACAGTTCACTAACACTAGTAGAAGGGTCTTGGATAGAATTTAATAGATTCGAATTGTTAGTCTTATAGCTATCCTTAGTGTGAAGAACAATACTACCCTGTATTGCTCTAGAGATTCCAGTGTAAAGGTCATCCCAATACTCCTCGTTCTCTAAACCAGCTGAATCGTCAATTATATAATACTTACCTTCAAGTCCTTGTGAAGAGTTACCTTGTTTAAAGTCTACTCTATCCTTATAAGTAGCACTAGAAAGTAATTTATATATCTCAGTATCAGTATCATAATAGATAAATCCAATCTTTTCATCTGGATTCATACTATTAATCATTAGGTCAATATCTTTCTTTACCAGCTCTATGCTATATGGTGCAGAATTTCTTAGGTCATTTATATTGTAAACCTTAGTTCCAAACAACCCGGAATCATCCTGATAGTAATGCATTGACACATCTGAATCGTAGTTATTACTCCTTAGTTTTGGTAGGATACTCTTAAGGTTATTGATATTAATTGTTACTTGCTGGTTGTTAGACCTCATAGATACTCCCAGTTTAGGACACCTTATAAAGTTACGGCGAGCTAACTGTATTGTATTTCTAACATTCTTTCCTTTATAGTTGATAAGATGCCTTCCAATAGCTTTACTTTGGTCAAAGTCCCCAGCCACAATAACTGGGATTCCATACTTCTGTGCAAATCTATTAACTAAATCCATATCAACTACAGTGTATCTTGACACCTCATCAATAAGGATTAGGGATGGAGCTTCTGAGATTTCATTTATCTTGAAGTTTGACCTAGTAATAAAGTTATCATCAAAATATATATCCCCATCATCAATTATAGATACTGGAATATCTTCCTCGGAAGATGGGTCTACTTCCTTAGATGATTTCTGAGGATAATCTTTGAAATCTTTCCATTCCTGGGTTACCCTCTTCATAAGGTGTTCTCTATCCAAAGTGGTAGCAGAATCAAGATTTAAATCAGCTTTTAAGCCCTTAGCACTGTCTTCAGTAGCATGACCAATCCAAACACTCTTCAAAACCTCTGGATGGTATTTCTTTAGAAGTACTATAAGGTTATTAAATACGCCAGTAGTCTTACCACTTCCAGGAATACCCTCAATAAAGGTTACTCTGGAGAATCTTGGAGCAACCTGAGAGTCAAGTACTAACTCCCTAATAATTGGGGCATATTTCCACTTAGAATCAGTCATAGACGCTGCATAGTTCTTTAGTGAGGTATTTACAGCATCACAGAACTTATCAATCATACCTCCGTTAAGAATTGAAGCATATCCCAAATAAGTAGCTAACTCTTGAGTAGGTATAGGAGCAATCTTATCACTAATAATAGACCTATATTCTCCATAGAAGTCAGATGCCTTAACAGCAGCTCTAGAAGCAATATACCAAACTACTGCATTATCGTCTATATTAGTTGACTTGGAACTTAATGATTCTACATCATCACTTATAGTAATTAAGCCAAAGTTGTCTACGCTAATAAGCTTAGACAGTACTTCTGGGTCATTAACCTTATCACTATTAGCTTCAAAGAAGTTATATATAGCATCATCAAGTTTCACCATCTCTGATTCTACCTGAAACCTTTCCTCCCTATTAAGGCTTATCTTCTTGGCAGCTGATATTTCTTCGAGTTTACTTAGACTGCTTACTGTCCCCTCAAACTCAGCTTTACCTGCCCAATCATTAGGAATGTTAAGAATAAAGCTCTTTATTCTGTCATAGATAAGTATATTCTTATTATTTGCAGTTCTTGTTTGTTCTCCTAACTTCTGAGCATTATTTGCAGCTATTATCTTTTGGAAGGTTTTAAGACGTAACTCAATACCTTCTAGGTCTTGCATCATTGCATCAGCCACATTAGACTGTAGTTCTGCTAGATTGGCCTCTGAATCCAATTCGTTTATAGTAGTATTCATACCATAAAGATTAGATAAATCAGCGTTGTCTACCCTAGCACTAAGTAATTGAGCCTTAAATATATTAATCACTGAAAGAGCTTCAGTAATCTGGTCAAGTCTCTCATTATTTAGGTTAAAGTTGGACAAATCATCCATATGCTCCCTTAACGAAGCATCAGTTTCTTTAAGAATATTAGATACTTTTACGTCGGAATCAGTAGTACTTAATGAGAATTGGTCTAAAAGTTCAATGATATTAGAATGCTGCAACTTATCAATTTGAGCCTTGGCATCCTCTATCTTGGTTGCCTCTATATAGCTTGCATCATCTCCATACATTTCTGCTTGGTTAATGAAATACCAGTATGCAGAATCTAAAGTGCCACTTAATACCCTTTTTAATTCTGGATTGATGTAACCTTGATTCACAATGGGCTTAACAATGGCATCTATATGTGATGTTAAGAACTTACTAACAAACTTATTATACCGCTCAGATTGAGCCTGCATTGTATAATCTTCAGTTATCGGAGTATTTACAATGTCAGTAAATGTTGCCCTTTCTGATTCAGAACCTAAAGTAGTTAACAGAGGATTAATAATACCCATTGATGAGCTTATATTAAATTCAGCCATCTCTTCTACAAAGGATTCAGAATCTTTAGTATCATTAAGCTGCTTGACATACCTATTTAGTCCGGTCTGTAAGATACTTAAAGTAGAGTACAAGTTTTCATCAAGACTCTCGTAGTACTTTAGACTGTGGTTTTGGAATAAAGGCGCAACAACCTTAGCTATTGATTTATGGATTGAGGCAGCAGTACGTACTGCATCTTTGAATCCTGAATTCTTCCATCCATCATACTCTTTTGATATTTCCTCTAATTCATTCTTAGGAATGTCAGTTACCTTTTTACCAGTTTTGTTCTCAGCATACTGTATAAGAGTTGGGGCTAAGTAGGCACTACTAACAGCAGTTGACATCTCAAATAGAGCATCATAGATGAGCTGAGGAGCTAAATCTCCTTTCATGTACGCCTCTTTCCTCTCTATTGCTGCCTTTAATTCACCTTCTATTCTACTTCTCTCAGTCTTAGTAGATTCATCTCCATTCTCCTTTACCTGAGCGTCGGTAGGTCCACCATTATCCATACGCTCTTGGGTTCCACCCAGTCCGTTAAGTTGATTAGTTAAAGTTACAATCTTCTCACAAACACTGTTGTAGTCTTGTAAGTAGCTTGTAGCTACTCTACTGTTCTTAAGGGCTGAGAATCTTAAATCATTGAGAGTTTGCGTGTCTAGGAATGCATCATCACTAATGGTTGCACCTTGTGCTGATAAGGTATTAGTAACAAACTTAGCTATTCTCCTAACCTCAGATTTAGCAGCTAGGTCTTGGTTATCAGTATCAGTACCTTGTGCCCATACCTTTCTTCCGCCTACTCCATCTACAAGTTTAGTAGCAGATAAGTACTTATTACCTAATTCCATCTTGTCTACCATCTTTAGGAAATCACCCATCTTACCATTTCTAGCCATATATACTAGTTGTTGCATAGCTTGCTCATTATTCATCTGACCAAGCTGCCTAGCTTCTCTAAGGTTAGGTAAAGCATCGAACATAGCACCACCTAGCATACCTCCTACGAATGACATACCATATCTGTCGAACATATTGTCCCATGCTTGTAGTGGCTGTGTATCACTACCAGCTAACCACATTCCTAGATTAGTAACTGATTTAGCGAAGTCATACATAACCTCTTCAGATACTTCCTCTATACCTTCCCCAAGAGCATTAGCGGCAGTAGCTTTAAGTCCACTTTTACCCACAGAGTAGTTAGCTTGAGCAACATCCTTGCCGAGCTTGAATATCTTTTTCATCCACTCAACTTTTTGGACTTTAGAGCCGTTATCAATAGTCTTTCTTGAACCTTCTGTCAAAGTTTTGACTACCTGCTTCATCTGCTCCTTATCCATCCTAAGTTCAGGAAGTATCCATTCTCCTAACCTACTATTAATAATAGCATATTCTCCTGCAGCATATCCTAATGTAAGTAATGCAGCTTCTAGGTCGTTAGCACCCTGTTCCTTAGCTTCACCATAAGCATCTTGAACTGTAATACTAGTCATGTAAGCCTTAGATAGAAGTTCTCCTATCTTGTTGTAGCCCTTCATGTAGTTCTCTAGGTCATTCTGAGCTTTAAATGTATTGACTGCTTTTAATTCTTCAAAGTATCTTAAATCTCCAGCCTTTGGAGTTGCTACTTTAGCTTTTAGATAGCTATCAAGGTTTACATATTTAGCTTGAAACTCTTCTAGCTTTTTCATTTGGGCAGCCTCGGTAGCCATATTCTCCCCCTTAAATAGGGCAGGTGCGTATTTAAATATCCACCTCTGCTCATACATCTGCTTAAATACATCACCAGCCAGATTAATGAAGTTCTCCATAGACCATGCATTATTCTGACCATACTCAGAAGTTGTAGGTTCTAAGGACTTGGTAAATCCTTCTACAGCCGATAGAAACTTATTATCACTGCCAGAGAATACTTTACCCAGAGTGGCTAAAATCTTAGTGGTTTCTAAGGCAATACCAGCACCTATATACCAAGGACTTATCCCAGGAATGAACATAGGAAGGATTGAGACTGCATTACGAGCTAAAGAGCCAACAACACTTTTATCAAGTCCGTCTGAGTCAAAGAAGTCATATTTATTAATTGCAGAACCATCTGTGGTTAGAGTATTTAACTTTGAAAGAACTCGTCTTCCATACACATCTCTACCGTCTAGATTCTCATAATAATATGTACCATTCTCGTTTAGTTTCAATTCCCCCTTCTTATGTTGAACCTTCTCTTTGGTTACTGGGTCAATATGCTCTCCGTCTTCATCCCATTGAGCCATAACTCTAGTATCCCAGAAGTCAGTCCAGAATGAATCATTAGGGGAATCATGCCATACTGGATTAGCTCCATTAGCTACACCCATAGGGTTAGCTAATACTTTCTGAGTTTGGGCAGCCTCATCAGCTGACATAGTGGGAGCGTCTAATAGATTCAATCTTCTAATACCCCTTGTCTGCCTTAATGGGTTAACTTCTCTGGACAGATAAATATCTGAACCCTTCCTTCTTTGCTCAGGTTCAGCGAATATATTATCTCTATGGAATGTAGCCTGACTTAAAATATCTTCTTGGTAGGATTCATCAGCCAATTGATTATAAGTCTCAGCCATGTATTTATATACATTATCAAACTTAGCTTCATCAAATTTACCATCAGTTTGAAATGCAGGATTATCTTGAATTTGGGGAATGTTCTTATAAACACTTGCATCTGCTAATGAAGTGTTAGTGGCATCTAATCCTATTGCCTTAAAATCAGAGATAGAAAAGGTAGGATTAGACACTCTATTTAACAGCCAATCATTTTCCTTTGTATTTGTCATATTACTAGATTTTATAGTGTAGATAGTGAAGGACTTGGCACGTAAGTTTGCAATCGTTGCTTCTGTTGTTCTTTAGCTTCTATATCCATAGCATCATTACCTTGTATCGTAGGATAGTGTCCAGAGCCAAGTGAAGCATTAATAAGATTCTGTCTTACTGGTATGTACACAGAACCAGAGTATACATTATTGCCGCTGGAGAATATGCTAGGCTGACTCATCTTAAATGATGCATCAGCTGCCTTTAATATTCTCTCTATACTTTCCCTTTCATTAATGTCGGTTACTTCACTAAGAGTATCATCCATTGTCGGGTCTTCTACGAATGCGGACTCATCTGCTGAGGCATCTAATACGGCGAATCTTCCATAGGCATTGGTATTTATTTGTCCATTAATGTACTTATATGGCAATTTATACTTAGCATAGATTTCATTTTTCTGAGCTTCATCCTTTATATCTCCTTCTCTAATCTCATTCTCAGCCAACTCTAATCTCTTTAATGAATCAATATCGGGCTTAAGCACCCCAGACTGTAATGCTTGTGTGTCAACAGGAAGGTCAACTGCAACTACATTGGAGCCATCTATAGCAACTCTACTTCTCTGAGATGAGTTTAATAACTGACCTCCCATCGTGGCATTCTTAAAGTCTAAAACTCCAGAGAATGTGCTCCTTGCAGCATCCTCTAATGTAGCACTTCCTATAGTTTTACCAGAAGTATCAACTAATGGTGCACTATTGCCTGGGAGATTTAAACTATATGAGTTTCCATTATTAATTTTATGGTTTTTAATCTCTCCTAGCCCAAGTAGGAATGCTTTGGCAGGGTCTGTAATGTTATTATCCCTACCGCTACCCGATGTTTTAGCTTTACCACTAGCATCCATCTTTTCTTGTAAGTCAAGTTTTAAGGTATGTTCTCCACTTAATGCCGATTGGGTTAGAGACATCAGTAGTTTTTTTACACCTTCTGCAGAGTTGTCTCCTAGATACATAGCTGCTTTAGCTTGAAGAACAGTTCTCATGTTCTTAGGTAGAGAGGTTAACAAATAGCCTAATGCTTGGTTAGCCTGGGCTTGCTGGGATTTGTCCATACTAGACATCTTATAAAGTCCATCTACAGACATTCCGGATAGGTCTTCTCTACTAGGTTGTAAAGCAGCTAGATATTCCATCCCTTTTAATATTCTACCAGATTGCTGACCTACATATCCCTCTCTTGACATCGAAGTAGTTCCTAACTTATTAACTACAGATTGTATATATTCGGTTATCTTAGGGATACCTACTGCATTACCTATAATACTTGTAAGGTCAGTATTAAAAGCAGCATTTATACTATTAGCACGATAATTAGCCAGCTCTGAATTAGTCAAAATCTGTTCTGAATTAAGGTCAACATCATTTAGTGATTTCTTCTGTAGTTTACCCTCAGCATCAACTGTAATTACATGACCTCCGTCAGTTACAGCAATCTCGCCAAGCCCTCCATTTTTGTCAGCCTGGGTCATAGCATTCTTAAATCTTTCATTCTCCGCTTTTATTCTTGGGAGCATCTTTAATATAGTCTTATATTGTACAGTAGCATTATTACTAAACGGATTCTTGTATATACTATCCGAGAATATACCAGAAGTTTCTACGAATGCTTCCACATCACTCGGTATGCCATTCTCATACAAAAACTTTACCATATTCTTATCCAATAATCCAACAGAACCGTCTGGTTCACCTTGGCTAGAGGATGTGGATGAATAAGGAGCAGCTACTTGTGGTTGAGGTACATTGGTGTAGCTAACGAAGGCGGGCATTCCCCCGCCTTGTTGTAGCTTATAGGTTAATTTCATAGTTGCATTCCTTTCTTTATAAGTGCAGCAGTGAGGGCAGACATATTTGCTATCATCTTATTATGTTCCCTCTTAGATTCCATTATATCTTTATGGAATTGTTTATTATCATCAGACAATCTCTTATTGAAGTCCTTAGCTCTTTGAAGCATAGCCCTCTCAGCATAGGATAATTTAGAACCTTTTCCACTAAACTGAACTAACCAAGGAGTACTTATTAGTGAACTTCTCTTCTTTAACATATCAGACTGTAATCCTTTCTGTAGCTTAGATAGTTCTCTCTGAGCACCTATTGGGTCGTCTTTATAGTCTTCCATAATCTTAGCAGCACTAGTATTATAATTTGAATTAGCTTCATTCAAATAAGATTCTAATGCTAGTTGGTCTCTCATAGCTTTAGTTTGTCTAAATCTATTCTCTACGCCAGCTAGGTAAGGAGCAATAACCTGCTGATAGTTTGCAGTCACTCTTCCAGCATCGATTTGCTTTTTAGCTGCATCTATAGCATTCATTGAAGCCCTATTTCTATTGGCAACTTCTACCCTTCTTGCTTTAGCTGCATCGGATTCTTGCTGTCCTAACATCCTAGTCTTATAGAACATTTCTGCATCTTGTAGACCACCTTGGAATCTAGCCTGACCTGCTCTACCACTAGCCTCTAATTCTCCAGCTAATTGCAATGAAGCATCAGAAGTTCTAGGTCTTGCAGCCACAGATTCTAAATTACCTGCTTGTTGTTCAGCATTAGTCACTGCTTGGAAATTGCCTTGCAGTGGAACAGTATTCTCAAATGTGTCTAATAGAGTAGGCTTTAACCCTTCTTTATAGATTCTAGCGGCTCTATTATTCGCGGCTAAACCTCCTACCATTCTACCTAAGGCTAATACTTCCTCTGGTGCTACATTAAGTTTTAGACCCTTTTTGGTACTACCAGGCGTACGTCTAATATCGGACGGGTTAGATGTATTTGAAACCCTAGGAGCTGTAACTACAACTTCTCCAAGCTCATTAGCAGGGTCTTGAAGTGGCCTTAGTCTATACCCACCATCACCTTTGTCATACAACTCTAAACCTCTTGCTCTTAATTGTTCATTGAAGCGGGCAACATCATCAGCTGACATACCCCTTCCAAGAGTTCTATTGCCAGTTCTATCCCCAGCATATACATCAAACCCAGAATTACCTTCTGTAGTACCATAACCTACAATACCCTTTCTGATTAAATCATCAAAGCCTTGATTAGTACCTCTAAAAGTAACCTGTCTGTGTTTAGCTAATGGGTCTTGCACTGAGTAATTATAGTTGCCTCCGAAATAATCACCAGTCATAGATGTTAGCTGGTCATAAATATCTTCACCACCATTAAATGCTGCTGCATAAGCTTGCCTCCAATCGTCTGAGCCTGTGTACTGAGATTTCCATCTGTCAACATCTGCCCCAAAGTCATACCCAGATAGGGCTTTAGACCTATTCCAACTAGACATATCTTTGGCTTTAATTCTACCTACAGCGTTACCACCTTGTAAGAATTGTATTAATCCTCCTTCAGCCTTCTTAGTAACCCTATCATCCTTTGAAGTTTTCTTCTTTTTTTTACTTTTTTGTTTTGTAGGGTTAGGCTTGTTGCGTAGAGCATCCATAACCTCATAATACCTACTATTAAATGCCTGGTTTAGACTGTTCTGTCTAGCTCTTCTAGCAGCCCCAGTCAAGGCTCTCTTTGGACGTTCCTGTGCCACGGTTAAGGCAATCTGACGCTCTACATTTTTCTTGGCATCCTCAGCTTGCCCTCTAGCTACAGTTTCCGTATTTTGAGCAATGCTTCTCTCAATTCTAGTGTCAGCAATGTCCTTAGCTAATCTCTGTTTGGTGGCACGTTCAAGACCTTCTGATATTCCTTTATAATTTATAGCTGGACCTCCTATAAGTGTTCTGATGTTAGGTATTTGTGTAACAGGACCCCTGTATGGCACTGGTAATTTACTCCTATCAATAGGAGGCTTTGCCATTTCATCCGCTATTTCTCCAACAAAACTAGATAGTTTACGTATTGCTCTAAGCTGTTTAGCGTCCACCCCTTCAGACTTAGAAATAGACCCCTCTCTAGGAATAGTTCCAGCTCTGTAATCCCTAGAATCGTCTATTTTTAACCTATTTTGTCTAACTCTCTCAGCTTCCCCTTGTCTAAAGTTTCTTTCATATCCCTGTACTTCATTATTCCAGCTAGAATACTCATTTCTCTTACCTGGTACTAGAACTAAAGCTGTAGACTTAGTAGGTTCTGAAGACTTAGCTGATGTTGAAGGTGCTTCTTCTTTTTTGGACCCACTTCTACTATTAGTAGCCCCCTCCGCACGGTTAAATATACCCTTCTTGACAAACCAAGCATCGGAGAATGGAGTATTCTCATTACCTCTTATTATAGATGGGTCTTTGTATCTCAACATATGTTTACCAAGCCAAGTATTAGCCAGCCAATTATTACTTTCAGCTCCTTTTACCTCCTCAGTTTGAGGTCTTGTTCCGAAGCGTTTAGTATCTACAGCTACATCCTCAGGCTTTATCGCTTTATCTCCTTCGAGCTTATTGGATTTATTATATTGCTCAGCAAATTTAGTTCTAAGTTCTGCTACTTGATTCTTACCTTTGGTATTCTGGAAGAATGCATCGTCTACCTCCAGTGTTTGCTGCTTACCATCAATCATAGCTGTAACTCTCCTCTTACCAGAAGGGTTAGTTGAAGAGTTCCACCAACCTTTATGAGATTTGGCTAAATTTTTACCCATTAATAAAGTGCTACCAATAGCAGAAATATTCTTAAAGTCTCCTGTATTCAGACTCCCCCAATCACCTTTAGTAAGCTTTGATAGTGTCTTATTATACTCTGACCTTATTGCTGGGTCAAGATAAGGAGTAGTATTAATAAGGGTCATAAGTACTGGAATTGACTTCTTTATTTTACCTAAAGCTTTAGTAGCTTTTAATGTCTTCCCAACAGGAATCAAGGATAGGGCATCCATTCCTAAATTCATTCCAAGTCTACCAAGGTCGCCCCATTGAGGTCCATCACTAGCTAAATCAGCCATAAACTCGGTGAGAGAAGCACCAACTCCTACTCCTGCAGAGGCTAAATTAGCTCCAGGAACGAATCCTAAACCAATACTAGCTAGGTCTGCCATAGCCGCACCGAGCCTAACTTTATCAGATGTTTTTATAACACCACCTGCATCAGTTATATCCTTATTGTTACCTAGTGATACATTGGACCTGCCAGTAAATGATTGTCTAGCTTTAGTATTCCTTTCAATCTGCTCAGCATCAGGTTGTATTGCACTTACTTTTAGTGGGGTAGTGTCTTCTATAAACTTAGTACCTAGTTGGGCGCTTATTACACCACCTTTTTTGTATCCTTGTAACTTTAATATTCTGTCATTTATTTCTCTACTTCTCTCAGCTGTTGGGATACTTAACAGCCTCTGTAGCTCATTGCTAGATTCATCTTCACTTTCAACTTTATTATTGAAATACCATGATAGTGTACCATCGTTATTTCTTGTAACATTCATGTCATTGTCCCCAACAGCCCACTTATAATCCTTACCATATTTTACAAATGGGGATTGTTTTGAGTCAATCCACTTACTCAAAGTGTTTTGCACCATTCGGTATGCCTCACTAGCTGGATTCGACAAGTCTGGGTCTTGCATCCATGTATTGAATAGATTCTCCCAATTAGCCTTAGAAGTATCAGTATAGTCTATGAACTTAGCTCCCTGTCTTTCTCTTCCGCCGTTAGGGTTATATGCTCCTAAGTTTATAACATTACCATCCTCTCCGATAAATTGGTACTCACCTAGTGATTTGTTAAGTTCCACTGAACCTCTAGTTGTCTTACCAGTAGTAGGATTCTTTAGGTAGAAACCTATCTTACCATTCACATCAGAAGGATTGGAGTATGCTCCGTATAAGACATTATTACCTACGCCAGACGCAAACTGAGATAAATTAGTAATATAATTGTAGCCTTGACCCTTTAGCATTTTAGTAAAGGGGTTATTGTCTGTAAGACTTGTATATTCGCCAAGTTGGGCTTGCCTTGCTCTAGTGATGTCTTGTCTGTATTGCTCTGGTAAATTAGAATCGTCATAGATATTACCATCAAAGGCATATCTATTTCCAACACCTTGGAATACATTACCAGGAAGTATTCCACTTACTTCTTCATTAGTTCCCTTCTTGTATATATGATATTTGCCTTTATCATCAACTGTTCTATCATACTCCGAGTTAGTCCAGTTTGTATCAATTTTACCTTGCTGTCCCTCAATTGTGGATGATTGTGGGGCAGTTGCTTGCTGGGTGGGTCTTATAAACTTATCTAAACCAGTGCCACCTAACGCAGCAAAAGTATTATAATCGTTATTGTCTAATTTGTTATTAGTAATAGCTGCGCCATATGCTCTACCAAGAGCAGCTAAATCTTCTGCACTCTTTATGTTAGTTCCAGACCAATCGTGGGATTGAAATATTTGGTTATAATCAGCATTATCCCAAATTCTTCCCATTAGAGCGTTGCGGTCCTGTTCTGTTCTATTGCGGAACCAATTATTATAATCTATGGCATTACCTCCATACCATTCCCTTGAAATGGCATCTTCCATGAGTTTGTTGGCATTAAATCTTTCCTTCTTTACTTCTGGTTGTTTATACTGAGGGGAACCTTTAATGATGTTATATAGGTAATCAGCAGCTAGACCGTAAGCATTGTTCTCAGTATTCTTAACCCCTGTCTTTATTCCTAGAAACTTCTTTCTATCTAGCTCACCTGTACTTGATTTTTGACCCGTTGCATCTTGAAAGTTGCCCATAGCATCCATAGTCATAGTGCCATTACTAATCCCCTCAAGCATATATTGTACAGCGTTTCTAAAATCAGCTGCGGCAGTATTTCCCAACCCTTTAGATGAAGCATATTCATCTACATCTCTGTATCCTCTTTTTATTAAATCATCCTGATTGAAATCTCCTAAGCCCTTCACACTTAGAAGCTTAGGCTTATCAGTTTGACCTCCAGAGTTATATTTCCTTATTACTTGTGACATATACTATGTATAATAAAAAAGGAGCATATAATTAATATACGCCCCTTCTTACCTTGTTGACTAATTATCTTACTCTTACTAGTCTAGCACCTTTCCTTGCAAAAGTTGGTTCCTCTTGAGGAGCTTGTTCCTGAGCAGCACCACCTTGAGCGATTTGCATTAGGGCTTGACACACAGCCATCGCAGCTTCACAATTCTGTGTCTGAACTGCCTGAGCAGCTACTTGTAAAATCTGTGCCATTGGGTCTTGTCCACCCTCAGCAGGTGCACCACCTTCTGCCGGTGCTCCCTCAGCTGGTGCTCCTCCTGCTTGTTCAGCACCAGGTTGAGGTGCAGCACCACCTTGTTGGAATTTTCTAAATTTCTCTTCGATTTTCATAAATTAATACGTTTAAACAGTTTAACCACTTAATTTCTGCAAATATAAGCATTATAAGCAGTATTACCAAATTAAACCAAGAAATTTATGAAATTAAAGCAGAGTAAAATATATTAATCAGTTATCACATAGTACAGTTACCTCAACTTGGATTTATCAACTATAAGCAAAGTTTCATTTGCTATAGCCTTTCTTACATACCTCATCAGTGTAATAGGTTTATAGGAAGCTACAAATGTGGTTGTACCCACATCATCCTTATCGTTCATGTCAATAGGAAACTCTACAGTCACATCATCTGTTTCAATTTTGTAGTATAGAGTTCCTGCTATAGCATGACTAAACCTAGCTAGACCCTTTAAGGTTACAATTTCTTTAATCGTCATGTTCCCTCTTATTGTCAAACCATTTTTGAATATCCTCCCAACTCTTCTGGTCATACAGCTTAATATAGAGAGGTTTGATTCTATCTAAATCTTCCTGCGAAATATCATAATCCAAGTCCCAAATTAGGTCATGTAGTTTATCTGACATTCTTTCAAAAATATCAAACCCAGATATTTTGAATTTATTAAGTGTAGCTAATTCTTCTTCAGATATATCCTTAGCTTCATTAATAAATTCCAGGAAGTCATCGGCCCCGAAGTCAAAGTATTCATTGGTTCCCCAATACATCTCTGTTGAGTAGAATAAATCAAGCTCTACGAGAATATCTATTAAGTCCTTCATTGCTTTTAGATTCTCTTCACTTTCTACGCTAAAGAAGAATACATCTCCTTCGTCTGCCCAGTCTACGTTTCCTATATACGCTTTCATACTAGATATGTTTTAACAGTGTCTGCCAGTAATTTACCATCTACATTATTAAGCTGTGTCTTGACCAATTTAATAACCTCTCCCATAGACTTTTTCGGGATTTGTGGGGAGATTGCGCCTTCTCCGTAGTCTTCCTCTGGAATATACCAGCCCCTCTCCTTACATATTTCTGCGACTGCTTTATTGACATCCTCAACCGTGGCTTGTCGAGGAAGGAAAGACTCAAGCACTAGAATCTCTTTGGATTCATTATCGGCTAGGTCTTTCCTTCCACCTTCCAGATATTGATCTCTACTATCCAATCTTTGCTTTACCATCTTACGAAGAATAGTAAACTCAGCTGCATCGTCTAAAGGCTTAGCACCTTTAGCAGTTTGGTACACTAAGAACTCATTCTTAATAGCTCTTAATACTTCTGTTCTCTTTACATTCTTATCAAGCATTGATTGCTTAATAAGTGCATCCATTTGCTCTCTGAGCATTTTCGTTCTCCTTTCTTATTAAATGTTTTAAATACTCATACTCTTCAATACTAATCATACCCTTTAGTCTGAGAGATGCTAGCTTCCTTAATAGAAGTTCCCTATCTAGTGAAGGGTTATTATAGATGTGTCTCAGCGGTTGTATTGGCATCATTTAGAATATGTATTGCTTGTTCAACATCTTCATCACTTAGTCCCCATTTCAACCAATCAGATTGAATGAAATAAGGTAATTGAGAGTCCAACATATCAGTATCATCGTCGAAGATTACATACCGATAAGGTTCAGTTTGCTTATCTAACCATTCTTGGATTTCGGAACCTCTATGCCTACTTCTCATATAAGGAGTTATGTCATGTATAGGTTCTTTAATTCCAACAAGGTTAAACACTTCCTGCAAATTACTATCACTTCTCCAGGTAGAAGATACAACAATCTTAGCCCCAGTAGCATCAGTAAGTCTATTTAGTCTTTCCACTGCTCTTGGGTCAATATTACAAGCATTCCAAGCTATACGCTGAGGGTGCTCTTTAATCCAATCATTATATCTTTTGTCCTGAGTTCTCTCTGAGTAGAAGAGATTACTATTCATAACCCCATCTATATCTAAGAATATAAACTTATTCATGCTTTAGATATTCTTTAGTAAATTCCTTAACCTTCAATACTATATCCTTATAGGACATGACTTCAAGCATTTTAGGATGCTGTAGGAATAGACTAGTGAAGTGTAACCTAAGACTCTCAAATCTTTCTTTTTTCAGTAGGCTTCTTTACTTCGTCCATCTTCTTAGAATATTTTGAGCAGTGCCAGAGGATTCTTTACCTTTACGAATAAAGGCAATATCATAGTCAGAGTGCTCAGTCATAGCTTTGTCCCTTTCTATATCAGATGTAAAGCCTCCTTGAGTGGGTACACTTCTAAGAGCTGTATATCTAGGAGCTTTAAACATATGATATACAGTGATATTTCTAAATGGAACACCACAGGCTAGTAGATAATCCTGAGCCATTTTATCGGCGCCTTCACAATCACCTATAACGAACTGGGCTGCATTATCTGTACTAAGTGTTCTACTAATGGCAGGAGCATACCATTTGGCAAACTCCTCCCATGTTAAGTCCCTATGCCCACTTATAAAGTATGTCATACTGGGTCTAAGTCAATATCCTCCATATCCAAATCTCCGTCCTCTAAGTGCATCCACTCAGTAAACTCTCTGATAATTTTATCATGGTCAAACGCCCATTGATACTTATCAATAGAATCCAATGGAATCCACCCGATAGCTTCTACTTCATCCTCTTCTCCACCTCTATCGTTACCAGTGCCAACACTGATACTACCTGGCTGTGCATCAATTAGAGCATAATATCTAAAGGATACATTCTGTCTATTTTGGGTAGGAGAGTCATTGAATTTCCAGAAGTGTAGGAAGTTAGGATTTAGTCTAACTCCAGTCTCTTCATAGACTTCTCTGATTACAGCTTCTGCTGTAGTTTCATTAAAGTCTAAGTAACCACATGGCATATTCCACATTCCTTGAAAGTCTGGAGTTCCCTCGCCTCTTTTATTAGCAAGTACGCACCACTTACCATTTAGGAATGTAAATACACATCCTGTTACAGCAATAGAACGGCTAATCCACCATTCCTTACCATTTTCGTCTAATAATGGAAAATTCTTCATATTAATAAAAGTAACTCTTTGGTTGTTCAACATTAAGGAAATCTAATGGGTCATCTAATAACTCACCTTTTAGATATACACCTTCACCTTGTATTGTGTAACCACCGTCATTGTTTACCTTAAGCACGGCATCAAAGGGGTTTGAAGCTGCAATAGTCCCAAACTGCCCATTTACAATTTGATAGAAGTTATCAGCTGTTCCAGCAATTCCTTTAAAGTTTAAATTCTCATCTATCTCTGTACTGTATATGCCTAATCCGTTAGCTGATTTGTAAGCTAAGAACATCGGAACTCTGTGATTAACACACCACATAAGTTCTGAAAGCATTCCCTTAGAAATACTTTCTAATTTCTGTTGCCATGCAAATCCATCTAATACAAATACGACATAGTCTGATTGTTCCAGCTTAGAAAACTGATACTCAGTTCCTTTCTCACTGTAAGTCACCTTATCTGCTCTACTTTTAATCTTTATACTTTTGACTACTTGTAATACACCAGAAGCATAAGACCAAGGACCTGAAACATAGATTTGACTCATTTGTATAATCCAAGCTTTCTAATTATTGAGTTTACCTCATCTGTTACAAATGGTAATATAATCTTTCCATCATCGACCCACTTTCTAATGGCTGTAGAGCATATTGTAATGTCAGGAGCATAGATAACCTTTACCTCATCATGTGGAATATCCTCACTGTTAAAGTGTGCTACATCGACTACTAAGAACTTATTATCCTTTAGTATGTCTTCACCATGCTGCCATCTTGGAATCTCCTTATAAGTCTCAGCAGATGTTACAATGATAAACTCACCATAAATCTCTTTTATTGCTTCAATAGTCTTATAAGTAGGCAATGGTTCTCCATTAGCGATACGATATTCAATACCATCCACAACTACTCCAGGAATGTTGTCAAAGGTTTCCTTAGCCATAGTGAGTCTATACTCCCACTTAGTTTCAGTATTCTTCCATACACTCTTATATGCTGGAACTACTATAACCTTGTCAACAATACCGGAATTAAGTGCAGCTGTGACAATGTTAACATGACCAATATGGGGTGGGTCAAAAGACCCAAAGAATACTCCTACCATTGTGAATGTTCCTCCTTAACTATTTTACGGATGGTGCTTTCCAACTCCTTCTTGCACTTCTTACAAGTACCAGAGTGTGTAAAGCCATTACCCATTTTTATATACTCATGCTCATCAATGGTGTATCTATACACATCTCCATACATCTTAGATGTCCCTATAACATCTGGACCACTAATGTTAGATGAATTGGTACAACCCATTAGAAGGAACATTACTAACAAAAATAAATAATATAATTTCATACAAGAAACAAATAATAGATAATGGCTAGTACTCCGCCTATAACAAGCAGAGCTACTAGCTCATTACGTGATTTAACATTTACTAATTCTAGAATTAGCTCTAAGAAGTCAATCATACATTTCCCTTGGCACTATGATAGGACTAACTAATCTCTTGAACCTAGATTTGAAGCGTCGTCCAGTAATCTTACCTACAACATCTGGACCAAGTTCCGTAGTTAATTCGTCTTGTAGTTTATCATTCTCTGGAGAAGCCTTACAAGTAAGAGTCTGTAATACTCTATCAACGTCATAATAACTCTTAGCACCTATCTGGTCTAAGTCACTATTACTGATACCTAAACCATCTGTAGGAGTAAGAGACATTGACTTTTTAATAGCCTCACACATATCACAAATCTTCCTAGCACCATCTGCATCCACTTCTTTCTTTATCCCACACCCATAGTAATACCCTATTAGCCACTTAGCTAATTCGTACACTTCAGTCTTCCATAGACCTTGAATTGGGTCAAAGTCACCCACATCACCATGAATAGTCCAGAATCCAAGCTGATACTCAGTTTGATTATCTGTACTCATTACTAATCCCTTATGAATTGAAGCAAGGTTGTATAGATATATCATTCTCAGCCTAGCTTGGATGTTGCCCTTAGAGATAGGAGTACCAAGAGTACCTTCACCATCATAAATAGCCTGGATTACATGCTGGCACATATAACTAAGATTTACTACCTTAAAATCATCACAGAAGGCATTTCCTACTAACTTCGATACACTAAACTCGTCACTCTTGTTCTTAATAGGAAGACTTCTACCTATTAGAGGAATGCCAGTTTGTTTACTCACTTCATGGCAGATAGCTGCCACTACAGTTGAATCAATACCACCACTAATCCCAAGAACCATAGCATTAAGACGATTCCTAGTAATATAATTCGATGTCTCTTTGACGAGAACATTGAATACTCTTTCATAATTTAACCCTTTCATAATCCTAGTTCATTCATAAAATGTTCCACAAAGCCCTATTAGACCCAGGAACGTAGAGTGGTGCTCCCAGTAGACAGAAGTCATACTGGAAGTCCACAACTACTAAAGTGGTTTTCCTTTCCATGTTACATTGAACGTGCTATTGTAATTAAAATTGATATAAAGATAATTCCCATTACTAATGCGAGGGGAATCCATAGTGGAGAGAATACCCAGAACCATGTTATATTAGCACCAAATAGTTTACAAACTAATAGCACTATAAACAATAGACCAGGAAATCCTACTCCCCCATTTACTATAACTTTATTAGACATCGAGGTATAAAGGTTTAAATGTTTCTGTGTAAGTTTCATCTACTAAGGACACATTAGCCATTTTCATATCGTCAAGGGTTTGCAATTCATGCTCACCACTATGAATATGTCCACAGAATGTATATCTAGGATGTTTACGAAGCATTTCATCAGCTAACCAAGGATTGCCAACATCTTCTTGGTCAAATCTCTGGTGAATAACACCAAGCCCACATAGCTTGGGTGCATCATGAGATATAACAATATCACAATGTTGGGGCATAGATTCATATGCCTTAATCAATGTTTCTGGTTCATACATGTACGCCCAGTTACCGAAGATTTTACAATAGGGAGTTCCCCATATATCATATACCTTACCATCCTTACTAACAACAGATGTTGCTTCATTATCTAATAACTCAAGTTTACCATTAGTAGGATTACTCAATATTGAGTTAATCTTTAGAGGTTGCCTATACATATTAGCTAAGGCGAAGTCATGATTACCTCCTACCATGATAACTGATTCACAAGGGAGATTATTAACCCACTCAGCAAATGTAGTCTTTAACCACTTTTCACTTTGAGGAATGTTCCTCTGCATACGCAGTGGCATAATGTCTCCACATATCAATACTACTTCACAAGGTTCTTCTATTTTAGGTAGAATGCCATGTAAGTCAGACGTTACACATATCTTCATCTCTGGCTCCTAATTCTATGTCCTCCTTATAATCTTGGGCAGCTTCTCTTAGAGAGTCTTTAATAGTACAGATAAGGAATGTCTGACCATGCATCAGTGTACAGAAGCCCTTAATAAGCTCATCTGCTGTCGCATCATTATAAGGTAACTCCATAGATAGTACCCTGCCGTCGATTTCTAAAGATATTTTAGTCATTTAGTTTATATACTTTATAAGAAATAGTTCCTCTTCCATCTATTTGGTGCTGAATCTTTTTCTTTACTTCTTCCCAAGAGATTGGAGTATAGTTATTGTTGTCTACACCTACATCATACTGATATGGGAATAGATGAGCTAACCTATCACAATCCAATCCAGAACTAGTCGGACCAGAGTGAACATGACCGAATAACTGCCATACAGCATCAGCATCGTTACGATATGAACCACCATAGCACAGGAATGGGTAATGATTCAAATAGATACTTCTCTTCTCTATCTGGATTTGCATTTGTGGTAACACCCCAACAAACTTATCCATATAACCCTGTCTTAGATTCTTTCTATCATGATTACCTATAATCAAGTAGATTTGTCCATTCAGACGAGGGATGATGCTGTTCCATAGAGCACTTCCACCAAAGGCAAAATCTCCTAAGTGGAAGACTGTACCATCCTCTGGGACTACTCTATTCCAGTTCTCAACTAACTTTTCATTCATTTCCTCAACATCCTTAAATGGTCTATTGCACAATCTTATGATATTAGCATGACCAAAGTGAGTGTCAGAGGTAAAGAAAGTGTTCTTAGCACTAAATTCAAACTTCTGTTCTTTCATCTTTTACAATTATTAATCGTTATCATAATCTAAACCTTTAGTTAGATAATCAATAGCATCTAATTCACCACGAGTTAGTGGGATTACCCTATCATTTATAGTAATATCCCAACCTTCACCATTAGTCCATTCAGTAACTTCAATAAAGTCATCCTTCTTAGCTAAATGGTCATACTTGCGTAAATTATCATTTACTGATTTTCTATTAGCACGTTCCATATTCCGTCTCCTTATAAAATTCTATTTGATAGTTATACTGTTGCTTCAATGCCTGATTGATGTCAGTAAATACACTACTAGGCATCTTCTTACCAGTCCTAGCATAATATGCTGGATGATATACTTCGATTGTCTTTAAGCTATTCACTATATCATTCTTAAATAACCCAGCTTGGCTGCCAAATAAAACATAAATCATACCTCCATCTTTATAGCTCATGTTGTGAATCAACTTAGATACAAATGGTTTCCATATATCAAAGTGTGCTCCAACTCTGCCTACCTCACAAGTAAGGGCTGTATTAATCATTAATATTCCCTGCTCAGCCCAAGACTCTAACGTATTGTCAAACTCTATAAGGTTATGGGGAATTTCATAATTAATAGCCGCCTCTTTAACTACTTTAAGTGAAGGAGATAGATACTCCTCAGAAGTATCCTCTGAATTACCAAACAGTATTCCAGTAGCTACTCCTCTTTGAGGGTAAGGGTCTTGCCCAAGAAAGACCACCTTGCAGTCCTTAAATGAGCAAGCCCTAAATGCTCTAAAGATGTTCTTAGGAGATGGACATAGGTTAGCTGAATTGACCTTATTAACCCAAGTTACTACTTTACGTAGTTCCTCTTTGTCAATAACATCAATCCAGTCACCAAAGTATTCATTTGCGGTCATATTCTATAGTACCTATATCCATGAGGATTAGAAAGTATTTTGTACCATTCCATAGGAATAACTTCTACACTTTTCCATTCCCTAATATAAATTTGAGGTGGGAGTGAATTATCCATAGGGTCTACGTACTCTACTAACACTCTTACTATCATTTTATATAGCCCCTCTTAATAAATTCTTCATACAGAGGTACTGCTAACTCTCTAGCTTGAGGGTGGGCATCCTTTGCACATCTCAGCTTAAAGAATCCCTCCCATTGTTCAATAGTACCAGTCATAATTAACTCAGTCTTTAAACTATTAGGAAGTACCGCTCTTGCTTGTTGGGCAATCCAACCCAAGTTCAGTAAATCAAAATATTGATTTTCAGCGATTTCTAGAGCATGCAAGAATGAATCAACCTCTTTCCAATCGTTGTTTCTAGCCCAGGCTCTTGGATTTACAGATTCTCCAAATATGTCTCCCTCATTAGCACCAACTCTAAAGTTTATACCATCATGGAAGTATGCCTCACCTTCTGGAATGTCTAACCAAGAGGGAATGATAAACGTACACTCCTTACCAAACTTATCCTTAGAGTAGTTACAATACATTTGTTATGTTAAGGCTCTTTATCCTTAACTCTCCTCGTTTCCAAGGAGTATCGGACTATATCATCATCCTTTACAGGATGCCCAGCACTCGTGTCAGTGTTATATTCTATGTGTAGTATAAGGGACTCGAACCCTTGTAGTAGCTAACTCTCTTCCAGCATAGTAGTAGGTCTACCTATTAATGTAGTTTGCATACAACTACCTCTTACCACATATAGTTTCAACTGTTAGTCTCTGAACCTTCCAACTTTGTTAAAGGTTGGCTTGGCTGCTGATTAGCATGATTTAATACTTTTCTACAAAACTCATACAATTGTTCCATTGTCATAGTATGTTTACTTACATTAGCTTGGTAGGTTACCCATTGAACGTTACCTTCAATATATCCTTTAGAAGAATCTATTCTATCAAGAGAAGCTTCGTCTATACTAGGAATATAATCTCCAGTAATAGCACAGATTTGTTTTTGTTCTTGAAATAGATTCCATAGATATTCCATGGAAACCTCAAAAGCATATCCTCTCTTCTCTGCTGACCTTCTTAGTCTAGTATGTTCAGTAAGGGTTAAATCTCCAACTCTACCATTAGTTAAAGTTGTTTGTAAGGCTCTTTCCCTTTGAGCACACTTTTCACATTGAAAATCTCTATTCTCATAGAGAAGCTCTATAGGTAGTTTATAAGCTTCGGTTCCACAGTCACATCTAACTTTGTAATAGGCAGTAGAGTTTCTATATATTGGACCATCAATAACAGTCCAATGCTTATACTTGCTACCTATTTCCAACTTAGCTGTTCTTTTTCTTGCAGAGCAAGATTTACAGCTAGAAGATTTACCGTTTCTTAATGCTGAAGCATTTATCTCATTTACAGCTCCACATTTACATTGACACTGTATATCCAAACTTGTAGAAAAGATTTTAATAAATTTTAGCCTTCCAGCAATTCACTGGGTTATTCATAAATAATTACTTATTTAAGCCGCCATTATCATTCGACGGGTACTTTCCTGTGCAAAGGAGAATACTCTATGCCTTACAAATTCATGACTAACTCCTCTATCACATACAAACTTAACAGTAACACGTTTAACGTGGTGTTCTGTAGGTTCACACTGATATTTAAGGTCATCAAGCCAATCGTTTTGAAGTAGCACTCTATAGTTAGTGGTTATGTAGGCATATGTATGTCCATCGAACTTCTCTTTATATTCTGGAGTCTCATATCCATGTAGGAGTTCATTACCAACAGTCACTACAGAATACTTATTGAAATGATATTTATTGGGAAGGTTCATAGAACCATGCTCGATAATATCATACTTCAAATATACTGTACCATGTTCAACCATTGCAGTATGACCACGATTTACAAGCATATTGACAAATTTCTCTGCACTATCTTCTGTTATTTTGTCTTCTGACTTATAACAAGTTCTACCACATCTTTCTATATGTTGTAACAGCCCATCTATTCCAGGCTTTTGTTCAATTATTTCAAATGATGGTTTAATTAACTTCACTTCTTTACTAATGAATCTCTCCAATCTTCCCAAGCCTTGGCTTCAGCATATGATTTCTGAATAGCTTTCCAGGATGTCTTAGAGAGTGTAGAGTTATAATAAGTAGTATCTTGTGTTACTTCTTTACCTAACCATTGAGGTTTATCAAACTGTGTATCCTCTGATGGTAACTCTATCTCAGCAATTATTAAGCCTTCATCCTCTCCATGAAACTCGTCTACTTCCCATTTCAACATACCAGATGTTGCTGGAATGATATAACGAGTTTTATGAATAATCCTACCACAGGTTCTTTTAAGTAATTCTTCTGCATCCTTCTTAGGAATAGGAATTTCATACTCCAACCTTGACAGTCTTTCATTAGATTTGACTATAACCCATGCTTTCTCGTCTCTTATAGATACTCTAGCTTCTCCTTTACTTGTAGTCCCTATGTATCCTTGATGTATATCCATAACCCTAACAGCCTGCTCTTTAAACAAGCTGCTAGTGGTTAAGAACTTTCTCTCAATCTCAGTCTGCATCCTTAGAATCTTCTATTACCTCGTCGAGAATTTCCTTCATCATACTGAGGTCACTCTCGTTACAGTGATAACAAAGGAAGTCTTTAAAGAACTCTTCGTCTAATCTCTGCCAAAATTCATATTGAAGGTCATCGTCTTCAATAAGAGGAAGTACCTCACATACTTCAGGTTCTACATCAACTACTGAACTTAAGTCTATATATTTAGCCATATTAATGAATCCAATGGTCTCCAACCTCTACATCAGCACCTAAATGTGCTCTTGTACAGAATGGTTTACCTGCACTTACCATGCACTTAACTAATATATCTGCAACTTCTTGAGCAATCTCATCTGGAGCTTCAAGATTAATTTCATCATGTACTGGAATACAATATTTAACCTTGAATAACAAACCATTCTTTAACAACCAGTTGAATAGTTTTATAGATGCTAACTTAAAACACAATGCACCAGCAGCCTGAATAGGATAATTAATAGATTGCTTCTCAGACTCCGCTTTACGTCTTGCTAAACGTCTAACACCTTGTACAGTGTCACAGTCAGGGTCTTCCTGCTTCATTTCTCTATAATATGCCCAGAACTCAGGGTCTTCTTGCTTGTCCATCTGTCTTTTAAGTTCATCGTAGTCATAGATATATGCCTTATGCCCAGTTATCTTACTTAATAAGATGTAACCTTTACGCATAACATCTACTCTACGGAAATCCTGATACCTCTTCAAGCCAGCAAAACCTGACATATAGTTCTCATAGATTTCTTTAGCTCTCTTGGCATCAAGACCATAATTCCTTATTAAGGTACTGTCTTGACCACCATAATTGAAACAGAACTCATAACCTTTAGCTTCCTGCCTTAGGTCTTTAAAGTTCTTCTTAATATCCTTTAGGGGCATATCCCTTGGAATTTGTTGGAACACCATCTTGGCAGTTAGACTATGTAAGTCGCCACTACCATTAGTTAGCTCTTCCAACATAGCTTCATCGTTAGCCATAGATGCCATTAGATATGACTCTTGACCACTATAGTCAGCTGAAATCCACCTGTTACCTTTATCGGAAACAAAGCAGGCTCTAGTTTGAGCGTCATGTGGTAGATTCTGAAGATTAGGTTCTGTTGAACTTAATCTACCAGTATCAGTTCCTAACTGGTTGAAATTAGCATGGATTCTACCAGTTACAGGATTTATCAAGTTTAAGAACTTCTGACCAAAGGTATTAACAATGATAGCAGCTTTCTTATACTTTATATATATTGGAATTAGAGGACTCTTAGATGCTTGTGGTTCTACCACTTTAATATCCACAGACTTCTTATAATGCTTAGTCTTCTTATCCAACACTCTTAAATTCAATCCCAATTCTTCAAATAATGGAATTACTTGTTGGGAACTAGTCCAGTTTATATGACATCTTGGCTTAGTATCAAAACCACTAAACAAATCACCTTGCATATTTACAGAACAATAGTTACCAGTTTTCTTAATGACATAAGCTTCACTGTCATGACTCGTTCCAGTAGAATCAAACTCTGGTGCTCTAACAGCATTTAGAGGTAACTTAGCTCTCTCTTCTTTGAGTGCATCCTCAGACTTATACCATTTATCAATATGGATAACTTGATTGATAGTATAGCCCTTATCACCGTATTCTGCGCAATAACGCTCTACCCAATCATTTAGTTCTGCTTCATATCTCTCAAGGTTATTAAGGTCAGTAGTCATTTTGATTTTCCACTTATCAATGTCTAACTTAGCCCCACAATATTCTATATATGCCAAACACTTAACAAACTCATTTTCAAAGTCAATAGCCTTTAATAAGCCTTTAGCTTCGAGTTGTTCAAGTTGCTTATCTCTAATCTTACCTAGATAAGAGACATCACCAGCAGCATACACAATAACATCTTCTGTTAATCCAGTCTGTATAATCTTACCTCGTACAGACTTATCCATATCTACTCCTAGATAATTGATACTAGCAGCTTTCAAACTCATCTCATGCATACCTGCTGGATAACCTAGCCAAAGTAATTTCTCGGCTAGATAACCATCATATACTCTCATAGGAATGATTCTTTGATGATATAGGAATTTCAAGTCAAACTTAATATTCCAACCTAAGAATATCCTTTGAGGGTTCTCCATATACTCCTTAAATAGGTGTATGTCCACAGATGTACAATCAATAACTACTTGAAAGTCTGCACAACCAAGTTGAACAGTTAATAGTTCCTTAGTATATGGGTCTAAACCCATAGTTTCAGTATCCAGCTCTACTACATTGAGAGGTGCTAATAATTCTAAAGCCTCCTCAGCACTGATGACTTTATATCTATCAGATGCCCAGAGAGACTGTTGCTTGGTTACTAAATATATCATTAATATATAGCTATGTCTACATCATTAATATCAATATCTCCAAGCTGCGATAAAGCTGCTGTAAGACGTTGCTTAATAGTCTCTTTAGCTTCATCAATGTCTAAATAGCCATAGTATTCATACCATGCTATACCTTTAACACCTAAGTCGAATTTAAACGTCTCTTCTTGAATGTTATACGGAGCGAAGGGGTCATTCTCTGCTCCTAATGGTAAATTACTCATTGTGTTTTGCTTTTATAAATCCTAACGAGTAATCTAATACAGTACTTATTTCTAAGCCTTAAACAGTTGCATAATACAACAAAGTAGGATTATCCTTCTGAATATCAATCGGGTCCATGTTCTTAATAGCCAGCTTTTGGCTGAACTGTTGAACATCAAATCCAATAGTTATTAGATGATAACCATGTAGTGTAGGAATTTGATACCTTACCTTATTCTCCTCAGCACCTCTACATTCACTGACTAGTGTAATAACTGTCTTTAAATATTCAGGGTCTTTGGAGTCGACATCTACTACCCATAATGGTTTATATCCTCTAGCTCTAGTAGAACCACAAGCACTATCATAAACCCTATACCCTTGATAAGCATTTCCTTCAGATACTAATTGGGCATATTGCTGAATAGCAGCTAGTGCTACTTGTTCAGCATTTCTTCTATTAGGATTGATATATGCTCTAGCATTATTCTTCAAGCATAATTCCTTAATTTTCTCCTCCTTAGTTCTAAGTTGCTCTACACTATAGATGTAATAAGTTTTGATAGTTCTATAACCATTGTTTCCGATTTGGGTAACATTACCATCCTTTTTACGCTGAATAATTTGTAAGAAATAGAACTCATCCTTGTCATTAAATTCAAGCATTGATGCTATTCTATCAAAATTATCAACTATGGTTATCCCACTCTTACACCTCTCACATAAATCCCATCCACTATGAGTATTTACATACTCCTTAAAGGATAGGTTTTGCTCTATGATGCTGCAGCTATCACAAACCACAGCACCATTTCCATTGTTCAATTTATACATCTCCTCTTACATTATCGTATAATAACTTATCATCTTCCTCATTGTAAATCTCCCTAGTAACCTCTCCATCGTTATCCTCTGGGTCTAGGTAGAAATCACAATCATATAGCTCCTCGAAGTCGTCACAATCAACTTCACCATCCTTGATTTGCTCTAACGCATCCTCAAGAGTGTCTGCCTCAACTGTATAGTGGTATCTCCTCCAAGTGATAATCTTTAAGTCCTCGCAGAGCTTAAATTTAGCCATAATAATCGGGTTTAGTTATAATTAATTTGGGTTTCCAAATCTCTCCTACTTTACCTTTATGACAACCAAGACCAATCCACTTAACGGTTGGAAAGTATTCAAATAGGTAAGTAAAGAGCGCAGTTACAACATTAGGAATTTCATAATCATTCCAGTATAACATAAGATACTCGTCATTATCAGTCTTCATATAGTATCCCCTAATGGTATGTGAGAATGGGTAGCCAATCTCGCTAAGCCACTTAGCATGAGATACATCCATGTGTTTCTGGGTAGGGAATTTTACCAATAAAGTATCGGTATCAATATAGAATGGCTTTCTGTTTAAGTGAAATTCTCGCTCTGTCATATTCCAACCTGTGAAGTAAAGAAGTTAATATTACCTACTCCGATGATGCGAGCATCATCTTCACTATCAACATAGTAGTTTACTTCACCATCAAAATCCTTAATAAGTGTGGTAGTCCACTTCTTATTAATGTGGTAATCAAAGTCTGGATTGTACTTTAGCACTTCGTCTAATAAGAATACAGCTACCATACCAGTATCAGCAGAGAAGTCCCCAATCTTCTTGATGTCTACAGAAGCATCGGCTATCTTACCATCATAGATTTTAACCTGAACTGAGTCCTTTCCGTACTGCTTCATAAGTTCCCATCTTGCTCTTCCCAGAGTATTAAACTCCTCTAACTGTGCTTCTACATCCTTACGAGGTGTAGACCAAGTAGAACAACACCAATCCCCATAAAGAGTGGGTTCAGAAATATAAGTTGTGAAACCTAATGCTTTCATGTTCTCACCACAACCACACTTATCCCAGTCTTCTGCATTCTCCTTAATTACATAACATGGGTCTGTTATGATAATATCACCTTTAAATTTCATTTGTTCATCAGTATTACTAAAAATATCTTATCTAAATCAGTCACGCGGAATTACGTCCAAGTCTGTTAAATAAAATGAATGATTATCTTGGTCTTTTTGTATGAAATAGCCATTTACTTCTACATTCTCCCCTTTAAGAGTATGTATCACCACTTCTCTATCTGGGTCAAACTGTTTTAGTATTTCGATTAACTGTCCTACCAACATTCCCATTAGAACTTTCCCTCATTAGGTTGTAGGCACACTAAGCCTTGTTCTCTCCACATCTCGACACACTTATAATTGTCTTCAAGAACGAATTGAACATTGTACTTGCCTTTGATATTATCCTCATAGATTTTCTTCTTGCAATCAGCTCCAGGACTATAATCCTTAACTGGGCGGAAGAATAATTCATCTACTATAATATCATGTTTAGCTAACCACTTCTTAGTAGCGGCTATGATTTCTGGAGTGCCTTCTCTACCAGTAACAATGAATACTTTACACTTCTCATACATACGTCTAACAAGCATACAAGTACCTTCAATAGCTACATCATCTAACATACCCTCAGCTGCACCTTCTCCAAAGTAAGGTCTGCCAGTAGTATTTAGACACAATGTAGCATCCATGTCTACTAATATAACAGGACGACCACCATCTACATGCTTGGGACTTTTCTTTAACATACCCTTAATATCTTCTTGGATAATAAAGTCACGATACCTTCTCCAAGTTGCTTTAATAACTTTCTCTCCTATCGGATTAGGTCTCATGGCATCACGACGAATACACTCATCAACTGGAATGAAGAAATCTTTATATTCAACTTCATACTTCCAATCGTAGGTATAATTCTCGTTAAAGTCCTTAACCGTCTTTTCTAACTCAGCACAAGTCTTAGGGTTAAGGTTCATGTTATCAACTACAATATTATAACCTTTCTCCATACCATAAGCTAGTACAGTGTTATATGTTGCAGTAACAACCTTCTCTCTGTTAGGAACCCAATAGTCACCTAACATATTACGAATATCATCGTTATTGAATCTAATCCTATGTTCTGGGTCTTCATGACACCATTGCTTAGCCCAAGTAGATTTACCTGAGCCTTGGATACCTCTACAGATTATTAACTGTCTTGTTTCCATTATTTCTCATTAGTTGGCTTAAGCCACAGATTAGTATGAGTAAAGATATAATCTCCCAGTGATTTGTACACAATACATAAAGCAAATAGAGTTCTACTAGTATCATGTTTAAAGCACTTCACTAACTCCTCTCTGATTCTCTCCTCAGACACCACTGACATCTTACTTTCGTAGTCGTAGTTGGATATAGCATCAAATAGACTGTTACTAAAACCAAAGTTCTTAGTAATAGAAAACCTAATCCCTCTCAGAATACGTAATGGGTCATCGTCCAAAGTTACATAGGTATCAAGAGGAGTTCTAAGTATTTTAGATTTTAAATCCTCCATACCACCAAAGTAATCTATGATTTCACCAGTATCTGGGTCTTTAGCCATAGCATTAATAGTGAAATCTCTGCGTGATAAATCATCATATAGATTACCTGGTTCTACAATAGGAATCCTAGTGCCTGGGACATATCCTACTTCCTTCCTTGCCATCACAAAGTCTGCTACACCTTGATACTTATACCCTTCTGGGAACTTAGCACATATGGTATAGCACTCTGGAGTTACTAAGAAGATTTCAAACTTCTGCTCTTCTAAGTAGCTCTTTAATGCTTTGAACATTAGTTGAGCTGGACTAAGCTGAGCTTCACATGGATGAATTTTACTGTATACTGCCTCTGTAGGCACAGCTACATAGTCAACATCCTTGTTAGTAAGACCTAAGAGTTCATCACGTATCTTACCGCCTACTTCATAGAATTTGAAGTCATCCATTATTCTTCCTTTCCATAGATTTCTCCTCCATACTCTTCCCACTCTTCGTCGTCGCCTTCGAACTCTTCAATAGTGAAACTGTAGTACTGAGATTCATCTACCGTCTCCCACAATTTATCCCAGTCTGAATCTTCCATTTCATCTGGGTCATAGCCTTCCTCTTCTGCTATATCAGCTTCGCATCCATAGGACTGGAAGTTATCATAAGCTAGCTGTTCGGCTATTTCATATAACTCAAGCTCACTCTCAGCTTCTGCTCTGAAAGTGTTGTCCATACCGCACCAATACGTGCTAACGTGTATTAGAAATCTCTTCATTATTTAACAAGTTTAGAAATACTGATGTCTTCTACCATCATATAATCGTTAATCTCGTCTTCTATGTAATTAGCTTCATCTAAGGCTTCTATCATCAGAGCCTCTGGAATGTCGTCTAATGTATTGAAAGTGGGTTCATCAGAACGCTCTTGATAGTCATTGACTAACTCTAGCAATTCAAAATCATCCACTTCCATTACATATTCAAGCTTAAATTTCACTTTATGATTCAGTTTCAATGTCCACTTCACCCTCATCCAGCGATTTAGATTCTCCTTCCAAGAATTTAATACACTTCAGCTTATAAGCTTCGGATAGAGAGTTCTCAATCTTAATAACAATTCCCTCATGAGGAACTTTGTTATTACAAGTTGGAGATTCACACTCCATGAAGAAATTCTTATCACTAGCTAACCTCTGTAGGAAGTTCTCATTCCAATGCTCTGAAACAGAGAGGTCAGGATATAAATCCTTGGCATAGCCATAGTAATATTCTTCTACAGGCTTTAAGCCTTCTTTAGCACACCATTGTTGCACCTGGCGTGCACTAAACTCATATACGCGTCCGTCAGGATTAGTATAGGTCAAACGATAGATTTGTATTCCAAAGTTCTCACCATACTTATATTCACCTTTAGGAGGTTCAAATCCGTAGTCAAATGCTTTACCACCTAACTTTTGAATTGCACCGCCATTTGGCAGATAACCTACTATCTCGTAGTAAGCAGTCATACCTTTCTGTAGATGGGGTCTGACAACATCATCTGCATACTTCCATACATCCACCCCGTAGAAACCACCACCAGTAGTTTCATTGTAATATGGGTTCTTAACTACAGACCTTGAAGACCACAGATAATCATATCGAGTATCATCTATCTCCTTACGAGTTAGAAACTCAAATACTTTCTCATACCACTTCTTAGGTCTTTCGCATAACACATAAGCAGATATACCAGAAGTTCCATGAACCTTAGCAGTGATGCTTATAATGTCATTGGGATGAATGACTGACGGACACTTCTTAATAAGAGTAGTGTCATAATGAAACCTAAATTGAGTATCAATTACTTTCTTTACTCTATTAAGTTTCTTCCTAACCTTGCCACCTTCTTTAGGTTGACCAGGAGTGTAAGTAGTCTTAGGAACATACTTCCTGCATAGGATTTCTCCATCCACAGAGTCAAACTCAGTGCCAAGAATAACCTTATGTACCACCTCATTATTCTTCCCAATTAGGGTAAGCCAGTTATATAGGTAGGTAATCGGAGTAATGAATCCTTCTGAAGGATAACCTTGTAGTTTGATTATCTTTACCCTACCGTTATCTTCAAAGAATCCAGATTGTTCTTTATTGACATTCTTATTCTTGTCCCTAAAAAGGTTATTGGCAGATAAGAATTTATCATCAATAGCACATTCTATAGGGAAGTAAATATATGTACCGGGATTGGTATCAATACTTACAGCAATAGAATAGCCATCAATTGTACAACATTTTAATCTCTCACACTTTGGATTAGGATGTTTAATAAAATCCTTAATCTCTACAATCTTCGCAGCATAATTTCTGTTAAATTTTGGTGATTGAGTTAATTGCATTTAAAGCAGTTTAGAAAACCCATACTTAATAATCTTTGTATTAGGTAATCTATAGATAGCAGGACTATTCTTGAAATAGCCTCCAATCTTCACGAAGAATAGCATCCCAGTAAAGTTTCACTTCCTCTCTCTTACCTTTAGGGTATTGAGATTTAGGAATACAATATACCTTACCATCCTCCATAAAGAGGACATTACCTCTCGGATTAGTCACTTTTAGACCACTCTTTAGAAAGAACAATGCCTCTCCAAAATCAAATTGTGTTAATTCCATTGTTGCTTTAAGTTTTATAAGTGAAACTTTATTAGGTTTTGCTGAATGTAGTCTCAGCTATAATGTTCCTCAAGATATTCATATAGTTCATCGACATTGCGAATTATTTCAACATCGTTGCCATACTCATCAGTCTCAAATGCTTTGAGTTCTGGGTTATGTGACTTCTCATAGACCCACCATTGAACCCACTCAAGACCTCCCTGACCATAAGCATCTTCCATAACCGTGTCAAATAATTCACACATACCGTTAACTAATGTACTCTCACATACATCAATGCCAAGTTCTTCTAACTTCTCTGTGTCCTTACCTACATTCGATATAAGGCTCAGTAATTTAAGGAATGTTACTTTCTTCAACGTAAAAACCCCCTTAAATTCACAGTAATGTTCTTATTATCTTCCCTAAATGCGTTTGAATCTAAAAAGGTTTCCCTTATTACATACTCACTATTGTCAGGAGAGAAATATTCATCCATTACTTCTATAACATCATCTACATTACGAATCAATGTACCTTCCTTATAGGCAACATTAGACTCATCCCTGTAAGCAAAGAAGAGGGACGTTAAAACCCCTCTTCTCCTAAAAACTACAATATAATTCATTCTCTTGTAAGTTCGTATTCACGCATAAAGTTGGCGAATGTTTGAGCTAATGACTCATCTTGCTTGTTATTATAGTAATAGTTAAATGCATGGAACATTTCATGCCAGAAAGAGTTCTTAATCTGCTCTTCAGTCAGATAGATAGTCTCTCCATCATCATTTTTCATACATTCTGCTACTTTGATTTCTAGCTTTAAATTGCAATGAGAACCAAATGTATCACCATTATCTATAAAATCACATAGTATTACTTTGTACCAGTGATTAGCTATTCTAACCTTACTAGGAATATCATATTTCATAGCCTTTAAGTCTCTTCCACTCGTCAATAAATTCCTGAGGCAGACTAAAGTCCATTTCTGCCTGGTCTATATCTAAGTCTCCGACACTAAAACTATCCCATATTGCATCATAGACTGCATCATTTAGTTCACATTCATCATCATAATCAAGATAATCCTCTGGATTAAGCTCAATTTGATTATCAATGAAACCCCAATGTACATCATAACGATATGGTATCTTATAATTACTCATAGTCCCTAATACATTTTAGAACTGGCTGTAGAGGACAACCTTCATCACTAAGATAGAAATACTTTACAGTAGCCATCTTACCAATGATTTCATCCATTCTGTCAAGGTATTCCCATTTTAATTCACGAGGACCCATAGGTTTAGCTTCAAACTTAATACCTAGTTCAGTCTCACATACGAATACCATGTCTTCTGGACGTAAGCCATCTTCATAACCAACAATTTTAAATTCAGCATCTTTATACATTTTGACTTTAATCATAGCATTAGTTCTCCCTCCAAAGTTATATACCTTAGAAGGGTCACGAATAACTATTCCCTCAAAGCCTTCACCCACATACTTGTCATGTAGCTTTTGTATATTTGCCCATCCAACAACTTTCTCTTGAGGAACCATTTGGAACTTTAAGTCCCCTTTAGCCCATTGCCTTTCTGGGTCAAAGCCTAAGTCCAACTCATTAGCAATATCATGGAGAATGTCTAACCGCTCTTCAAATGTCTTGGTACTGTCCATTACATCATAGATATAATATTCAAGCCAATCCATTCCAGCTGTATCTTTCTCCAATCTAGCTGCACCACTGATTTGCTGTAGAGATTTGCCATGTTCATATAGCTCACCATCTAATATAACATCAGGGTGTTCCTCAAAGAATTGAATAAGTTTTGGATTGTAACGCATAAAGGAAGTGGAAGCATCATAGTCCCCACCACCTCTGGAAGCAGTTCTAACTTCACCGTCTTTCCAATAGAAAGAGCATCTAACTCCATCTATCTTTCTACTTCCCCACCAGTATTTAATCTTATCGAACACACTGGTTGCAACTTTGTCAGCTTGTTTAGCCAACATATGCTTCTTAAACCCATTAGAGTCAGAAACACCTTCGCCCATCTGTTCTTGGACGAAATCAGCTACTGCCTTACTATCATCAATGCTAATGTTAGATGGTAATAGCTTATATCCTTTATCTTGATACTTCTTCAAATGGGAAGCATACTCCAATTTAACTTGCTCAGTAACAGTTCGCTTAGCCTTACCTGTAAATATCCAGATTTCTGGCTGAACTGATACTTTACCAGCATATTGATAAGTACGTCTTCTTATTACGAAGCCTCTCCTCGAATCATCCCATTCATAGTCAATCTCAACAACTCTGATTTTACCCTTATTGTCTTTACTAACTAGAATATCCATTAATAAATGTGTTGCCAACTATAGTTTTGAACTAGGTTCATCTTGAGGTATTTATTTCCCCCAGCGTCTAGTAAATCTGGCTTCATGCACAATGGACTAGAAATTAGCTCCAGGAAGCTAAGAAGTTCCTTATTAGTTACCAATTCGAAGCCGTCCAAATCTTTAAAGTTTATAAAGTCTCTATCACACGTAAACTCCAACGGATTAATTCTTATAGACTTTAGAGGTCCGTGGTAGCCCCAATAGCATCTATCTATTACACAAGCTATGTACAGATAGTCATGCCCTTTAACATACCAGTTTCCAACTATCTTCTCTCCTTCACTAATTATGGCGGATATCTCTGAGAGTATTTCCTCCCTCCTTTTAGAATCCTCCTTAATTCTCTCTTCTAGGATAGCTAGCTCTTTAAACAAACTAATGTCCATTACTTACCAGTATGACCAAATCCACCTTCACCTCTATCTGTTTCTGGAAGTACTTCTACTTCTTCCCATTCAGCCACTTCATGTTTAGCAAGAACTAATTGCATTAGTCTCTCACCATCATTAATACGAACAGGAGTATTAGATGTGTTAGTTAAGATGATACCTATCTCACCTCTGTAATCAGCATCAATAGTACCAATTCCATTAGTAAGAGTAAGTCCCATCTTTAATGCTAATCCACTTCTCATTCTACATTGTAGCTCATATCCTTGCGGAATAGCTACAAATAGACCAGTAGGAATTAAACATCTACCCCCAGGTTTAATTTCAATAGTCTTAGCTACTTGAATGGTTGGTAACTTCTCACCAGTGTAGTTACCTTCTTTATCTACTACACCTTTGCTGTTAGGGTCTTCCATTAGACCAATACCAACAACGTCAGCATCAAAGAAGAACTTCTCTGGTTTACCATCTACTAACTTAATTCTACTGAAATCTCCTCCGACATCCATGCCAGCAGAGAATAAGGTTTCATACTTGGGAAGCTCCCATTGAGATTTATTTATTACTTGTACTTTCATTCTTCATTTCTTCAAGAATAGGACGATAATCAATCTCTGTAAACTCAAACTTGTATCTTGAATTTAAAGTGGTGAACTCACCTTTATCCCAGTAAATCTTCTGGATTACAGATGTTCTATACCACTGTTCTACGTCAGCTATGTAAAGACTAAGACCCTCTCCAAATGCAGCGGTAATGCCTTTCTCAGACTCACCTGTGGATAAATACCCTCCATTGCTAGAGACTTTAGTAATCTTAATGTAGCCAACTTTAGAATCCTTTATAGCTCTGTGAAGTTTGGGGTTTCCCCCTACTTTCACAAAGTCTTTAAGGCTTGCTTCTCTATGTTTGAGAGTAGCTTGTATAAAGCTATCTCCCCACATTATTGCTTCACTGAACCTCATTCAAATATTTAATAATATTATCCGCTGTACAATCTCCCACCTCAGAATAAAAAGCTTTAACTAGTTCTTTGTTGTTATCATAGACAGCAACGAAAGGAACTAATCTAGTGCCACATGATGCTTTAATCATAATAGCCTTCTTCTTATCTTTATAGTGTAGTTCATCGTAAGTTTCAACTTCTATCTTAGGAAATTTCTCCCAGATATAAGCTACTACCTTATTCTTCAAAGGTAAGCAAGTTTCACTATAAACTATTTTTACAGTCATGTCTAGTCGGATTAAACCAATATATAAGCATCTGTTTTAGTTCTTGACAATGATACATATTGCATCTGTCTAATCTCGTCAACATTCTTACAAACAAGAACGTTTGCCATATCAATGAACACTGTTCCAAGAGAGCTTCCTTGAATCTTATGAATGGTTGACGCATACCCATAATCGAACGTTTTCTTTTTAATAACTCGGTTGTCCCACATTATATCTTTAGGAGTTGCAAAGCTCTTTATCATTTCAAAGTACTTCTTCCATAAGAATGTGGACCTAGTTCGGTTGCCGTTCCTTTTAGCTTCAATAGCAGATATTCTAAAATTCTCTATTGTAGCAGCAAGGCTATCTATATAGTCTTTATTGATGTCTCTTTCTAATATAAATACAGTTAATAACTTCTTATACACTGTATCGTATAGTTCAAGCTCATACCCAGGCATCTTCATGAAATGTGGAATATGTCTTTCTACTCTCTTAGGAGTATCTACTATTATATAGTCCAAAGAATTGTAAAACTGAGTACCATTATACTCAAAGTTCTCATAACCAGTCAAGAACTCGAACTGATTATACTCATTGGCTACATTATCCTCCCAAAGCAGCTTCCTCATACATTGATTGAATCCTTGTACTCTAGCATTAGTATATGCTATAAGCTTCACTTCGTTAACGTCCTGCTTCTTAATAGCTTGCTTAAAGAAGCCAGCACTTCTGACCATAAAGTCTTTGGCTTGGTCACATATAATTAAAGACCCTTCTGGAGCTTCAATAGGTTCAAATCGCTTCAGGGGTCTTTCTCTCAGTCTTGATAATAATGGTAACAGACCATTAGTATCAGCTTGTCTATGAATTTGAGTTAATGTAATAATGTTCGGACAATTAAATACTAAACTTGTACTCTTACTACACACAGGCTGTATTTGAGCCTTATCTCCAATGAATAGCAACTTAGTTCCATATTGATTACACATATCAAGTAGTAACTTGTATATTTCGTCATTAATCATAGATGCTTCATCTATAATAACAATACCATTATCAGGTATTTCACCAAAGCCATTACATTGGAATTTTAAATCTTTGTAGTCTAATTCAAATATCTCTATATTAGGAGCAAGGGATAACAGCTTATGAACAGTCATTGCCTCCTCACCAGTAACCTCCTCCACTACTAACTTAGCTTTATGTGTAGGAGCACATAATATGAAATCTTCTCTATTAGACCTTAGGAATTGTATATATTCATTAAGGATAGAGGTTTTACCAGTACCAGCATAACCTTGTAATACTAGTACTGGCTCCTCTGTATTTAGAAAGTCTTTCATTCTCTCTAAAGCCTTTATCTGCTCCTCCGCCAGAGTAATGCGAGGTCTTTTAGGTTCTCCTATCCTCCTTGACGAATACCCATTAAAGGGTAGCTTAATGTTCATTTCCAGAATAAGTTTGTAATATCTTCCAGACCATAAACAGGATTACCATCTTCGTCTAACTCTCTACACATTTTAACCTCATACATTCTTTGGTTAGTTGTAGGACTCTTCAGACCACCTAATTCTTCAACATAAGGACCCAACTTAATAAAGTTAAAGTTCTTAATATCAATATCCTTAGATAGTTCTTGCCTACCACTATACCAAGCTGTTAACAATCCTTTGGTTTGGACTATACCAGCTAGCATATTAACAGATTGAGGGTCTGAATCTCCTCCCATGAATGCAACACAAGTTATGCCTTCATTCTTATCTATTAATCGTATTAATGTGCAGAGGTCAAGAAGGTTTCCAATATCTTCTGCCAAGTAAGAACTATGACAGCCCTTACAATGACAAGGGCAGTTTGAGATATTAATAGCAAGTGTAGTTTCATTTGGTATCTCCTGGAAGACTATATCATAATTAACATACTTCAGCATCAGATGCATAGTAAGAACAAGATTAGTAAGAATACCATCTGTAATATCCACCTATCTGGAAACTGATACCTAATATAGTCCTCAATATTTATTCTCATAAATAGGGACACTAGCTTATCTTGGAGACCATTGTAGTTGTACTTCACTGCCAGCCCTACCCCTATTTCTAGGAGCAGGATGGTAATAAATATGATTTGAAATAGAACCATAATTTTTATTGTTTATAGTAATAACGTTTACTAGCTTCTTTTTGTCTAGCTTCACTAAAGTTGCTAATTCTCTTTAGATACCCAATAATCCTGGTAGCATAGTCTATATTCTTGCTTCCACATTTAGGACACTCATGCAAGTATCTCTTATCAATGTGTCCACAATCATTACAGATAGTATTTGGAATATTAAAGGTAAAGTAATTAGTACCATTGACAGCTGCAACCTTTAGTAGGTTTCTATACTGGTCTTTAGTAAGGTGCTCTTCTAAGTTCATGTGTAATGCACTACCTCCGTCCAAGTATTTAACATACTCTTTTCCATGAAGTTTAAACTTATCAAAGATAGTTAAAGATGTGTCCTCTACTGCATAGAAATAGCTATTATAGCAATCTCTAGGTACAAAGTAACCATCCTTCCTATCCCAATTAGCGTGTTTAACTCCAAGGTTCTCAGCTGGAACGAACTCAGTATTGAACATCAACTCTTTGGTTTTAGCCTTACGATTTTCATCGCTAATAGCCTTAAGAATTGACTGCATGAACTCTCTATAAGTATCATTATCACTTACTTCTATTCCTAAGAACTCGGCAGCTTCAATAACACCATTTACACCTACAGTTAGGTATTGCTTCTTCAGATTAATAAATCCAGCTGTATAAACTGTCAATAGACCATCTTTCAGATAATCCTTTAATAGCTCATTATATGCTGTTTGGAATTTATGAACCTTTTGAACCTGGGAACGCAGATAATCAATCATATCATATCCCTTATTAACTGCATCCTGTACTAACCTATTGATATTTAAAGTCATTACTGACTTACTACCAGTAGCAATACCACCTGCGCCTAATGAATATGAGAATTGGTTATCACTAACCTCATTCCTCAACCTACAACATGATGATAATGAGTCTGCACTATCAGAAGTATAGGTAAAGAACGAATGTCCCTTACTATACATTTCAGCAGTGAAGTCAGCCCATTCTTTGTCACGAATATCCTCACCATCAGTAAGTAACGCAACAGTTTCCCACATATGTTCCATATAGTTCGCTACACTATATGCGTTCTCTTATGAACTGCTGTATGTCACCATACAGGTCAGACTATATCACAATCCTATTAGGATTCTCCCCATTTCCACTGTCAATAGCTTACAGTGTACTCTCTTTCGAGATAGTCGTTGAACTTTCATTACAGAACTCAAATGTATATCCATGATACAACCTATTAGCATTGATAGCTTTATGTAACCCTTCCACACAAGATGGCTTACCTATAAGGCGTACTGCTTCACTCATAGATTTATATATAGTATCATTCTCTATACATCTGACTGCCTTTGGAGCAGTCTTCCCCTTCATAGACTTACCAAGTACATCTACAGAGTGTCTTTCATTCTCTGACTGTGTGCACCATTCTAGGTTCTCTACACAGTTATTAGAACGATTGCCATCTATATGATTAACGTAAGGTTTGTTGTCAGGATTTGGTATGTACGTCTCAGCTACAAGCCTATGACACATATATCTTTTCTTAACACCTTCTTTCATTAACACAATCCTACTGTAACCATCTTGCATAACCTCTACTTTAAGTGATTTGCCAGGATAATTACGAGTTCCAGATTGCTTATACTTGATAATTCTATCTTTACTTCTAAAGTTACCTAAAGTACTTACTTCAAAGTACCCTTCATAGTTAGGGATTTCTTTCCAAATTTCTTCCATAATGCTTAGCTGCTGATTGTCTTAATACTAATTATCTAGTGCAGATAGATAATGTAATTTACTTACATTTCCTAACTTTCTACCATTAATTAATGTTAAGATGTCCCAGCAATTAGAGGAGTTGTTCGAGATAGATTACTCTATCAAGCTGCGAAATTCACAGGGAACGTTAATATGCACTTAGTCCTCTCCTCGTTAAACCACGACATGAACTTCTTCTGCAGCCAGTTCAATGAATCCCATTGAGGTTTACTTCCGTCAGGGAATACAAACTCTCCGAATAAACCTTCAAAGTAATACTTGTCAAAGTAGCTGATATTCCAGAATACTGATTGGAAGTTACGAGCAGCAGCAGGCTGATTGATTGAATATACAATCTGCTGAAAGTACTGACTAATCTGCTTCTCGATACTAACTCTTGACTCTACTAGTTCATGTATAAAACCATGCCTATCAGTAGTTACGTTATTGTCAAACACTTCGTCCTTCTTTATAAGGAGAGGATTATATTTAATTCGTGCTATCCTATCAGGATTTTTATAGTAATCTTCACCCCATTCTTTACGGGCAAAGTAATCAAAATACATCAAGAACTCACCAGTAGCTACAGCACCTGCGAACTGAGAACTGATTGCAAATACTAGATTAACAAACATTCCACAGAATGAATCAAGATTCTTAGGTGCCGCAGATAATCCACCAATAGGCTGTAAACCTTCTAACAAGAATGGATACATAGTAATAGCCACACAATATGGCATAATACTTGTCTCATCATGTTTATATAATACGTGTGATTCTAGCATCTGGATATACTCCTTAGCTAAATCCTCGCCATACATTTCTCTAATCTTATCGGTAAGTATAGTGCGATTCACCTTAATAATATCACCCTTGAAGAGTTCACCATTAAGAGTTACAATGTTCTTTTCAGTAACATTAGCGTTAGAATCATATTTACTACCTGTGGCGGCATTACTAGCCTTAGCATAGTCTTTAATGAATTGTTTCTTACTCGTTAAAGTTCTAAGTTCAGCTTGTTTCTGCCTATACAAGATAAATGCTTTAGCAACATTGTAATAATCACAAGCCATAAGAGCTTTCTCTATTTGGTCTTGAATCTCTTCTACAGAGATAATGTTGTTAAAGTATAATTCATCTTTTACATCACTAAGAATATCCATATCAATAGGTTCATTAACAGCATGGAATGCTTTAGTGATTGCTAAGTCAATCTTACCCCAGTCAAAGGGCTGTACTGTCTTATTCCTTTTTACTACTAGCATTAATTAAAAATTAAAGAAGTTTTAGCAGTTCATCGCACGCTATATCTTCCAACTTCTTCTCAATAGAATGGAAAAGGTACTCCGTTTCAATAGCCTCACCATCAGTGATAGGATATGTTATTGGAGCTACTCTATTTATTGAGAATCCTGCGCCTTTGTCAGAATGTTCATAATATAGACATCCGTATTCTGTATTATCAGGATTCTTAGATGTAGGTCTAGGGATGTTATAATGAAGGCAAATATAAGAGCCTTCAATACCCTGACCTTTATTCAAGGATGCCTTATATTCTTTAAGTACATCTTTGTCATTAAACTTTTCTAACACCCTAAAACATATTTCTTTCGCTTCCATAATTAAAAGTCTAAAATTGTCCTCAATAATAGCGTCTTCTCTGCTTTATTTATAATATCTTTACCACCATCATTGCTGATTAACTCAGTAAATGCATTATAAACCTTAAACATATTGACATCTTCATCTTCCTTAACATAATACTTGGACTTAGTGTCCACAAACAATGATTTATAAGCGTCAATGACTTCTTTAGTTCCCAACTTCACTTTACCATAGCCTAAGTCACAAGATTGTGAAATTGTGTTACGCATCCACTTACCTAAGTTAGATTCAATGGTAGGAACAGTTCTCTCCCACTCTGTATCGTGGAGAGTTTTCAACCATAGTTTCAAATCAGATGTCTGTTCCATCAGATTTTTAACTGGTTTATAGTTTATAGCCTTCTCTGGCTCTAATTCCTGAATATTAATGAACGAAGGGTCAAATACACATAAATTAGTACAAGCCCTATTAAGTCCACCTCTATACATCTTACATATTGGCTTACGAACATCTAGTCCATATAAGAAACCAATAACTTCATCATGGTTATCCCATGCGTATTCATCTGGCAACACAGCTTCAATAAGAACTCTGTTATAAGTTACATCATCTGTGTTATATTCACCAGTAATAGTTCTGGTGATTTGGTCAGGGAGTTTAACTTGTACCCTGAAATCAGAAGTAAATTTAGACATAGTTTCCAAGAAAGGCTCTACATAAGCTTCAGTTGAAAAATATGCTCTCTCTTTAATTCTTGTTGCCTTTCCTTGTAGTAATTCGTCTAATGTTATTTCCATACATCATTTTCATTGCAGTAATATACGCCCATCTAGCATATTTCCATTCTCATCTACAATAGAATAATCACAAGCAGCTGGTGTATTACCAAAGTTCTTGTGAATCCATTCTGAACTACCGAATAAAGAGCCCACTGATTTATAAGTAAACCTCCTACCATAAGTAGTTGCGGACTGATGTAAATCGCCCTTTACGAAGACTACATTGCCTTTAATTCCTTTGTTATCAATATACTCATTGATAAAGTTCTCTGTCTTGACATCTAATGTCAGCGGTAAGTTCTTAAACATGTCCTTGTTATCCTTACCATGACACAGAATATAGGTAGTAGTTCCTAACGTGAACTCACCTATGAACTTCTCAAAGATTGTAGCTTCAATATCCATACTTTGTAAGATATATTGAAGTGCAATATTAGCAGAATATCCGAAATCTCCATCATGGTTTGATTCTCCAACACAATAATAGGATAGACCACCACAAGGCAGCTCTTCTACTATAGAAGTCATAAACTTAGTCATTACTTCTATAAAGCACTTTAACTGTTCTTTATTGTTCATATTCTGAGCCAACTGATGACCACCTCTTGTAGTTTGACCATCATATCCATCTAAGGAATCTCCTAGATTACACACAATTATGTTAGTGAAGTTACCAAACATTAAAGATTCTCTCTTTAACTGGTCTACCAACTTACTAAGTCTAGCTTCAACTTCCTCTTGGTCATAATTATTAGCATAGATAGAATATCCAGACACAGATGCACCAATATGCATATCAGATAACCAAATAATCAAATCTCTATCTTCCCTACCTTTAACAACAGGAGTAAATTTAGGTAGATTTGATACATCAATACCTTCCAACATTCCAGACATATCCTGGAGCTGTTCTTTAAGGTCTTGATTCTCTTTCATGTACTTCCTAAGCTGGGACTCAGTATGCTTAATCTTCTCAGCCTCATAGCTTCTTAAGAAGTCATTCTCTTTCTCCCTAAACTGCATTTCTAACAGCTTATCCTTCTCATTCTCTTCAATTACATGAGGAGCAAAAGGAGCTGATGCCCTAGTAATGCTAAATGCTCTAAGTATTCTCTTAAAGTCAGCGAGAGAATAATCTGGGAAGAATCTTGATACCTCCCTTTGTGTAATACCACTACCATAGTTAGAATACAATCTATAAACCATGTTCATTTCATCCCTATTGAATGAACCTAGTATAGGTTGCTTGTCTCTTACATAGATAGTGAATAAATATTTAACTATTTTGCCTTCTTCATCCCTTTCAATAGTAACCTTAGATGTATCATCCGAATCTAATTCAGAGTCACTATAAACAACTTCATTCCCGAATAAATCTGGAGTAGGTTCTTTCTTAGTAGCTCTAAGTCTAGGTCTAGCATCAATCTGCCTAAACAAATCCATAATAACATTATAATCTTCATCAGAGATTGTTCCAGCTTCTTTAGCTTGTTCTACAGCTTTCCTCTTCATACAGAAGTAGCTGGTAGGTAGACCTATCTTCTCAGAATAGGCATTCATACTAATGTTATCTGCGATTACCGTTTTAAGGTGATTAGTAAGTTTAATAATAGTTTGTTCCTTCATCGTTAGATGTTTAAAATTAGATAGCAGTTACGCCTTTAAAATACATCATCTTGGTAGTTGGCAATCTATTACAAAAAAAAATAAGGGACTACCTTATTTTCATAAGATAATCCCTTTGATATTTAAAGTTGTAGAAGTCTATTAGGCTTCAACTCCAAAGCAGATGTAAGTTCCTTGTTTAGCACTCTTAGAAGGAGTGTACTTAACTTCAAATGCACCAACTTCACCCTCAACTACATCCTTGATGTATTTGCAGAAGATGTCGCCTTTGTAATCTTTCTTAGTGTACAATTCCTTAGCTACTTCTTTAGCCTTGTTCTTTGTCTCGAAGTTAGTGAATAGAATTTCACCAGTTGCAGGGTTAATACCTTGATAACCAGTTTTATACCTTCTCTTACCCTTCTCGTTCTTAATATCCTTTACGGTATAAGGACGCTCACGTGTATCAGCAGAACCTGCTTCAAATGTGATTGAACAACCAATACCAGCAGCATACTTAGTGTGCTTTGCTAGGTACTCTGCACAGAACTCTTTCAACGCTTTCTCAGCGATTGGTTTACCAGCAGTTTTCCATGCCTGAGTTGCGTCACGGATTACTTGGAATGGTGCTTCTGCGATAGCTTCTTGTTTAGTGAAACCTTTTACTTCTACTTTCTTAAAATTCATTGCTTGCATAATTCAAAATTGTTTAAACATTATTTCATACGTCTAATCTTGTAACTTTCTATAGTACAAAGATACTACTTTAAATCAGATTGACCAAGTAGTCTTAGTATTAAATAATCTAAAATTTGAATTATCATCTCTATACTTCCTTCGGAAATCGTGATACAAAGATACTACATTTCTTTTATCCCAACAATCAGTTTGACTTAAAAAGTGTTAATTGGTTGTATGAGATAAAATTGACCTAACTGTTGCATTATTGGTCATTGTAGTTAGAGTGTCATAACTCTCTTCGTAGAACAAATCCTCTCCATTCCTGGACGCAATATCTACATTCTGTAAGATTTGTTGGAACCTCCATTGAGGAAACTTCTCCACCAACTCGGATAGAATCTCAACAATCCTTTGATTTGACTCATACCTTTGAGCAACCTTATCGCCCCAAGATATTCTTACTTCTTCGGCCATTAGAAAGGTAAATAAGTGTGTAGAATTTCCTTAATCTTCTTAACCATTTCCTTAGATGATTTCATATCAAAGGTTAGGAACTCATTACAGTGCTTCATCATGTCTGTACAGACAACAGACAGTCCTCTAATGAATTTTAAGTCATGTTGTGACTCTTCCCCATCAATAATCTTCATTATTACGAGATAACAAGTTGCATCGGGATTCTTAATCCTTGCTTGCTTAGTAAGGAAACAAATAAGGGATATGAGTGCAAACTTACTCCCAATATCACAATTTAAGTTACCCAAACTATAATATTCTCTGTAATAATTTTCAAGGTCTTGGTAAGATGGTTCCCATGCTTCCATAAGAAAAGATTCAGTCATATAGTTCGCAGTATGCTACTCTCTGCAGCAAATCTTTAAATTCTAAGAAACCTTTACGAATTTCACCATTAGTTACTCTAAATACTCCAGCTCTATAGTCTGGAACAGTACATACTAATAGCATATTCGCCATCAGACTAGAAGGCTTTATATTGTATTGCTTCTCTACGTAAGAACGTAGCATCCAAGCGTACATTGCCATCTGTCTATTATAATGGTATTTCTTGAACGAATCACCAAAGTCAATCAACCAATGCCCAGTGGTCTTAAGGTCATTAAGAACTACTTCATTAGTTTCAATATCAATGGTGAAATTATCTAGCTTACCTTTAAGTTTAAGGATTGTCTCCTTACCCTCATGTTCAGCCTTCACATCCATAAATAGAGCTGCTTCATTCATGGAGATAGGCTCCTCGAATACTCCTTTTGGATGTAATAAATCCTGTACCTCTTTATTAGCCTCAACAGATGCTAAACAAAGCTGTAACTTCTCTCTTGACTTGGGGTCTAAATAGATTGGCTCAATCTCTGAGTTATTATGCTCAGATTCCCAATCCCTTCTGTCCCACCAATAGTTAATGCATTTGTCCTTAACATTCTCAATCTTAATACTATCCATTTTTCCTTTATAGTAGTCAATCTTATCTGATGCAGCTATAATATCCTTATCGGATACAACACCCTTATTACTAAGGAATGTCTTGTATAACTCATCTGCCATAGCTCCCATCTTAGCAGTGGGTCTATCGACATTATTAACTACTGCAAATTCTTTAGGTTGTAGTACTAATTCATGGACTGCTGAACCAAACACAAGAGAGTCAGAATATTTAGGATGTTTGCTTAGTCCCTCTTTATAAATTTGAGGACTTCCGTCTTGGTCTGGATTTATTAATGCAAGTTTTGAGTTGCTTATATATCCTGCCCATTTATCACTAAAATATTCTTCGTCACTCATCTCAATGAGTTGTATAGTGTCAAGAAGTGGTATCAGTTTTACATTTCTATGCATATTTCTTCATAAACAGATATGAGTCAATTATCTCATCCTTATTTAGTGAGAATACTTTAAACATAGGAAAGTCTGCTGTCCTTTCTGTATGGAACAACAATGCTGGTAGCCCAGACTTTTGACATTTTAACACATTAGATAGTGAATCATCAATAAAAATATCCACTCTACCTTTAATCATATCAGCTTTGTTACCATGCTGATAAATCATTTGATAGACTGGTCTGTCAGGGAATCCATTACGTCTTAACCATTCCTTAGTCCATGCCTTATTGTTTACTCGCTTAGTGCAATACAATTCAGGTATGAAGTCTGGTCTGCTCTTAACCTCAAGATTCAACCAAAAATCTCTGTCTTTACTTAAAATCTGCTGTACATTACGTGTTATAATGTGGTCTTCCAGCATTTTAGGGTTATTGTCTGTATCGAAGTACTTACAATATGCTCCCCAAAAGTCTGCAAGACAATCGTCAATATCAAGCCCTATTCTTAAACCTATGTTCATTGTTAATCTCCTTTTAATGACTTAGAATTCTTCTATGTCATAGATGTTTCCAATTACTATATCTGCTTGAGTGTTTAGAATAGTGATTAAATCCTCCCAATCGGATGGAATATCAATATCCTCATAATCTTCTGTAAAAGCATTAATAAACTTCTGCTGAGCATCAGAGAAGTTCCTTGCACGCACCTTCTCAATCCAGCAATGACCATCCCCATAACATGGGAGTAGGTAAGTTGTCATCGAATGTTATGCTTAATTTTAAGTTTTCTTTTATCTTCATCTGTGAGTATAGTCTTTCCTCTACCTACGTGCCACTTATGACATACGCTACACTTATAAGCCTGTCTTTTATGTATAGTCTTATCCTGCACATTGATAACCATAGCAGCATGGATAGCTTCCTTCTCGGTTTCATATGTAGTCTTATTCCTATACACTGGTTCCTTAGTTTCTGGGCTAATATAGAATAAGGTTTGGTGCTCACCCATATTAACACTGGCTACAATAGGAGGTAGTTCAACTAGCTTTAGTATATAACGCTTATCATCGTCAGTGGCTACAAATAGTTTACCATCTTCCCTAGAGATAGATTGTATTCTATCTGTATTGAAAGGGAATAGACTCTTCACATATGCTAACAAACTCACATCAGTTGTTGTCATACGTGAATAACTTTTATAGGTGTCAGATTAAAAGAACTCGGAGTTATTTGTACCTTATCCT